ACGCTTTCAAACTTAGATTTGTGGAATACTTTACGGCGAAAAAATCCATATTTGTTTCGTGCTATCGGTATGCAGGATGGCTCGGAAATTGTCAAAGAATTACTTCAAGCATATATGTCATCATCAGTTGACACTCCCCAGCCTAAAGGCGTGGGGATTCTTCGTTCTACGAGCTGACTTGCTCAGGCAGGATTTCTCCAGCGCAAAAGTAGAGGTCAATTCTCCCGAAGCGTTACTTGCATCTAGTGCAAAAGTTCCGGTATGCCCCTCATTACCATCATTATAAAATAAGACACTGCCAACTCCAATTTGTTCAACAAAACGACACCCAAAGCAAATGTAAAATATCGGAATATTTGTTAAATCAGAACCCAAAAGACAAACTTATTTATCGCAGTTTGGACAAAAACTATTATCTGTTTGACTAAGAAAATATACTGACTTGCTCATTTTACTTCTCCGAATCAACATCAACGATCGCCAGTCGATTCAAAAACAACTGGCGATTTTGTATTACAACTTTCCCGGCTTCCGTAATTCGATAATACTTCCGCCGCACCCCTTCTAATTCATTCCCCCATCTTGAAATTATCCAGCCTTTTTGTTCTAATTTTCTAAGAGCTGGATAAAGCGCGTCAGATTGATAATTGGTTGTATTGTCTGTTTTTTCACAGATCAAACGAGATATCTCCAAGCCGTACAAATCTTGATCGTACAAACTGCGAAGCAAGGCTTCTTCCTTAATTGTTATATCGAGAACCTTGACATTGGTCATAATGCACGACATACGTAATAAATTCCAATATAAGTCAATATATCGTCAGTAGTAACTTTTTGCAATTTTTTCGTCCGTTTAAAAATAAAGGTACTAACCTCAAAGATAGAAATTTTAATACTTTGCACAATGACTCCGACCGCTGGTAATCCCAGTTTTCCGGCAGATGCAGTCACTATAGACTCCATCAGCCCAGCCTCTTCAGGCAAACTAGCCAACGCTATTCCAGTCAAAGAAGTTCGATTGTCAACCGTTAAATACGGCGACTTCAGTCCCGAAAGCCTTCCAACGCTACCGTTTGGGCTTTATTGCCAACCTACAGAAGACGGATCGACAGAAAGACTGCGAGATTACACGCTAGCAGACAATATCGATACAGGAGCCTATAACGGTCTGCTATCGAGAATGATGGAAAGGCAGAAACTGTCGCTCCAGCGAGTCGTGAAGATCGCATCAAGTTTCCTCGCAAAAGCTGTAACGCATTTTGGAAAATACCCGATCGCCGACATTGCAAAAAAAATGAGCGTCTCCACCGAAATGCTCATTGAACGGATGTACCGGGAAGATGTCGTCACTTTGATTTATGCCTGCCGGCTGAAAGTTGTGGGTTCCGCCTGTGCTTTCCAAGGCGACATAAAACCGGAACAGCAGCCGAGGACGCCATTTGATTACGCGATCGACACCGAATGCGGTTGTGAGGATGCAAAGCGGATCAAACATGACCCGCGAGAGACGGGAGAATATTCCTTGCGACTGGTGGAAATGAAACTGTACGAAACCGACTCGATAGCCAAACCAGTTTTTGAGATTGCACTGCCGCGCGGGTTTTCTGATGGAGGTTCCACAAAAATTACTAAGTTTTTTGTGGAGCCGTTGAAATGGTTTCAGGTAGGAGAGGTTGCAAACCAGGAACAAGAAGGTAGCAGCGAGTTCAAAGTTATGCACGAGATGATCGTTGCCGTACCCGAAAGCGAAATCTACGGGCAGTCCAAAAACTCTAGACCTTTCGGCAAGGAACTTTACAATGCAATGTCGATCGCCGACATTAAAGCGGTACTAATGGGCTTAAAACCTTTATTAGACATAGGACCTGCTCAAACGTTCCAAATTTTCTGCTATCACTGCCAAAAAAACGTGCAGCACCAAATCCCCTGGCCGCAGCTTTCTCAGTTCATTTATGGTTCCGACGAGTTGACGAGCTGATGAACAACTCTTTTCGGTTTAATGCAGTATGGGATCAAATAGCCCGAGTTGAAGAGGAATTCAAAAAAAATACCAAAAACGACTCGACTACAAAAGGGGAAATCTCGGTTGTCATGCGGGAGGATACTCCCAATGCCAAAATTAAAACTGTTTTTTACTCGTTTTTAACGGTAGAACTAGGGAAAAACCCCAGCAATCAACTGTTTGCAGAACTGCGGGCGATCGTGCAGCCTGCAATTCTAAACAGTATGCGAAATGTAGATACGGCAACGGAGATCCTCCTCGAACGCGAGAACAATTCGGTTTTTATTTCGACCACCACTCTAAAAATGTGGTTTGTTGATGTTCGGACAGCCGAATTAGTCGCTCAAAAAATTGGTCGCAGAAAAGAAGACTCTTTGGCAATCGCGCTAGAAAAATTGAAAGCTTCAGTTTCGCGTTTTGTAAACAACAACCATACTTTGGACGTTCACCTGAAAAATGGCAACCTCAGTACGATCAAGCGAATCAAACATTCTATCGATTTAGAAAAAGAGCTGGGTCTGCCAAGCCTAAAAAAAACTTTGCACGAAAATTTGTTTGAAAACCGCACTCAAAACCAGTGCGAGTTGACGGCCCTTTTTCGAGGCGGAAATTTTGAACGCTGCGAAAAAGCGAACCGCGAAGAGTTCAATTGTCGGGCTTGAGTCCTACCAAGGTATTGGTTCCTCGTCTTCATGTTTCTCGGTAATTGCAGCCTTCGCAGATTCAACTGTGGAGGCTTCTTTTTCAACAAATTCAGCAATATTAGCAGCCAAAATCTCTTCTGCCTTAGTCGGTTTGTCAAACTTCTTGTTGAGAAGCAATCGCGCTCTTTCCCGGGCTGCTAAACTTTCCGGCGTCGGTGCGTAAGGGTCTTCTGTTTCTTCTGCAACTGCGTCCCCGCCGGCAGCAAGCTGAAGTTCCGGCAGTGAATTTTCAACGCAGGCACTTGCATAAGTTGGAAGGTTGTTGGCGATCGCCCGTTGCTTCGGCACTCCCAACTCTACTTGCCGCGTCGCATCCTCAATCGCCCGCTCCAATCCCAATTTCACAGCATTCGCCACCGCCGCCACAACTGGCAATCTCCGCAACTGCCCCGCTGCATTTTTGGCCGCTTCTGTCGTCGTCGCGCCGACTTTGTTGATGCAGTCCTGGGCGATCGCCTCAGCTACCACCCGTTCCGGTGCTCCCCGCAACCTGAAGCCGGGGGGAACTAAGCGGCTGCCCAATTCCTCGCCGGCGGTAAACTCATCCCACAGCAGGGCCACGCTGGCTTCAGGTGTTTTCGACTTAGACTCGCGCATTACCCAGTTGGCATACCCCTCGGGGCAATCGATGTCTGTCCGCTGGTAGCAATACTCCAATAACCTCTCAAAAAACAATTTCCGCTCAACCGAACTCGACAGCACGGAACATTTATCCTTTTCAAAGATTTCATTTTTTTGCCAGGGTTCAGAAACTACCTTTGCTTCTAGCAGACCATCTTCAGGCAACCTCTTCTCTTGTTCGAGTTCTTTTTTTGTTTCTAAAAATTTATCAATAGTTCCGCCCGCTTCTCCGGGAGAGATTTCTTGAAAGACTTTTTCTGAAGATGTATTTTGATATGATTTGCGCTCAGACGCGAGATCGATGCGATCGTTTTCGGGCGATCGATTTGGCGGTTTTGCACAAATCGAGAGTTGTGCGGGTTCTAGCAGCTCAGCTAGCTTCTTATAGTTCACCGAATAGTATTTGCACTGATCCCAAGTATGAGCTCGAAGTTGGCGTACAACGATCAAGCCCAATCCCTCAAGTCGAGCAAATATGCGGCGGAGTTTGTGGGCGGTTAACCAGGGGAAGTTGCTGAGCCAGTCTATTTTCTTGCCGTGGGACTTGCTCAGTTTGCGCGGGTCTGTACAGGCGATCGGATTTCGGATCATCTTTAGTCCGTCAGGGGCGATCGTGCCGCTCATCGCCGGGTTCTCGACGCACCACTGAAGTTTGTTGAAAATTACTGCTTCGTCGAGCCCGATGGCGGCCGCTAGGTCTGGGCAGAAAAATCCTAAGTCTTGCATGACACAAATACCACGAGTTTGGCTGACTCGCTCACGCTTTAGACTATCCCTCGCAAATCGCTGATTTTCTTGAAAAACTTGACTTTTGTGAAATCGTGCTATAATCAGCTTAGAGTTTTTCGCTTGAGAGATAGCGTTTTCTGAACCGTGAACGTTATTTAGAGGAGCCCCGCTAGTCGAATAGCGGGGCTTCTTGTTTTGATGATATCACAGGTTTGCCGGATAGCTGTAGATTTTGCCTGTGGACGGGGCGATCGGGACAATCCAGAATCCAGAATCCAATGACCAATGACCAAACTTCTTGTTGATCGCCCGATCGCCCGCCCCACAAACCCGCACAACTAAATTCAAGTAGAATGTTATTGAGCGCAATTAGTGAACTCTCTGGGTGACAATATACATTTAAAATAGAAACTTCTTTTTTTTGTATATTATTTTTATGGCTACTCCCAAACTGACCGTCAAAGAACGCATCGAAGCTCATATTATCTCAAAAGATGATTGCTGGATAACTGACTACAAACCTGACTCGGCTGGTAGATCCAGGATTATGATCGACGGAAAATTTTGTATACTCGCTCGTGTAGTCTACAAGATATACAAAGACGACCTCCCTGGAAATCGATTTGTCTGTCACAGGTGTGACAACCTACTTTGCATCAATCCCGATCATCTTTACCTAGGCAAAAATAGACGAAATCAAACGACGAATTCGGCGACAAGTGGTTCTAAACTTAGTGAAGTCGAGGTCAAGCGGATTAGAGACTTGTTGGTTGAAGGGAAACTTACATTCAAACAAATTGCCAAGATGTTTGGGGTTTCTTGTCAAACAATCCGACGTATTAATAACGGAGAATCTTGGACTCAGGTGGAAGGAATAGGGTTAAAAATAAAAACAAAAAGAACAGGTAGTATCAAGCTTGACAACACTAAGGTTGCGGAAATTAAAGATCTTTTGGTTGAAGAGAAGTTTACGATGAAACAAATTGGTGAAATTTTTAATGTTTCTCCTCAAACTATTGGACTTATCAATAAAAGTGGAAGTTCGACTAATATAGAAGGAGTTGGATCTAGAATAAGAGGTTCTAGGCAGTCTAATAATAACATTAAATTGAACGTAGACCAAGTTAAAGAGATTCGAGATTTATTAATCGAAGGAAACATGACGTTCAAAGAGATTGGAGAGAAGTTTGGTGTTTCTAGTCAGACTATTTATCTTATCAATATAGGGAAAATTTGGACTAACGTAGAAGGGATTGGATCGAAATTAAGAACAAAAAAGTAATGCCGAATTGCTGTTAGGGACGATCGCCCGCAGCCTCAAATTCTGCCTAGCTGAACATTACCCACTGAACACAAGCAAATTTAAACCTTATGCCAGTAAAAGGATTTCGGCAGCTCCGCATTCCGACGCGCACTTTTGAAGTAGAGTTTAAACACCGTCCGCCGGATGACGCCACGGGCGATCGGGAGGTGTTAAAAAAGACCGAGCAGATACAAGTTCCGGATGTTGGTAATCGGGAGTGGGAAAAACGCTGGGCGATGATGACAGTATGGAATACTTTTTCCGATCCGGAAGCGAAAGAACTTGAAATCAACCAGGCTTTCATTTTTTCTAAGGGTTTCCGGAAATTGATTTTTCGGATTGAGCTTAATCCTTTCACGGACGAAGAAGCGCACAAGTTGGATGTGCCGGCGCAGCGAGAGTATGATGAGTGGCTGGCGGCGGTGCGGAAACAGTTCAAGAAGCGCTATGGTGTCGAACTCGACGATTGGATGGACGGTTGATCGCCCGCCGATCATTCTAGTAGAACCGGAGATTTGTGCTAGCCTCGGTCAGAAGTTTCATTGACGGGTGTTCCGCACGTTATTTTTTATATACTCAAAAAATATGCCTCAAGTAGTATTAAGCGACAGATATTTAGCTGCAAGAAAGTCGGCTGCAAAACGGCTTGGAATACCGATTGAAGACTATTTAGAAAAGATCAATCTAAACCTGAAATGGTGTTCAGTTTGTCAATCGTGGCAGAACATTCACAATTTCAACCAAAACAGAAGCGCGCACGACGACAAAGATAAGATTTGTAGGGAATGTCGGCGATCGTTTGACAAAGCTAGGTACAAACCTGTCGAACAGCGGAAACCGGGTCGCTCTAAACCGTCAAGAGATGGTGACAAGCGGCAAGCCAGAAACAAGGTGAATTATGCTGTAGCTTGTAGAAAGATCCCCGCTGCCAAAACTTTGTCTTGTTTTGATTGCGGGCATATTGGGGGCGATCGCAAGCATGAATACGATCACTACAAAGGTTACGCTGGCGTCAACCATTTAGACGTTCAATGCGTCTGTGTGCCGTGTCACGTAAAAAGAGAGAAACAGCGATTACTTCTTTCACAAAATTTATTTGTTTAAAATTTAGCGACGAACTGAAATAACTTTAATTCGTCGCTGTAAAACATTGTTGCCGTCGCCGGATTTGCCGATTTTAATTTATTCTTGAACTTGTTATTATTGTTTCAAGAGTTTTGTCGTTTGCTTTTTTCATAGCGGGTTTTGGCGAATTTTGTTGGATTTTTTGATTTTGGTAAGCGAACTATGCGCTTTTCCGATAAATATATTACTAGGTACAAATAAGTGTGTCAAGCAATTTGAACGCTGATTGAACCGATCGCCCGGGTTTGTTTTGGGTTGCGGGCGATCGGTGTTACAATGCTGATTACCAGACAACCGACAAAGCCAACCGAAATCAGAAACCCGCAAGATTGAGAGACTGCGGGTTTTTTATGGATGGGCGATCGTCCGTCCTGTATCGTCAATAATCTGATTGCCCGGAGCTAATTCTTTTTCATCGTTTAATGTGTGGTTTTGTTTCATCTAGCGGAGACAAATGTCTAATTTTGTCTCTTGTGGGCATTGTATGCGTTTAGAACCATTCTTGGTCTTTAAGCGATATTGGGTGGGCGAGGTCAAAGTTTCGAGGTTTTCATTTGTCTTCTTTATCAAAAATCTGGGTTTAAAACCCTGTCCTTCTAGGACGGCTTTAATTTCTTAAATCCCTTCCTAAAAGTCAGGAAATTTCTAGTATACTAGAGTAGTCAAGGTTAAACTCCTGTGCCATCGTGAAACAGGACATGAGACACACTTTTAGGCATAAATTGTTGGACGCAGAGCAGCGAAAACTCTTTAAACAGCTAGAGGCTGAATTCAGTAAGCCTTAAACCAGCAAAAACAAACTATTTAGAGACGTTCTGGCAGAACGTCTGTACAGTAGGGTAGGGCATACCCAAACTCTAGATAAATATTCTAGTACGCTTTTGGAGATAGACCCGCTGGGATTGTCTAAGTTAGGCTCGATACTTGGTTCAATTGAACGGGTATTTGGTTTAAGTAATGCCGTAAGGATAGTCAATTTTAAGGTCAGTCGCTGAATTAAAAATCCCCACGCCTTTAGGCTGGGGAGTGTCAAGTTGTGAATTATTTGTTGATTACCATATCTCTTTGCCAACGGGAGAACCCCAATCTGTTTCTGAGTGCATATTTTCTGCCGTAACTCCCTCCATTAGCTGTTCTAGTGTTGGGGGCTTTTTTATTTCATCTTCACTTTTCTCTGAATTTTTACTCAAGATTTGAACATCTAGGATGGGAAAATCGCTTAATTTTTTTAAATCTTCTGATTTGATGGAAGATACAAGTTGTTCAATATACTCTTGAGAACCCTCTACTGTTAAGAGGACGCTGTTTTCCTCAGTATTAGGTAATGACTGACATAGATGTGGTTGTTTTAAATCACTGCTGTGTGTCGTAGATTCAACCGTGCAGGCAATAATTTCGACAATCAAATTGTCAAGCTCGTCTCCGACTTTCCATTCATGCAAATCATCTTCTATTTTGTCGATCGCGTCTTGCAGTTCACGGGAAGCAGCATCTTCGGAAATAAGGTTGTAAATTTTACGGGGGTAATCGTCGTCCTGGTAGAAATTCTCGGAGTCTTGCAACGCTTCTTTGGTGAATTTTACCAACTTTTTAACAAAATCGCTTGCTAACTCGTCAATACTTCCGCAGTTATGGAACTTAAAAGCTGCTATTGTGTCAGCTAGTTTTTTGCTGATTAACACGCCGCTGTCGTTGAGCAATTTTACGATTTTCATTTGGTTTTGATTTGTAAAGTTATTTTTTATAATATACTTTAGGCCGAGTGAGTGTCAACGACACAAGCGGTGAATTGGCGATGACTATGCAGTCGAGAATGCAGACGGCAGTTTTCACCGCTGCAATCGCCCAAGGGGATGGTCGAAATTCGGAATCAAAAGTATTCCGAAAGGGTGGGAGTATTGGAATTCGGATAACGACGACGATCGTGCTTGTTATACGTGGAAAAAATATACCTGTTTTGAAAAGTGAGCGATCGTCAAAAACCTGCCCCGTGCTTTTTTTTAAAGCACGGGGCAGGTTTAAGTTTTTGGGCGATTGCGAAGTTATCGTGAACTCTACTAATTAGAAACAGAGTTCATTGAAATTGCCAGAGACAAGAATCTCCGCTAATTCTTCACAAAAACCCAGAGACTGCGATCGCACTAGCTCCAAAAATTTATTGTTATCTTGACTACTTTCTTTCCAAAGTTTTGATAAGTGCTTAGCCTGCTGAATAAACTCCAAAAAATAGTCGGTATCGGTTGGATCAATCCGAAGCCCGATCGCCCTTTCGGTTTCAAGTATTTGGGTATAGCGGACGATCGCCTGAGAGATTGTTTTGCAATCGTCGTACTCGCCTTGCATTTCCTGAGCATCTTTGAGCCAGTGGTTGACATAATCGCTTGTAGTTAGAGTTGCCATATTCAAGTTTTTGTTTTGTGGTAATCTGACATCTATTACTATGCTAGCGTATATCATGTAATATGTAATGTCAAGGTAATAGCGTGGAAACTAAGCAAAAGCGGTACAAGCGGACGGAAAAAGGAAAACAAGCGCAGCAAACGGCGATCGTTGCCTACAGGTGCAGGCGGGTCAAATGGGAAGTTTGGTTGGATACGGATTTGTCAACCGCGCTAGAAGCCTCAATCCCAGACGGGGTAAGCAAAGCGGACTATTTAAGGAAAATCTTTCAAAATCACCTTGACAGTGTATCTTGCATGGTAGATACTACGAGTAGAGAAACACAAAGCAAAAAGCAAATTCTATGAGCAAAGATTGGTTACATCTTCCATCGCTAGGCAGGACGATCGACATGAATCTCGTTTCTGATATTTGTTGGAATGAACAGAGTATATACGACAAAAGGTTTCGCACCTTAGTCTATTTAGGTACAAGTATCGGCGTTGGAGAAGAGTACGGTATTGAACGTCCGCATCTATCAATCTTTGACGACGAAGACCGGAAAAAGCTTTACGCTAAGTTCCCAGGTATTCCAATCGATCTTCTGTTTAACGAAGCACCACTTTCCAGTGAAGCGCTGTCCAACAAAGTTGTGACAGGTGAAGAGGTTCCTGATACAGACCCTGTTCTTTTCTAGAATCGATATTGGGGGCGCGCATCCTACACGCGAGTAAACACACACAACTAAAAAACAATGACTGACTCAAAAATGACTGACTTGATTGCTCAATCTGAATCTAAAATTGCTACGCTTCAGAACCAACTCGATCAATTACAAGAGCGTCACGATTTGCTGAAAGCTACTGAAACAATGCACAAATCTGTTCTCTGGCAGGTTGGGCGGACGATTGAAATGCTAAACAAACTTAGTCCAGATCAAGTTGCAATTTTCAAAAGTGAAATTGACGCAAAGTTTGAAGCGGCGGAATGGCGATCAAAGTGGGATGCTAGAATTGGAGAGATGGTATTACACGAACCCAATTCTGTAGAAGCGTTTGCAGCACCTAGCGATTACGTTAAAATCAATAAGAAACTTAATCTGGATTTTGATGCAATTGAAAATGTTGCTGCAATTTTCGGAGAGCGCGTCAAACAGTACCGACAATTTTTGCTTATTCAAAAAGAACTTGTGGCGATCGGGATTAAGTTTGACAAGTTAATTTCTAATTTCGATGATTTAAAAAGTTGGCAATTAGACTGGCATGGCAAAAAAGCTGGATTGTTTTGGACAGTTGGTGCAGGCTGGAGTATAGATCCGCTTAGACTTGGTGGTAAACTCACAGGACAATGGGAAAATTTTGATTTATATCGACAATTAGAATGCAATGGGATTGACTTAGATTCAAAAGATGAAGAGTTAGTAGTTTAGAGGCGAGCTCGGGGTCGCGCATCGTACACGCGAGATTTAGTTATCTAAAAATGCAAAAAATAGAGAGACAATATGACTAACTTCGTTGAACTTTTGATTGAAAACTTACAGCTACGTGTAAAAAAAGAATGTCTGAAGATAGAAAAGGAAAGTATAAAGGCGGAAACAGAACGATTGACTAAAAAATTAGAGCGTATGAAGGCATTAAGAGTTGAAATGTACGACGCATTTAAACATGATCGCCCGATCGGTACAATGCAAGAGGTAGGCAGAGAATCGTTAGCGTTCAACTGTGATGGTGTTCGTGGAACTATCCACATAGTGAAATACGTTGATAGTAGCGGCACTTCTTTCATGTACACAGAAGGGTTTGTCGAAAACGGTGACGTAGCCCCTAAATTGTTTTGGCTCGGATATGCTGTCTTTTTCTTGACTGAATGGCTGGTGCAACTAGGTTTTACCTCTGTACCCGATCGGTTTGTAAAACTTTGTGATCAAAACCCTAAATTTTTGGGTTTTGTTGTCCGGGAGTTTCAGCGGAGCGGCAAGACAAGGTGACAAACACATGAAAAATCGCAAATTAGTCGAGGTTAGAGTTTTTGAACCAGCAAAAAAGTCTTCCTTAGAAGAGGAAGTGAAATTAAACGGACGATACTCTCATCCCGATCGCCACCGATTCACTAATTGCTGGCAAAAACCTTTGCCCGGTGGAGCTGTTAGGTGCTGGCAAGTAGGTCGCCAAGGGCGCTGGGATTTTGCGGACGGCGTTTGTCTGAATTTTTTCGGTCGGTATCGCGCTGAGATTGTTGGGGAAATTTCGCGCGATCGGGAAGGCGAGGCAGACAGATTTGTTCTGGCGGGTACAGTACAGGCTAACTGCTCGACTGAATTGCCGCAGTAATCCATAGCAGAAATAGCTGATTCGGGCGATCGCCCACAACAAAAGCCCAGCAATTGTTTGCTGGGCTTTTTCGTGAAATATTGTGGGTACAAAGGCTTACTGCATGATGCAATTTGGCAGCGCTTTCTGAAACGAGCTTTTTTCCTCCGGGCTAATGTCATTTCCTGTGATGAAAAGCTCGGCTAAGTTGGGCAGCGAGCTTAATGGCTTGAGGCTCGTAATTTTATTATTTATAAGATCTAGCCGTGTTAGGTTGGTTAACGAACCTAACGGTGTAAGATCGACAATTTGATTGTCGTCAAGGTAAAGCCAAGTCAATCTCGTCAACGCTGCCAGTGGAGCGAGATTGACTATTTTATTTTTTCTCAGATCTAAATGTACCATTTTGGTTAGCGATGTCAGCGGGCTGAGATCGCTAATTTTATTACCTTTCAACCACAGACGATCTATTCGCGTGAGCTCGGTGAAAGGCGATAAATCTTCAATGCCTTTGTCTTCAGCAGCCACGTCCGTTAGGAGGACTATGTTAGAAATTTTTTCTAACTGTTCGGCGGTATATGCGGCAGGGTAAATGTATGTCATTAGATATATGGGTAGAAATCCATTTTGTTTTGATGGTATCACAAGTTGTGGTGATACGCAAACAAAAGCCCCTCAGCTAAAAGCTGAAAGGCTTTTGGGATTGATTCAATATTAATAGCTATCGATCTCTACCCAATCATTAGAATCGATCGTCTGTAACCACAATAAAAAGCAAGGGAGATCGAACGCATCTGGATTGTACCGATTAATCATGAAATTGCCCGGTATTTCTACACGTGGGTTGACGTAGTATTTTACCAGATTTCCATCATTTTCCTTGTCCAGAAGACAGTAAATCCATCACATTCCATTGAGATACTTTCTAATCTGATTTCATGTTTTATTTGTGTCTGTAATCTTTGAACTGTTTCAAGAGTTTCAGAAAGTTTAGCTTGACTGGGTGGGATGAATTCATTGATTTTATTGATTGTGCTGTGTGTTCCAAAAATGAGCTAGTACCCGAGCTTCTTCCCGCCATTGTGCTGCTATACTGTACATTCGGCGCGGTCGCCCGCGCCCTTCTGTTTTTTTCCAGTAGGCGATCGTTATCCCTTCTTTCTCAAGAAAAATTAACGCACTATAAAGTACCGTATCCGAAAGACGATAAGTAGGAAAATTTTCTTCCAAGTGACTCGTCAATTCCGTTCCATAGGAATCCCTTTGTAACAAGACCGAGAGAATGTAGCATACCGCCTGTTCCTTGTTCAAATAGGTAGGGGGCGGAGATTGGAAAAAATTACGAACACTTGCTAAAGTAAGCCCTGATATCGCTAATTGATTTTCGATGTTTTTGCGTGTCATTGTTTTTGTTGATTTTTACTATTTAAGCTTAGCACAATAAAACCTGTAAAGGTTTATTTAGATCGCCAAATTGTTTCAACTTGACAACAAATTTTGACTTAGTATCTCTTGCGCGATCGCCTCCACCACCGATACACAAACCGAATTCCCAATTTGCTTGTAACTTTCGCCCGTACTAGGATACACGCGATATTTTTTGTTTTAAATTGGATTTCAGTACCCCCCTCAAAGGGGTGTACTGATACAGCTTCTACATTAGGGATAATTCGGATCAAGCAATTTTGCAAAAAGCTAAAATTATTCGGCGCATTTTCAGAAATATAACTAAGTACATTACACAAATAGCCACCATCGCTTTGAACTTGTTCCTGATCAACACTCCAAGGAATTGTCTTAACATTTTTACTAAGATCTGCAAAACTGAGTTTGTGGTAAGACCCACTAAATTCAAGCGCTATAGTTTTCAAGACGTAAGTTTTGCCCGAACAGTTCTGCCCTACGATTGCGTTCAGTTGCGATCCATCAAGATCTAGTGTTATCTCTTGTTTGTCCTTGAAAGAAGTGTTTAACCTGTTTAGGATTTTCATTTTGATACCAAATAAAGTTTAAATTGCTATTCCGATCGCCCACTTTTTCAATTTTCCAAAAACTTTTCAGCAGCTAGCCAAGCTTTTTCGGGAGTTGGATGCGGTGCGCTCAATGTCCGATCACCCGCGTCCGCTCCAAAATCGTAATGAAAAGATCCGGGTGATCTGACTCGAAAACTCCAGCCTTCCGATCGATACACCTCTAGTCACTAATTTATCATGGGATATTCGTGGAAAACGAATACATATACCCATCATTGCGGTGGATTGACTTGCAGTATTTATATACTTGGTGATCGACTGAAGTTCGCCAAACTGAAATTCCCATTTAGAAAATGCTGTGAAGTAAATCATTTTTAGCTATTTTTAACACCTAGTTTTGCTGAGATTTCTCGCTGTAGAACTTTTCTAAATGCTATTTCGATATTACAAACTCGATCTTTGACCATCTTTAATAGAGGAAGCGAGTTAATTCTAATCTCTGCGGTGTTATTCGTAAAATCAACGAGGCGACCGTGCTGTCTCAATAATGCCTGCGTTCCGTAGGGTCTAACCTCGTTTAAGGCTTTACTCCACAAGCGGTGTAACTCGATCGCGCTTAACGGCTTACTTTCTTCGTTGGCTTCCTGATACTTGAGCCGGGCCCACTTGGTTGAATGACCCAGTTTTTTGGCTAAGTATCGCCAAGTACCGAGAGAAATTTCCGATCGCCACTCTTTGCTTTTTTCTATAAATTGATGGTAGACCCAAGCAATTGGATACTCAAGGCGTCGGCAGTTAGCCAATAAATCATCAATTATTGCAATGTGTGCTGGGTTGGGTGTTAAATCGATCTCTTTGTCTTTGTCATTTGCGTTTAAAACTGGCTTTGGTTTGTCCGCTCCACCGCTACCTACTTTGAACGTGTTTTCAGTTAGACAGTTTGGACAAAGACATTTTAGATCGGGAATCTCGTGCGACAGCGGCTTGAAGATGTGAGAACACGACTCGCACACAGCGTGCAGGAACCGTTTAGCTTCTATCCCGAGGCTTTGAGGTTCCAGCGACCATTCTCTTTCTTCGTCTGGCAGTCCCAGCGATTCCCAGCTTTTACCATGGTCGATGATTGTGGCAAAAGTCTTGCCGTCTGCCAGTCTCAGTCCGCGACCGACCATCTGGAGCCACAGGCTCAAGCTTTTTGTAGGTCGCACAATCTGAACAACTTCAATACCGGGAAGGTCGAAACCTTCCGAAATGATTCCGCAGTTGCAAAGTACGATCGTCTCCCCTGAGTCAAACCTGTGCAAAACATCCCGCCTATCGCCCGTTTCCGTTTCTCCATCTAAATGTTCCGCTGGAATTCCAGAAGCTTGAAAAGCTTCTGAATATTCGCGACTCCTAGCAACGTCTACGGCAAAAACTACCGTCCGCTTGCCACCTGCTCGTCGCTTCCATTCAGCTACTACGTCGTTTGGCTCTATTTGTTCGGCAACCGCTTCGCTCAATTTTTCAGCATTGAAGTCTCCACCGCTGCTTTTGATTTTGTTGGTATTGATTGTTTTGCCAGCTTGGTACAGCTTGTACGGAGATAGATATCCGCGATCAATCAGTTCCTTGGTGGACGGCCCGCAGATTAGTTATTGAAATAGATACTTAAATCCTTGACCGTCATTTCTGCACGGTGTTGCGGTGAATCCCAAGATTTTGGTATCGGGATATTTTTCTAAAACTTTTGTGTAGCTCTGGCTGCAAGCGTGGTGTGCTTCGTCAACGATCACCAAATCTGCTAGCGGTAGATATTGGCGGCGGGCGAGCGACTGGATCGACGCAATCTGTAAGTTGTAGAGAGGGTTTGGTTTGTATCCGTTTTTAATGATTCCCGCCGAAACCCCAGAAATAGCCTCCATTTTTTCTTGGGCTTGTAAAAGCAGTTCTTCCCTGTGGGCGATGACTAAAACACGCAGCCCGTTTTTTAAAAAAGGTGCGCTAATCGTCCCGAACGTAGGTGTTTTACCACCGCCAGTAGCGAGTTGCACCATAATGCAGCGAATATCATTTTCCCACAATTCGTTTACTTTGGCTTCTATTTCTTCTTGATAATTTCTCAGTTTGTACATTGTTCTTGTTTTGTGTTGGTTGACGATCGGACTAGGGACAAGATTATTTTTTTCAAGGATTGCCAATATCTTGTTTAGTTTGTCAATGTTTTTGCTGAAATAGTAACAATTGAACTGAACCGTCTTGATAAACGTGAGGCAACAGTTCGCTAGCGTTGGGTTCGTTTCCACTCCACTTGTTAGGGAATAACTTGTTGGATATCGCCTCTCGAATAAATTCCTCTTCCTCTGCATCGATTAAAAATACTTGCGGGGAATTCAACTCGATCGCCCGTTCGTTGATTTCTGATTGAATCGCTAAGATGCGATCGAGGAATCTGCTTCTTGCCTCTAACGTTAGCGGGCCTCTTCTATTGGGATTTGCTACTAGGGTTCCATCTTTTTTGCGTTCTTCTCCGTTTTTTTGCAGGCGGTTTTCAAACAGCCGCATTTCTTCATAAATAGGTTTTAGTTTCTTGAGCGGTGCTAGGTAACTCCATTTGTCCTGCGATACCAGTGCATCCAAAGCGGTATCCTTTTTAGTGAGCGGGCATCCAATGCACCCGGTTCGCGCATTTAATTCTTGAGCCTCGTCGCCTCCGTACACTTCAGCGACCGCATAAGTTGGGAATCCGTGTTCTAATTCTCCTGCTATTAACCATTCCCAGACTTGGCAGACGCGCCAATGCAGGATAGGGGCAAGCTTGTCGGTACGGTCGTAAGTGCCGTTTTGAAACCAACCTTGCCCGCACTCTGCACCGTTGATCGAGCAAGAAGTTAAGATGCGTCGATCGCGCACAGCGGATTCTCCGATCCGCACACCTGTAATCATCAATAAGCGATCACCTTCTGGCATAGCGTTTCTGATTTCTGCAAGTGCCTCGTCCATTGGGTTGACTTTTATTTTCTCAGTACACCAGCGGAAAGTCGAATTGTTTGGTGGAGTCACGCCCCGACCGAGGATGTAGGGAAGGAAACGTTTGGCGATCGGGGCTATAGCTATTTTTGTGTTAAAACCCCGTCGTTCAACCTCCCTGAGCATTGCCATTGCTGCTTCGTGTAGTGGCGGAAGCTCCAGTCGAGTGTCCGCGTAAATTACTGTGAGCGATCGGGGGCGCGGAACCTGCTTTGTTTCTATCAAGTGGAGAATTAAACTGACTGTTGCGCTTGAATCTTTGCCGCCACTGTAGGCGATCGCCACGTAGTTGTAACGGGTGAAATAATCTTTTAGGTATTCGGTGGTAATGGCGATCGCTTCTGATTGAGTTGTGCGATCGTTCTCAAAAAATGACAATTGTTGCTGTTTTTGCATCGTTGTATTTCCTTAATTAGTTTATGGGATTTGAAGTAACGCATCGACTTGTTTCTCGGTTAACTTCAAAAGCTGCTGCGGGGAAGTGATGCCAATCTCTTTTAATGAAGCAAGGGCGATCGCGCTTTCAAACTTTTTGGGTCGATCAACCCAAACTGCCACACCGTGATCTTTGCCTCGGTAGTAAGCATTGAAATCTTCTGATGATACCTGTGCAAAATTTTCAGTTTCGCTGCGGAGCTTGTCTATCCAGTATTGGGCGCGATGGCGCACCCTAACTTCGCCAATGACCTCGCCTACCGGGAGCGTGGCATAGATTAGCAGCCGATCGCCTGCTTTTAAGGATTGACCGAAACTTCCCTTGCGGAGTTCGACTGTTTTTGGGGTGGCGATCAAAAAAAACTTGTCTGCCCAGTTTGGTTTGACGGAAATCAGGTAGGTATCCATTATTTTTTCCCAAAGTAGGTTGTTTCGAGATCTTCGATGTCGAACGGTCTTCCATATTCCTCGAAGTAAAGCTTGTCGAATATTGCCCAAGCTTCAAGCCTGCCACACATTGGAGTATCTAGCTCTGCACATAGTTTTTTAAAACCTCTTTTATCCGAAGGATGAAGAAAAACATTCACTGTATCTTTACCTAGTGGTTTTGGCATTTTTGTGATTCTGGGTAGGACTATTGTGAGTATGCTACTTATGTTACCCACTTGTCAAGGATTCTTGGTTAAATGATTTACCCCTTGACACGGGTCGTACAAGTATGCGACTATTGGTTTAGTCTAACAAGTGGAGCAAATTATGTCTATCGATTGGAACAAATTTCGTCAAATAGCAAAGGCGCTAGTCAGGGCGGAAAGAGACGAAGAAGCGTCAACTATAAACGTATCAGAAACAATAAACGTGTGTACGGAAATCAAATGTCCCTGTGCTTACAGAGCTTCTTTGCAATCGTCGTCAGGATGCAGTAAATACTCAGACGCGCATCAGTGTCATTTGTTGCGCGGTCGCCCCAATCTCCAAAAAGAAGCTACGGAATATTTTATTCATTCAAACACTAATTCTGTAAATATTGCAGAATTAAAGCTTCAAAATGACAGTTTCTTTTTGCATAGCATGGAGAATAGAGAGTCATTAGAGATTCGAGTTAAACTTGGTGAAAAAATTCTCTATTCGCCGTTTGGCAAAGAAACATTCGATCTAGCTGCGTACCTAGACAATTAAACGTATAGGGCGATCGGACGATCGCCCTAGTTCAGGTAAATCGCAATTAAGGAAGTAAATCATGTCAATAAATGTAGAACAACTCATCCAAATACTTCAAAAGTGTCATCCCGACGCGATCGTCTCTATTATGGATGGAGATCTAACAGTAGAAACCGAATTAAAATTTATTGAGTTTTGCCCCGTCTCAAACACGGTATTTTTGCAAGTACAAAAGCCGGAGCTAGTGGACAGTGATTATCTCAGTATCGAAATCTTAGCACAAGAAGAGCATTTCGCTAAGACAAAATACTATGACGTAGAAGGTGTGGCATACTAGGCGGTCGTTAACAGTGGTCGCACACGAAAATACAAACCTAGACACCAGTTCAAACAATAAATCAGGGAGCAAGTCTTAGTAACTTTATCGCATTAATTTTGGAGAAAAATTAGATGGCTACTTTAATTCCTTGGACAGATGAAACTTGGAATCCTTTAGTGGGATGCTCAAAAATAAGTATCGGCTGTAAAGAATGTTACGCTGCTGAAGCTGCTAAATCTGCACGGTTGCAGCAATTCCCTCAATACCAAAAAGTGAAAGAGTGGAACGGTACGATCGAATTTGTTGAAAATCAATTAGTAAAACCCTTGTCGTGGCGATCACCCAAAAAAGTGTTTGTCTGCTCGATGTCTGATATTTTCCATAAAAACGTCAAAGACGAATGGTTGGACAAGATTTTTGCAGTAATGGCACTCGCCAAGCAACACACGTTTCAAGTTCTGACAAAACGCCCAGAGCGGATACGACCTTATCTACAACAGGGTGCTAAGCAGCGCATCAGACGTGGCGCTGTTGATTTGGGACGAGAGTTAAAACTAGCACAAAAGCGCTACGAAGCCTATGAAACTTGTGATTTTGATTGGCCACTACCTAATGTTTGGTTGGGAACGTCGGTTGAAAATCAGCAAGCTGCAGTTGATCGGATTCCGCTGTTACTTGACGCTCCCGTGGCGGTGCGATTTTTATCTTGTGAACCACTTTTAGAGGAGTTGAATTTAGTTTCCCATGAACGCCAAAATGGTATCTATAACTACCTTCTCAATACGTGGGAGCCTCGTATATCTGGTGCTGGTGGCGCGGTTGCTGGAGGTCGGATATCCCCTTTTACTGATAAAAGCATTAATCAAGTAATTATTGGCGGCGAGTCTGGTTCCAGTGCTCGTCCCTGCCACATTGAGTGGATTCGATCGCTCGTGCGCCAATGCCAGCAAACCAAAACGGCGGTGTTTGTCAAGCAATGGGGAAGTCAGGCGATCAACTCAACTCCATACATTGATGGAGTTGTTCAAACTCACTTCCAGGTAAAGCTTAAAAATCCCAAAGGGGGCGATATTACTGAGCTTCCTTTGGATATACAGATTCGAGAATTTCCACGCTTTTTAGGAAAGTAAAGATTTTTTCTTGGATCGATCAATCGACGATTGAAACGTGGTCTGAATAAGATATTAGATTGGGTTTCTAGGTGGTGTTGTCAAACTTCCTGCGGATTTGCAATTTCGAGAATTTCTAGCAAAACAACGAACGACAAGGGAGGAATCATGTTTAATTTGGAGCAGTCTCTCGGAAAAACTATAGAAATTAAGATCGAAGAAGATGACGACAACGTAATATACGAGCAGGTAATTTTTGCGATTATTGGCTCGGTGACTATTACGAATTATTTTACTAGATTGTGTTTTGGCTTTCCGATTCAAGTTAGCGGTGATTACGTTATCGACAAACAAGATTTAGCGACAGTACACGGAGACACACTGACGTTATTTGTTGGTTTTGACCGTGACGGAGAGGAATATGGGACTGGAGTGAAAGGAAAAATCTTGAAAATATACTAACGGATCGTTTGAGCCAACCCAAGAGAAGTCGATTTTAGTAAAATTCTCTTAGAGGTGTAGATCCAATCTGAGAATCCCCAATCTTTTTAGGAAAGTAATTGTGTCTAAAATCAACATTAAAAGATACGACTCATTTACTTGCTCGGGTTGTAACTTTACAACTTACGGCAATTATCAATTTTTAATGGTAGCCGAATACTGGGACGCGGTTAAACCAGAATCAAACAGCCCTTTGGCGGGATTTGGGAAACGCAGGTACGACAGATGTGTGGAAGATTGCATTAAGGCGATCAAGCAAGCGATCCAAGCAGAATATGAGCTTAAAAACAAAATAGCAAAGGAAGTTTTGCTAACTGTTCCAGTTGTTGTAATGCGTTTTACTTTGCATCCTAAGGTAGATACACCAAGAGTTATCAAGGAGAAATAAAGATGAACTGTGACTGTGACTACCCGAGAGTGTATAAGTCAAAATTGGTAACGACCCGGAAAAAGCATAAATGTGTAGAATGCGGGAATCGGATCGCTATCGCAGAAAAAGCGGAAAAAGTAGATGCACTTTACGATGGCGGATTTCAGACTTTTTACACTTGTTTGCAGTGTCAAGAAATAATCAACTTCATTCGTCAAGACCATGACGATGATTTACTTAAGGAGTTGAAAGACAATCTGTGTTGTCACGGTGAACTGTACGAATTGTTGGATGAATGTGTTTTTGACAGTCAGGAAGAGGAGGAAGGTTATGCCTGTCATTATCGACCAAATGTTTCTTGGTTAAACCCGTTTGTCAACGGAAAATTGTCCCTAAGTCTTGAGGCAAGGCTATGAGAGCTTCAATCGGATTTGCGGGGGGTGGACTGAGTTCGATCGCCCTAGAACTAGCGGGGGTTAAAGTCGTACACGCAGTCGAGAATAATCCCAGCGCGGCAGAGATTTATACGATGAATTTTTCTCAAACACACTTAGAGGTTAAATCGATCGCTGACGTGGATTGGTCGGCGATCGGGTCAATCGATATCTGCCAAGACTCTCCGCCGTGCCAAAGGTTCAGCGAGGTCGGTACTGGCTTAGAAACTGAGTTAGACATTTTGCTGGCACAAGCTTTGGTGCGGAAAATAGAGTTGCTCAATCCTAAGTTCGGGATTATAGAGCAAGTTCTTCCCTATTTTGGCGAAAAATCAAAGAGTTGGGCGATCGTAGAGTCTGCTTTAAAGCGGATGGGGTATAAAGTCAGGGTTGATCGCGTCAATGCAGCTAACTTTGGAACTCCCCAAGATAGGGAGAGGGGTTTTGCTATTTACAGTCGCGGTAAGCTACCTATCGTGCCACCGTCTCACGCTAAACGGAAAGATGAAGGCACTTTGTTCGATACCTCTATTTACGGGCTACCTGCTTGGCGAGGCTGGTATGGGGCGATCGCCGACTTATTGACCGAGTTGCCCGTTTACACGGTGGTGATCGCTGACGGGATACCTCAGAAAAAGCCAAACGGTCAGTACCAGTGGATTTGTAACGGGGAGCGCACCACAAAAAATGGTTTAGCACTTTGGCAAATTCAACGCCTAGCGTCAGGGGCGATCGCCTCCAAGCACAAGTTCCGCCAAAAAGGTATACCAAAAGTGCTCGTTGGAAAAACCGGAGCAAGGAACGGGCCATTGAGCGCGATCGCCCCTGAGTATCCCAGCAACACGATCCGAGCTTTTGGTAAGGACGGACACTGGCACCGCATGGACTGCGTGTTTGGCGGAACTGCTAAGACTGGGGCGATCGATGAATATTTGAAATCTCTTAAAGTCGTGCAACTGTCGCCTCGGTGCTTGGCTCGACTTCAGGGACTGCCCGACGACTTCAAGCTTTCGGGCAAGAACGTCGAGGATTCCAAAATGATCGGAAATGGAGTAGCGATCGAGCCGATGGTCGCCTACGCAAAACACTTAAAAAACGGAGAATTCTAATGTGGATTAACATTGTTTACCACCAAATCAAAGACGGAATTGATTGTCCTGACGCTATCTGCGCTTCATGGATTGCTGCACGGGCAATCGGGGGGCATGGGTGGGAATTAATTCCGCAAGTCCACCTCAAATCAGACGACTATAGGTTTGAATCTTTGCCTTTCAAGTCAATGGGTAATGACCTTTATTTAGTAGATATCAGTTATCCTGAATCGATTCTTAATCAAATAAAGAGGCAAGCTAATAAACTGGTGGTCTTGGATCACCACAAAGGCAAAGAGTTTGTTGCAAAATTTGGAGTATTCGACATTGCCGAATGCGGTGCGACACTTGCCTGGAAATATTTTCACGGTACTGGGATTGCAGGAAGATTGGCAATGCCCTGGTTTCTCCCCTATGTCCGCCAGCGCGACATCGGTGCTGACGGTTACTATCAGGGCGAAATTCCTGAGTCAGAGGCGATCGGAGAGGCGATGAGTGCTCGTCGTCGCGAGTACGGTTCCGGTGTAGCTGCGTTTAAGTTTTTTGACGAACTGTGCGGGATTCCTAAATCTATACTCATACAGGAAGGATTGCCAAAAATTGCTGAACGCAATAGGTTGATCGATCAATATTTAGACGATAAATCTCTTGAATTTATGGATGTCGCTGGCGTGTCGGTTCCTTATTTCGATTTGCGCGATCGCCCCGACCTGCACCGACATTACTCAATGGTGGGGGCGCGGGCGGCTATTCGGCTTCCGCAACATCCGTTCGTGGCCCTAACAACTGATGATCCGAAACAAGTTTCCCTACGATCGCGCCGTTACGGCGGTGCTGATGTCGAGATAATTGCGACTTCGCTGGGCGGTGGCGGTTACGAACACGCAGCGGGTTTCGTGCTGTAGGACAAAACAAAGCCTCGCAAATCTCAACAATTCGCAAGGCTTTGGGGTAATGGTAGTTAGAAAGAGGATTTCAATATGTTGTGTGGAACTGAATTCAGCGGAGCTGGGACAGTCGATGAAGCCTTTAAACAACGCGGTGGGAAATTGATCTTTGCAGTTGAATTTTGGGAAAAAATAGCAAAAGAAATGTATATCCCGAATCACGGCGCTGAACATCTTTTGATTTCAAAAGTCCAAGATGTCTGTGCAGAAAATTTTAAAATTGGCAAAGGTAATCTAGACATCTATTGGGTATCACCCGAGTGTGACGAGTTTTCAAGAGGAAAAAAAGGCGGTGCAGAAGGACTAGAACAAACAAGTTCTGCTTTTGCAGTCGCGGATCATATAAAAATACTAATGCCCAAGTGTGTGGTTGTCGAAAATGTAGAGGGCTACATCGGCTCTAGGAGTTACAATCATTTAAAAAGGGAATTGTGGCAATTGTTCTATAACACACAAACCTTTGTGCTGAATGCCGCTGACTACGGCACACCCCAAACACGGAAGCGAATGTTTTTGATTGCGACTCGCAAAGATATTGGTTCAGTACCAGCGATCGCCCCAACACACGCCAAGAACCCGATACCACAACTATTCGGTGATCCTATTAAACCTTGGAAAGGCTGGCTTGAAGCGGTAACAGATTTGTTACCCGATCGCCCCTACTATACCTGGGATTCTGAAAAATCTGATTGGCTTTTTCATCAAACCAAGGGCGATCGCAGGACAAACGGTTTAGCTAAATGGCAGATGAATCGACTGAAGGAGGCGATCGCCCTTGGTAAGCTTAAAGAATTTAACTCCTTGATTGTAGACGGCAAAAATGCTGGTCGCGAAATTACCTTCTGTGACGAACAAAAACCCGCATACACGATCATCGGCAGTTGTAACTCCGAAAGTCACTGGCCGACAGCGATACTCGTTCCGGGTGCAAATGCTGGTAACAATTCTCCAACTATTCGCTTGGGGGACAAGCCAACAGTGACCGTAACTCCCGGTGCGTACCCTACAGGAGTCTTGTCGGGCGATCGGATAAAATTGAATCCGTTGCAATCTCCTGAATCTCAACTTCAATTTATTCTTGAAAACTGCATTTTTGTGAAATTTTCTACAAGGATGTTGGCAAGGTTGCAGGGCTTGCGTGACGACTACAAGTTACCTACCAACAATGCACTTGCTAGCGAAGGAATTGGTAATGGCGTTGCTGTAGAAGTTGCTGAAACTATTTATACGGCACTTGAACGACAAATTAATTCCAGCAGTAACGGAGTTCAATGCCATGCTTGTTAATCAAAAATTACTTACTCTAGCCAAACCAAAAACCATGAAACCTGTTACCCAAGTTCGCATCCTAAAAGCTCTCGACAAGTTGTTTGCTCAGTTAAATTTCTAGCGGTACTTACTTTTTAATAACAAAGAACCCAACGCAATCCAAGGATTGAATCGGGCTTTTAATTTTAACAAAGGATTTACGGACAATTAAATAACCAATTTATTTTTTATTTAAAACTAGCCACCACAAACAGGATCTCTTGCAATTCTTGAGCTTCAGCAATCATCCCTATTGCAGTCAACTGGCAAGGCAATGGCAACCATTGAAAAAAACCGGAAATCATTTCCTTATGTGGCTGTTCGTAAAAAAATCCACCCCGATCGCTTTGAATATGGTATCGCAAATAGTCACCTCCTGGCTTGTGTACTGAAGGTTTCCATGATTGTTCTTTTAATGCAGATTGGCATACTGTTTGTTTTTCTGTAACCATTGCAATTTGTGCTTTTTTTGAATTCCCTAAATTAAAAAAATCTCCTGGATTTATATTGCTTGCTACAACGGGTATAGGTTGTTGCATAACCTCGTTCATTGGATACACCATATACTCAGGACTGCGCCAGTAATTTTGAATCAGTTGAGAGTCACAGCAGTAATTTAAGTAATCTTTGTTCGATAATATGTGTAGCAATGACGATTGGCTGTATTTTGCTTCAATTGGTCTTTTGTTGTTTAACATTGACATAAGTTCTTTGTATTTACTAGCTAATTTAAGCATATACTAAAAAACCGACTTAATCAAGGGATTAAATCGGTTTTTATTTCAACTCAAGGGAGTTATGAGCGATCTGGTCTAGGGATTTGATCGCCCGTCGTTAATTAACCATCAACCAGTCCACAAGGACTGATTTTTTGGCTGATTTTTTTGGTTTTGCAACTGAGGAGTTGCTTTCCGCAATTAGCTCGCGGAGCTTGGGTACAGTGAGTTTGCTAAGTTCACCTTTCGAGCGTTTTTTATTGGGAGTCCGTTGCACGTAAACTCCCGGGACTGACAAAGGTATTAGCTCTGTTTTTTTTCCGATAGTAATCACCTTGCCGAGGGGCTTGGTAGTTACTTCGACGATCGCCTCAAGGGATTTGATCGCCTCATCTGGTTCTACAATTGCCAACTCAAGGGAGCGGGCGATCGCGCTTATGGCATGATACTCGAATGCAGTTCTTTCCAAGGGGATAGGTGCTGCACCGACAAGCATCAGTGGTTTACATTGGAATATTATCGACTCAAGGGAGACGATCGCTCTTTCCTCAAATGCAGTTATTTCCGAGAGGAAACTTGCTGCGCTGGTGAGGATTAGGGTTGATTTGTTGGGGGGCGCGATTGTCGGAATTGGTACAGTCGATACCATCCAGTCCTCAAGGGAAGAATGAATCGAATCAACAGTGTTGACGATTTCCGACAATACCCAGTCAAAAACTTCCAGCAGTTGCTGGAATACTTTGACTGCTTTGCAAGCAATTTTGGCTATAACAAGGGTTGTAACTAAGACTGCTTGCATGATTTCGATGACACGCTGAAATAATCCGATGATTAAATTCAGTGTCGCCAATACAAAGATTGCCAGCATCGCTGCTGACATGAAAATGTTTTGAACTTTCATGATTGTTTTGTGTTGTAAATTGCTTGCAAAAGGTTTGTGAAGTGTTCTCTTGCTTATACCTAATTATAACTTAATTTTATCAATCGTGCAATAATTTTGATATTTTTGATAAACTTGTACAAAAAAGCTTTGGAACTAATTCGGTTCCAAAGCTTTTTCAGTTGTATTAGTCTTTATACTAACACATTATTCTTCTGTATGAATATACCATTCATTATTCCTTTTTACGTAATGTATGTTGTTTTTTACGAATGCGTAACGAATTTCGCAATGTGGGAGTCGTTTTTTTAACCACATTACACGAGAAGTTGTTGTTAGCGTCTTGCTCAGATTGAGCCTTGTTAGCTTAGTTAAATTAGCTAATGGCTCAATATCTTTTACTGGATTGTTCTCAAGATAAAGCCAATGCAAATTGGTTAAATTAGCTAATGATTTAATGTCGCTAATTTGATTGTTGTTAAGATCAAGTCTTTCTAGATTTACTAAAGATTCTAACGGTTTAATGTTGCTAATGTCATTGTTGTTAAGTCTGAGCATTCTCAGGTTTGTTAGAGGAGTCAAAAATTTAACGTCATTGATTTGACTGTCCGCGACGGTCAATCCAGTAAGATTGTTTAGATCGTCAAAGACATAAAATTTGCTTTGGGTAAATCGCATTGTCATTGTTTTGTGAATTGAGTGTTTACATTTTAATTATAACATATTAATTACCCAATTTTAAATATTAATACTTAAAAGCTTATTAACAAATTCGCATGAAAAAGCCTTGGAATTGAATTAACTCCAAGGTTTTTTCAACTAAATCAATCTAGAATGCTGCGGGTAATCGCGCTACGACATTTAACTAAATAGTTTAGTAGGCTAGTCATACGCTTTAATTTGTTTCCCGCTCAAATGAACAAAGCCATCGACAAAATAAGTATCACAAGTGAGCTTATCTTTCATCAACTCAGACGCTGCCTTAGAAACCATGATGAAATTGCGGGGGTACGCATTTATTGTCTTTACCGCATCTTCGATGCTTACGCCTGATTCTTCAATCGTCCATGTGTCTAAAGAGTTGCGAACATAGGTTCTTTTCATTACATCCACCTTTGTTGTTTCGATCAAATCAAAGGTTTTGGGGTATTCAGTTTTAAACTTTTGAGGTGAAATTTCTGTTTCCCAACTAGGATTACGATCGCCCACTAATTGTTCAAGCAGATCACACAATCTTTCTCTATTGCCCCAGTGATTTGTAACCATCTGTAGTGAAGAAAGAATTCCGACTGTTAGTAATTTCATTGCTTTGTGTTTGTCAATTGTAAACCACACCTATTGTAACGCAATCAACTTATTGACGCAAGTATTAAACACAACAACACGCAGTTAAATTCTAATTTAACTGCGTGTTGGTTTTTATTACTCGTCCATTGTGATACGGCAATTTGGTAATTTGTTGCGTAGCCAACTCATATTTTTGTCGCTAACGCGATTACTTCCAAGGTGGAGTAAAGTCAAATTACCCAGAGATGCTAACGGGCTAATATCTGTGATGCAATTGTTTCCAAGAGCGAGACATTTTAAATTAACCAAAGAAACTAACGAACTGATACTTTCAATTTGATTATTTCCAAATTCGAGATGAGTCAAATTGATCAAAGAACTTAACGGATCAATTTCTTTGATCGGATTGTCGCCAAGACCAAGACCGGTCAAATTAATCAAGCCAGCTAGCGGACTAATGTCTTTAATTTGATTTTGTCCAAGAAATAAGTCGGTCAAAGAAATTAACGAAGACAGCGAACTAATATCTTCAATTTGATTGTCTCCGAGTCCGAGCCAGCTTAGTTTTCTACAAAAAGATATAAAACTAATATCGTTAATCTGATGGTCTTTGAGTGCAACATGACTGAGGTCTATAAAAGAAGTCAATAAGCTGTAGTTGCTGAGTTGAGTTGCACTGACAACAGTTAAATATTGTGCAATACTTTGTTTTGCAATTTTCATTTTTGTTTATTTGGTTTGTGATTTACTTTTTTAGTATAACATAATTAGTTGCTAATATTACGCATTAAAACTTTAAAACTCATTGTTGGCAAACTTCCACTTTTAATATAGTTCTGCGTTCCTTTTTTAAAATTTCCCACTACTTGCAACCCGATCGCCAGATCGTGTGGCGGGGAATAAACTTTTCCATTTTGCTGAATTAACGACATCAGCCCGATCGCCACCTGTCTCGCTTCGCCTTCTTTCGATGCAATGCAAGAAATCTCGATCGCGCGATCGCTTCCGTAAACCAGCGGCACTTTAATGCTTTCGGTTTCTGAGACTTGGATGGTATCTTCCCACTGCGGTCGGTGATGAACACCTTCTTCGAGTTCGCGAATTACGACGCAGGGAACAGTCGATATTTGGTAGAGGTACTGACTGAACTCGACGCTGGGGGCGACAGAGAATAGCAGTTGCCCGATCACCCCACCTGTTAATTTTTCAGAAAGCTGTATATTTCCCAACTCTGGCACGGGCGTTGCCGAGACGGGGAACTCGTTAAATAGCTGGAATTTTACGTCTGTCAGAGCGCTTCCGTCAAAGCCCTGCGGGAATGGGGTTGAATATCCGTCGCTGTTGATTGCGACGTTCTGGGCAAAGGTGATCGGCGCTGTCAGTTTTTGAGGCAGTGCAGTTTCTAGAATGTATTCCACCATATCTTGGCGAACCGAGTAACCTATCTTCAGTTCGCGGAACAAAGAGTTAGGCTCGACGCGGACTAAAAATTGAATTGCTCCAGCCCATTTCGACATTCCTTCGCGAATCTCCGCAGCGGTAGCAAAAACAGGAAATTCAGACTCTTGCCAGCACCCGTTGTCGAAGTAAAACCAATTGTCGCCCGTCGAGGCGATCGCTGCACTCATCACGCCAAATCCGTTCAACTCAAATCCCATCCAGCTATCTGCAAGCCTTGGGTGAAGGAGGGGAAGCAAGATTTCTGCTGAATTTTTTCGATCTTTGGTTGTCCAAAACTTCTCAAATTTTGCTATGTTTTTAATCCCAATAGGGGTGATCGAAGTATCAAAAGTGCGAATTATTTCCATTATTCAAACTTTAAAACTATAAAATTGACATTATAGCAAAATAATACTGAAAATTCTATTTAACGTTTAAATTAATATATTTTTATGATATAATATTATTATAAACACAGAACAAAGCATCATGAACTTAAATAATCACGTTGATCGAAGTAATCCGATCCAATTTTTGCTGGAGATCTTTCCACTAGCGACTACTTTGTTGGAGTTTGGTGAGGCGATCGTCAAAACAATTGAGATGTCCTACGGACACGGATATATCATACATATCCCAATTCATTTTGTAACTGAAATAATAGGCTTAACAATAATTCAATATGCCTTAGCATTTTTGATTTCCTGCAAAAGCGGGTACTCAAAACATTCAGTAAATGCAGTGCTAGAATTAGCTCTGCTAGTTTACTGTATAGCTATTTAAAAATAAGACCGTAAGACCAAAAATCTTACGGTCTTATTTTTTGCCTGCGCCAAGGATGATACCAAAATCCCGCTTTAGTCGAGTTTTTGCTTCGCCGATCGCCCGATGAATCGATTCGCTCCAAGACCCGCGCCCCGGCACAACGATCGCCATCGTATCGGCCCGCAAGAAAATCCCCCGTGAAGCAAGGAAACCCCGCATTTTGGGGGTAACGGTAATTGTTGCCCCCCTGTCTTGGACGATCGCCACCACGGTCGGTTTCCCAGACGGAATTCCCACCCAGGAGATCGCACCCTTGGCATTAGTCTTGCTTCCAAATTCGATGTGATTCAATATGCCAGAGCCGTCCGTTTCCCCGTACTGACTGTACATATACTCGGTTGCCTCCGATAGCGGAGGAGGCGCGCCGCCCCTACCCTGTGTCGCTAAGTGTGATCGGTATTTTTCCTCAAATTCTTTCGCTGCCTCTTCTGCCCACTTTTGACCAGTTGGTACTACTTGTTTTTGTAGTTGTGTTAGGCGCGATCGGAGCGCAGGGAACTCGTTTTTGGTTGCTTTAAATTTCATGGTTTGTTGTATTTTTATTAATTAATTGTTACAATAAAAAAGTAACATGATCGCAAACTTAAAACAATGACAATCCAACACACTGAAAAAATTCTAGCTCAATTTGACCTAAACAATTTAACAGAGCTTGATCTCGCTGACTATCAAATCAGCGAGATTAAACCGCTAGAATCTTTAGTCAACCTAACGGCACTTTACCTTGAAAACAATCAAATTAGCGACATTAAGCCGTTATCCTCTTTAAGTAACCTGAGTCGGCTCTGTCTCAGAGACAATCCGGTTAGCGATATTACACCACTAACAACTTTGACTAATCTAACTTGGCTCATGCTGGTAAGCAATCAAATCAGCAATTTTGATTCGCTAGCTTCTTTGATTAATCTAACTGAGCTTTTCATAGGAAATAATCGGATTAGCGACGTTGAACCGCCAAGACACTTAACAAACCAGATCGGCAGTCTTGAAGCGTTACGAGCTTTGACTAAGTTGACTAATCTCGTAATCTACGATCACCTCTACGGTTATCAATTTACCAACCTCGAACCGTTACAAGCTTTGACTAATTTGGAATGGCTTGCTCTCAGCGACAGTCAAGTTACCGATCTTACGCCACTAACAACTTTGACTAATCTGGTCGGGCTATCCCTCGAAAACAATCAGATTAGCGATATCAAACCACTAGCATCGCTGACTAATCTGACAAGACTCTACCTCGGAGGCAATCAAATTAGCGATCGTGATATCAACTGGTTGTGCAAGAAACTTCCAAAATGTGGTATCACTATCTAAATCGATCTAGCCAAAAAGCCTTGGAATCAATTGATTCCAAGGCTTTTTGCTGTCTAAATGCCGTATCTACTAATTTTATCTCAAAACACGACACATATTTTTTTTAAACCCAAATATAAATGTATTAACTTGATTTATTTGTTATAATAAAATAACAATAGAAAATCAAAAACATGACAAACATACTGACAATTCAGCCCACAGAAGTGTTTAGCATATTAGGTACAAAAATTCATCACATTTACAAATGCGATGGATTGATCCTTTGCGACTTTTACGGCATTTCAAGTATTTTAGGATGTTCTTGGGAAAAAGCTGTACAAATTGCGGTTAAGCACGATCGCCTTACAGTATTCGAGAAACAGTTGTACTGCACTGCCGACGATCTTGCATTCCTGATTGACGAACTTCCCGAAGTTCCCTTGACCGCCAAAGAATTGGCAAAAAAAATTCACAAAACATCAACAACCGAACTAAGTAACTACTTCTTGTTCAATCAGCAGTAAAAGTCTGTTGTTTAATTAAAAACCTCGCTATCGATTAAATAGCGAGGTTTTTTACTGCATAAATTGTAACAAAATATTATACTAAATATACTAAACTACAAATAAATGCAAACACACAATATATGTTATACTATAATAAATCACAAAATAAAAAACAATGACAAAAGTACGATCGTATGACATAACACGAATTTTGCGAGAGTTAAACAAACTTTCTCGACAAGAAAAACTGCTTATAATAGGAGCAGTTTATTGCTCATCACACGGTCCCGAAACAGTTAGAGGTCTGGTCAGTCGTTCTGTTGAGAATCCATCTAAGGATTTTACAGATGCAGTAAATGAAATCTGCTGTCTAGAGAAAGCGGAATTAACTGATTTGACAAAAACCTTAGCTTTTGTCTATTTCCATTAAGATCAGCAAAAAGCCTCGCGATCAAATCGATCGCGAGGCTTTTTGCTACCTAAAATTCGATCGCTCATCAATTAGAAAATTATTTGATTAATCCGCAAAGTATTTTACTTGATTTGAACACTAAAATTTGTTACAATAAAGTATAAACACAAGTCAAAGACAAAATCAAAAATTATGTGGATCGTAACTTCATGCACCTCATCGAATTTTTGGTATATCCTAAATACCGCAACAAACAAAAGAAAAAAGATAGGGAAAGTGCAAGGAAAGGGGACAAATTATTACGATAAGGCAGAAGAAGAATGTTTTGTTCGGAATCTCCGAGATTACGGCAAGGAAGTAATAATGCACAAAGATGGAAGCCTCTACGACCGCGCAGGCAATTACGCAGGAAAAATGGAGGCAAGTCAGGTTCCTCACAACTTGAGTTAATGATATTTCCGCTTTCCGTCCTTGTTTTATAAGTAAAAAGCCACCCAATTAGTTTGGGTGGCTTTTTTGTTGTCTAAACTTTGCTCAATTAAAAGGCGCACTGGGAGTCGAACCCGAGGCAACGAACTATGAGTGGTTTGGGTAATCCACCTGCTCATAACATACCCGCTCACCAATTCGTCGGCAGTCCAGTCGATCGCCCTCCAACGGCAACCGGAATCCGCCCCCACCCGCTGTCGCCCCAAATAGCCTCTAAAGATTCTTGGGTGTAGACATCATATTTTCCGCTATCGCCACCGACCACCGCGTAGTAGTCGGCAATACCGGCCCGAGAACCGTAGGGGTCGTGAACGTAAAATTCTCGTTTGGCGCGATCGTACCCAACCAACAAAATCATGTGGCCACTAACTTTGTAAGTGACTCCTAGCACCACGGGATAGCCGTTTTCAAGAGAATGGATCGCTTCTGGAACGTCAAGGGTGTAACTAAAATAACTGTCAATCCCTAGATCTCTCAGGGCTTTTGTTTGAGCACCGTGGTCGATCGTGTCGCCGTACTTGTTTAAAATTTTGCCGTAGTAGTCTTCCGGCTCCTGCAAACCGTCATCCTCAGCTCTTTGGGAAAGGGTTTTTTTACCGAATTTTTCCAGCAGGTGTTCGGCAAACATCGCACAGGCTGTCAGGTTGCACTGGCGCGTTCCGGGGCCGAAATAACCGCTGTAATTGTCAACCTGGCTAAAATACCTGACATCCAGTCGAGTCGTAGATTTTGGTAGCTGCCAGTGCGGGGCGTAAATGTAGCCCTTTTTAATCAAGGTGCCGTCGATCGCCTCAATGCCGTCGGCAAGCATTATTTGATAGTGCTGATCTCGAACTGGGGTTAGGTCGGAGTAATTGAATAAACTTTGACTGAGGGCGATCGAGGCTTTTTCTGAAGGTTGCAGGCTTGCTGCATCTTTCAATTTAGCTTTTAAGACGGTAGCTTTCAGTGCTTGGATGGTCATGATTTTTGGGTGTGATTTTACAAAAAACCGGGAAGCAATAGGCTCCCTGGTTGAGGTTGAATATTGATTTTTTCGGCGCGATCACGCCGAAATTGCTGGATCGATTCGTGTTAGACTGAGCGAGTAAACTAGCGCCTTGACAAAGCGCTGGAGTATATCAACAGACTTGAGGCTCCCAACCCATCCGGGGGCTTTTTGTTGTCTGTTCTTAGGGTGATCGCCCGTCGGCAACAATCAAAAGCTGCAGGTTTTTCTATGGCACAAGCTGATTCGACTTAATTGCTGATTGGATTGAATGTGTTTAAAAGCTGGGTTACTCGCGATCCTGAGAATTGTATTTCGTCAATTTTTCTTGAAGTCTAGCAAACACAAGCTCTCCGTCTGTTGTTTGCCCCTTAACAATTTGTGCAGCTCCGACTTCTATTTTTTGGCGCAGTTCTTTAATAAACTTCTCGTGTTCCGGTTTAAGAAAGATATTCATTCGTTTGCTCTTTGAGATTTCAGAAGTGTTATTTCTTGAGCGTATACTATCGATCGCCCGCAACTTTGGAGTGTTGCGGGCTTTTCTATGGCACAGTCTGAACCCACTTGATTGCTGCCTCGATCGCGCGATCACTCAGAACTCTCACCACATCCGACCACTGCAAAATTTCGACTTGCTTGAGCTCTTGAGCTTTTTTGAGGCTAATAGCCGAAATTGCACTGTTAATCTCAGTGGGTTCGGCTGTCATAAAAAAGTTGATCAAGCGCACGTTCTCGATCGGAACATCGATTGTTAGCGGTGGAATGAACTCCAAGTTTGAGTCTTGAGTGATATATAGCTGGCGATCTATTACTGGTACTTCTGTAGGTTGCGGTTCTGGAGGTTCTCCTGGTTCCACCAACTTGCAAAACCCGTTACTGACTAACCAATTTGCCACCACCTGATAGCTCACAACCAAACGCCCTCCTATTCCGGGTCGGCGAACAATACCGTGACCCGGAACAATCAATATTGGTGGGCGCGATCGCCATTTATTAGTAACGATAAGAGAAATACTTAGCATTTTGAACCCTCAAACTTAGAACCGCGAGGAGCTTTTACGTCGAGCCTAAACGTTCCTTGATCGACGAAATTTTTCATGTCAACGATATAGTACGAAATGATATCTGCACCTGGCTCTGTTCTATCTTGTAAATAGACGGTAGAAACGATTTCTACATCCCCGAATGGAGTAGAAATAAATGGTACTTTAACGCCGGGAGTTATCTCTTTACCTTGTGAAACAACTGCAACTGTTTGATTTCTGCAATCATTAATCGAACACCAGCTCCGCTACAAAAAATATGTGTCGGTTTGATTGGCGATTTTGGTCGAAACGCTGATTTTGTGCAGATTTCCTCAATCTTTTCGCTAATCACATCGGGATTATGGCTAGTGATGTCCGCTTCAAAAAGGTTGTCAGTAGGTATTTGAGCTACCATTCCGTTCAAAACAACCCGACACCCTACGACATCTAGACTTTCCAGTAATTTGTCGTGATTTTTATTCATAATCTTGTCCCGTTAAAATCCTCTTCGCTATTGTGATTGATATTTTTAACCCTCAAACTTAGAACCGCGAGGAGCTTTTACGTCGAGCCTAAAGATTCCCCTACCTTCGTCCATAGCTTTTGGAGTCCCGTAGAGAATAATCATTCTTTCTCGCAGGGTCGGCAGTCCGTTCACTACGTGGCTCAAGTCAAATATTTGCGGCTCGAATTTTCTTTGACCGCCGTAGGGATAAACGCCGAACCAAGCAAAATTATTCATATCGACTATATAGTAGGAAATGATATCTGCATCTTCTTCTGATTTATCTTGCAAATAAACAGTAGGAACAATTTCTACATCTCCAAATGAAGTAGAAATAGCTGGCACTTTAACGCCAGGAGTTATCTCTTTTACGTTGTGATATAACTGAAGTTGCTTGATTTCTTTTTTGATTAGTCGATCACCAGCCCCACTACAAAAGATATGTGTTGGATAGTGTTCGATCAGCGAGTTAGGTCGATACGCCGATCTTGAGCAAATTTCGTCGATTTTATCGTGAATTGCGTCTGGATTATCGCTCGTAATGTCTGCCGTAAAAAGGTTTTCAGGTGGCATTTGCGCCACCATTCCGTTAAAAGCAAGTTGGTTAACGCTTGCATTTCCGGTAAACAAAGACCTTTCCAAGAAACGCATTGCCGACAGAATCAAGTTGTGAGTGTCTGTTGACATTTGATCGCCGTAAGCATTATTTTGTTGGTGAACCATACTCATAGCAAAGTGTTCGCAGTGAATGCGACCAACTATTGCTTTAACTTCTTGCCCAGGACCATACCCAAGCGAAATTGGTGGTTGAGTGGGAACAGCTTCTAAGTTGCCTCTAGGTGCAAACGCAACTGTTGGCAACGAAGAAGTTATCATTTCTTGAATAATCGGGGAAGCTGCCGGAAGCTTGTTAGTAATTCTTTTCCAGAATTGTGTAACTTTGACGCGGTAATCTCCAATCAAAGGTAAAAAATCTTGGCGAACTGCAAACCCGCCTAGGTTGCTAGCTCCTGCTTGAATCATGGAATCTTGAACAGCAAGGGGATCTTCAAATCGAATGTCGCTTACGTGATTAGCCATTTATTTAAACCTGATACGAAAAGAATAAAAAACCGGGAAACTTGATGGTTTCCCGGCTGAGGTTGTATTCGCGGTATTTTGCGCGGTTCTAGCTTACAGATAATTGTTGGTTCAGTCTGTGAGCTTCGTCTAATAGAGCGATACGTCGAGGATTAGTAGCTTGATCCTCGCCTAACGCTTTTAGTTCTCCAGAGATAATTAAAAGTTTATCGCGCACCGCATTTGACTGTTGGTTTTCCTGTCCGGCTGCTGTTATACCCACCAAAGAACCAGTCATGCGCGGGGGTACTCGCTTAGGATTAATCGAGTCGATAATTTCTTCTTTTAATGAACCTACTTGAGCCTGAACTTGTGATTGCACCGCAGTACCAATAGCTGCAATTAACTCTTGGTGTTCTTGGGCTTTTTGGGCCGCCAAAGTTTGCGATTGAGCTACTGCGATTGATTGGTCGCGTTCGGCTTGAATCGTTTGTAGCAAATGTTGTTGAGCGCTAACTGTTTCTGTTAGTTGCTGAATTCTGGCTTTTGCAATTTCAGCCTCCTTGGCGCCATCTGCTCTGATTTCTCCTAAAGTTTTTTGGAGTTCCCCGATCGCCCGTTCTAAGTCCATATTTGGTTTTACTCCTTCTGTTGATTGGTTTTCTAGTTCATTTGGTGCGGATGCTGCGATTTCACCCAGCGGATAAATTCGCGTTTTTTGATATGTCGCTCTGTTCTTAAGTAGAATGTTTGCCCCTAAAATTTCGAGGTTGGACAACTCAAAAACTTTTGAGCCGTTCATCTCGACAATTTTCCCAGAAGCTTTTCCGTTTAAAGACATCCCCAAGTTGTTTTGGTTTAGGGCGATTGCGTCTACCTTGTCTTTTTGGTTCCAAGGGAATAGATGTCCTTTAACAACGAAATCGGAAGCATCAATTTCCGCTGAAGTCATGATGCCGATAATATCTTCGTTGGCGTGTTTTGACAAAGAATCGTCAGCATCAAGAGGCAGTCCTTTTGCGGCATTAACAAATTCCATTGCTCTTTCCGCTACATCCATAGGGATAAGCAGAGGATAATCAGAACCTTTTGAAGGAGCTGACTCGGAAGGTTCGTCAATTTTAAATAACACCCCTTTTAGCGGAGTAATATTTTGATTTGGACTAGAAGCCTCTACAGTTTCTACAGATTCGTCGGAATTAATTTCGATTGCTTTTTCAAGGATTAGCGGCTTTTCAATACCAAAATGCAGTTCTACATCAACTAATTGAGATGCAGACTCCACTAACTGCAAAGCCGATAACTCGCTAGGATCTTCTGTTTTAGCGCAGTAAAGACCGCCTCTGTGCATCATTCCAAAATCGTCTGGAATCGGATCGAGGGTTGATGCTTCTTTGAGTATTTCGTTAAAAGTGTCTTTAAAGTCAGAAACGATTGCAGATAGTCGATCTGCTGAATCCTTAGGTGTGGAAAGAATTCCATTACACATAGATTCTAGGTTGCTGAGCAAATGGCGAAAATTGCTCCAGACAATCTCTCGCTTGTATCGCTCCCGAAGGCTCATAGCTGCACCCGCTTCTAAGGTGTTTTCACCCTCAAAAGTTTCTGCAACCCCTTCAAACAGAGTTCCTAAATCTGATGCGGAGATTGCGCCTGCGGCTATGAGCGTTTTACCTATCTCAACAAAAGCCGCTGTCAAGCGACCGCTGTTTAATTGAGATAGCATTTTTCCGGCTCCGGCTAGTTCCTTGTCCATCTTTGGGTAAAAAACAAAATAGCCGGAAATCTGCTGTATTAGCAGTTCCCCGGCAAAGGTGCGTGTGTGATTTTAGAATAATGATAATTGTATACTATTAGTTTCTTCAATGGAAGACCTTTTGGGTTTTCGCGGGGATTTGCGCCGAGTTCTGCCTTGGGATTCTCGTTTAGACTGCGGCGGAATTGTTGGAAGCTCCATTGGTAGTATCGGAGGTTCTGCTGGAATTGCAAGAGTCTCCTCAGTTGTTCCCGTTTTTCCTTCAAAAAATTTATCTCCCCCCTCTTCACTTAAAGGTTTTTCACCGACCCGCCGTCTACTTTCATTTTTTGTAATAATTCCGTTAGTGTACAGAGTGCTTGCTGTGTCAGCTTCCTCGCTTTCTTTTCTCGGCTCCGTGTCAGTTAACGTCAACGTGTATCCAGGAGCATAGAAGTCAATAACTTTGATGTTTAAATTTTCAATTACGCAGGTGGCGATCGGCAAGATTGCATCTTGGAACGTTAAATCCGCTGCGGGCCCCATCGTTGATCGGTTATCATGGGGATCAATTCCGTAGTCGCGCTTCGATAGTCCAAACTCGATCGCGATCAGCCCAGCCAGATAGTCTGAGAACTTCAAAAATAACTCTTCGTCGTTTCTGGCTCCAAATTTTATGACATCTACTTTGCCTGCTAGGATCGGAACCTCTCCCGAGCCTACAACGTTGACTTTCCAATACTCTCGGAACGGTTGCAATTCATCGTGAGTAGCATTTTCAACTGTGATCATGTAATCTCGTACCGGATTGTTCACTATCCGGCTTTGATAGTTATCGAGATCCAACCACGTATTTAACCGTTCGTAAGCACAAGCGACTGGAGACGGCGGAAATAATTCGTTACTCGCGGATCGGTTCTGAATTAAAAAAAGATTTTTACTGAGGATCGGTATCCAGTTAGTATCGTCCAAATAACGATAAGAACTTCTGTCTTGGTTTTGACAGTACCAAAACTTGGGGTGTATACCCTCCCTAGACGCATCCCAATTTCCATCTAGGTAAACTTTTTCCGGTGGCACTACCCACAGCCAAAAAGGCTGAAATCCTTGAGTTCCCGGTTGCCTCTCTACCGCTGCAACCCCCATGACCAGAATATCCCGGATTACTGCCTTGACAAAACTGCTGTACAAGTCGTGTTCCGCGTTGTTCGGCTGGCTCAGTGCCTTGGTCAATTCGAGCGCTTTTTTTCGAGCTCCTTCATCATCGCTCAGTTCTTCTGGTGGGGCGATCGTCCACGGCATTGCCACAACAGCATTCGAAATCCGCTCGATCGCCCGCGAGAACAGTGTCTTTTTAGAAATCGACCTCAATTTTTGGGGACTCACTGGATCGCAGTTGAGCGATTTATTAAAGTGACCCACCGGGTTGAAGTATTCCGAGGCACTGTATAATGAGGCAATGGCGCGTTGCTGATACTGAAAGTCTGGGACGGGCGATCGGGTTAGGCTGTTTTGAACCATAACGAAAAAAAATACCGCAATCTGCAGGGACTCCGGCTAGGAAATTTATTTATTTTTATGACTCTAATATGGGATTCGATTACCCGCAGAGCGTCGCCACCAGTTATTTACGGTCGCGACATCCCAAGGAAATCAAATAAAACAAGTATCTACAACGATACTCTGATTCCTTACTTTTTGCTCGAAAATAACGGAGAACCCCGGAACGTCCGGGAATTTTTGATCCAAAACGAGGTCGGTTCGGTTTTTGACGAAATGTATCCGGGAATGGAAGTCAAAGTTCAACGGGCGGGCGATCGGGGTTCTGAGTTCCTGCGTCACCCGGAAGCTTAACTTCTGGAAAATCACAGATTTATTAAAACAAATTATTAATTTTATACAAAAGTGCGCTATTTTCCAAACAAGCAACGTATAATAAAAAGCGTTAAAAGCGGTTGTCACTGGCAAAATATGGCTTCAAAATCGATCTGTCAAACCAATTCAATTTTAGTTTTTTAGGATTTATAGTTTTGTTGTTTGCAATTGCATTTGTGCTTTGGTTTATCCCTAACTACAATGTGTACAGTTCCGAACAAGACGGAAGGGCAGCACTAGCCCGTGCAGAATATTCAAAAAAAGCACAAGTACAAGATGCGATGGCTAAATTGGAGTCTGCAAAGTATATCGCGGAATCAGCAAAATTAATTGAATCGTCCCTAACTCCGGGATACTTACAATACTTAAAAATTCAAATGCAAGAGCAAGTTGGAGAACGCAATCCTAGCGCAGTATATTTTTTGACGCAAATAACAGCGATCGAATTGTCGTTCCCGCTAAATAACTGAAATTTGATTCACAAAAAGAGGGGCGATAGGATAATAATTCGATCGCCCCTCTTTTTAATTGACCAGTAAAATGCTAAAAATTTTATGCTAGCTATGACTTTGAAGTTCTAAGCTGGCAGCAGAGCAGAGTTGTTGTTCGTGAGAAAAAGATTTCCCCCTAGAAATTCGAGGCTAGATACTTGTAACACTTTTGATTCATTAATTTCGACAATATTTCCCAAAACTTTTCCATTCAAAAATATTCCCAAATTGTTTGGGTTTATAATGTCGCCTGCTTTATTTTTTGGACTCCAAGGAAACAAATGTCCTTTTACAAAGAAATCTGAACTCTCGATCTTTGCTGAAGTTATAAGACCAAGAATATCAGCGCTATTTTTGTCGGGGTAATTTGAAAAAGAATCATCAGCATCAAGAGGTAGTCCGCCTCCTTTTGCAGTATTGACAGACTTCATTGCTTGTATTGCTACATCTTTACAGACAACCAAAAATGTAGTACAACCTTGTAAGGCAAACATTTCAAAAGGTTTGTCAATCTTAAACACCAGTTTTTCAAAAGAAGTATTATTCTCTAGTTCAATTGTTTTTTCAATGGAAAATATATTTTCAAGAGTGAAAACTACTTGCACATCCATTAATTTCATTGCATTATCAAGTGTCATGTGTTTAACCAACGTGAACATGATTATTATAACACACCTTAGTGTAACATTATGCACAATTATTATTTTTAAAATAACTTGCTTAATTTTGCCATTTTTTTGTAAAATTAACTCAATCAAAAGTAGGTAAACCGTCAGTTGGTACGGGCATATCGATAATTTTGATCGTGGCGATCGACGGAGATCCAATAGTATTTGGTTCTGTCGCTAACAGTTGTAGAGTGAAAAATTCATCTCCTTCTACAAGGTAATCTTTTTTTGCAAAAACTCTGACTACTTTGTGAGTTTCGTCAACATCAAAAGAAAGAACTTGATTTATTGGAACGTAGTCAGTTTCTTTGGCACTCCTGTTGCTGGTCGCAACTCGAACCGACGCAGGTCGAGAGCTATCGTGTCGAACTACGGAAATTTCGATAGACTCGCCTTCCCTTACCGAATAATTTTCTTGGCGAAAAAAGAACATTTAATTTATTTTTCCTTTAAGATAGAAACAATCTTCGTTCCAAAATTCGTCGTCTATCCTCGCCATTTTTGTTCCACCTCAAAAATTGATCGGCAGCTTTTTGATATTCTTGATCGTTCAGCATTTTGAGCAAAGTGGATTCAGAGAATTGGCTTAAACCCACATTAAACACGAAACTTGTCAATGCAGAAAATTCATTGTCATTAAGTTTAACTTTCACTAAATCATTGACTATAGATTCTGCATTTTGCAAATCTCTCAAAAATAGTTCTTCTGCTTCTGTTTCTGTGATAATATAGCCTTCTTGTACATCGCCAGTATGTCCGTAACCAATTGTCCAAATACCAGCAGAACAAAGATAAGCTTCTAGTCGCAAACCTTCAAAAGATTTAATCAGGTTCAGTCCAGCTTCATTTGTTTTCATAAAATTCCCAAAATTTCAAAAGTAAACTCGTGAAACAACGGAGGTCTACCAAAATGTAAAATTAATTCTTTGTCGCGCAACAAGCAGTCTGGTTCGATTACTTCATCAAGACACGTAAGCAATCTCCAAGAAACAATTATTGCAAATGGCAAAATAAACTTAAATCTAGTCTTAACTCCGTCACCAATTTTGACGCATATTTTACGTACTTCGTTAGACGAACATTCTGGTAGTGGATCGAGTGGAATAATCGTAATTTCTTCCATGATTTTTTAAAAATATAAATAACCTCACCAAGCGCGGTGCAAAGTGAGGCTATCTTCAGACGTTAGTTGAAATCCACGACCAAATCCTAGTTGGAGTTTCAATTAAAAAATTTAGCCCAAAAAAGGTTTCTTTATCCCCATAATTGAGACTTCATAAGAGTCTGTTGGAGGTGCTGCGCCGTCAAATTTGACTGTAACGCTATTAAGTGCGTATTTTACACCAACCTGAATTTCTTCGTTGTCGGAACGTCGCATCACTTTAACAAACACTGTTTTTGTGTTGTTCAATCCGTGAGTAACAAGGTATTCAGTATCCGTACCGTTACCGATCGTCGCCGAAATTTCTTCTGGGATACCAAAAGCAAGCTTTGCCGCAGCAACAGTAGTTTCGCCCGTACCGCCTCTCTCGATCGATATCTTCTGACCATTCCATTGAGCTTCGGGATTGACAATATTGCCGACAGCCGCGATAGATGCTTGACCTGCGTAGTTAGGAGCAATGTCAATCCCGGGACCAGAAACGCTAACGCGATCCGGTGTACCGATCAGCGAAAGTACGTGGGCTGGGGTTAAATCTAAACCACCGCCAGCGACGGTAGTTTCGTATGGCGAACGACTGCGAATGAACGTCAGATCGGTTGTATCTAGGACGATCGGATCGCGAGTTGTCAGCAACCACAAAGTGCGGTTGTCAAGGTCGCCACCAACAACAGGAACCGCCATCCCTGACGTAACTTCTGCATCTGCATCTGCGTCTGCAGCGCGCGCCCAAGCGCCCGCAGCAACAACATAAGGACCATTCTCAGTGCGATCTGTTTGCGCTGTAAGCAGGACGCGATCGCGTATTGCCAGTACAGTATCTTGAATAGTCAGCAGTCCGCCTGTTGCAATATCGACGTTTTCAGTAGCGGCAACAAGGCAAGACTCTTTAGTGTCGAGGTTGTTTATTGCTGCTTGAAATTGCGCTTCAAGAGCCGCAGCTTGCGCGTTGAAATCATTCTCAATACTGCTGACGCGATCATTGCGACAAGCAGAAGAACCATCGACGATTGAACGATCAAGCTGGTTGATTGTTAGATTGTTGGCATTAATATTACTGCCTAATAGCATTTAGTTGCTCCTTGTAAATATTTGTGAATTGTGTGTGGTTAATGGCGCAATCCGACGATAGTGATGGCAAAACTATTAGTATCAGGAGGGCGACCAAAAGTAACTTCTACCCTGTTTTCATCCAGGACTCGAACGGATGGTTCCATATATTTATTTAGCCCTTCAGCTAAATGAATAATGCTTGGCTTTTGAACAAATCGATTGTTCAATCCGTGAGTAACGGTAAAAACAGTAGTCGAGCCATCACCTAGGGGTGAAAAAATTATTTCTTCGGCTGCACCCAAATATTTGCGAACAGCTTCGGGCGTGTTACCTCCCACACCCCCGCCCAAAAATTCAATTCCACCCCGTTCTTGTTTTTTAAAAACTAAAGCCGTTTGATCCAAGACGATCGGATCTGGAGTTGTAAGCATCCAAAACCCTTTATTTGCCGGATCGCCCCCCAAAATTTCGACCGTAAACCCAAACGTAAAATCTGCTGGGTCGTTAGAATCGAAAGCTCTTACCCATGTTCCAGAACGAGCAACGTATGGACCGTTTTCGGCTGGATTTTGTTGACCCGTCAGCAAAACTCGCGAATTTGCTGACAAGGTGACTCCTTGTAGTGGTGGTAATCCACCTACGCCAATGTTAAAATGAGAGGTTAGGGCGATCTCGCACGGAGACTTCAAATTTTTGTAGTTCATGCCAGTCGTGCGAGATTCAATCGCCGCCATCAACTTTTTTTCAATTGCAGCAACTAGAGCCATCACATAATCTCGACGAACTGCTGAAGAGGGGTCTTCGCTTTCCTGTAAATTAAAAATCGAATAATTGTTAACGTTTAGATGGTCAGAATATGTCGGCATATATTATTCAAATAGATGTTGAATTATTGACTTTTGGGTGTTAATTGTTGCAGTAGCTAGTTCTATCAAGCTACCTAATTGCAACTCTTTTTCGCGCTCGCGCCTTGCTCGCACCTCGCTGTCAGAGATAATTTTTTTACTACAATCGCTAACAACTTTGATCGCCCACTGGATGTAGGTTTCCAGCCATCGATCTCGTTTTTTTGCGTTACTGGCTTGCTCAAAATCATTTTCAATCTGCCTTGATTGGAGGGCGATCGTCGCTGTACTCAAAGCCAATATGGCTGACTGTGTGTTTTCTCGGGTGTCCGTAGATTGCTGGATAACATCGTCAACCGATTCGGTTATATCTTCCAAGCTTTCTTGAACTTTTTGAGCAAGACTGTTGATCGCGCTTGTCATTGAGAATCCCCAGAACTAGACAAAAAAATACCGAGGTAATGAACCTCGGCATGAGTTGGTATTTTGTTTTTAAGCTTATTTTTATAGCTTTTCGCCCTCACTGTTGCATGATGGGGCGACTAACTGCCATTGTTGAACTTGATTTAGTATGTTCAGTATAGAACCGCAAACAGCTCTATACTGTTCTACTGTAGCAGGTTTCGTTTGATTGTCAAGTAAATGAATGTCCGGGGCGACGGAAGGAGATGGTAGGCGATCGCCCACGATCATAGAAGCTTTCTCGGCGCGGATCTGGGCTGCCGTCGCTCGTCGCTGGTAAGCAAGCCCTTGAAAAATGGACTGAACGAAGCGAGCTTCCATTCTCGCCATCTGTTCTTCTGGGGAAAGGGTGGAAGGGAAGGAGAAATCTTCGGGATAAAATTCAAGATTTTGAGGCATTTGCTTCTTTAGCGAAATAAAGGTTTGAATCCGAAGGTGATAAAATTGTAAGAATTCGATCTTCGGGGACGTTCGCAGCCAGTGAGTCAGAAACTTTCATATACCAGATTCCGTTATCTTTTGGTTCTCTCTGTGATTGAAGTAAAATTTTTCGATACAAATTTTCACCAAATCTGTACAAATTTTCTTCTTTATCAAGGGGTGTCCTATTAAGATTAAATTCTTCAACTGGATTTGTCAAACGAATTGGAGTTTCATCACCAATTAAACGTTTTACGTTTTCTGCTTCCGAAGGTAATAAAATTGTACGAATCCGATCTTCGGGAAAATTTTTAGTTAGTGATTTAGCAATAGGTACATAATGAACTCCATTATCTCTCGGATCTGCTTGCAACGCTAACACAACCCTTCGATATAAAGACCCCATAAATCTATACAAATATTCTTCTTTGTCAATAGGTTCATTATTGAAAACAGGTTTTCCACCCGAGCAAAGAAGAATATTCAAGGTATCGTCACCATTTAAGCGCTTTACGTCATCGGCGGTGTAATAGTTCATGGTTTTATATTTTACCAAGAGTCTTTTTAAATTGATCGACCCCATCAGACTAAGATCCAGATCGAACTTTGTAAATACCGTTAACCTTAGGATTAGCTTGTTGGTAAGCTATCGCCCGTGCATTTTTTTCTTTGTCCCAAGGAACAAGAAGCATACCGTTATATTTGAGATCGGAATCTTGAAGGATAAACGCCCTTCTAAAATGAACTCCCTCCATTTCGATCAATTCTTCTTGGGGGTACAGCGGAGTGCAATCGCATTCTTTGGCTAAATCTTCTTTGTTCGTTGCAACAAGAAAAATTGAAATTTTATCGCCAACTTCAAGCGTTACACCATCAACGGTAAAATTGCTCATAGGTTTATCTTGTACTCAGGAATTACGCTGCAAGGTTCTGAACCTTTATTTGCTAATATTATACCGTCTCCATAACTAGCGACGACAGAAACATTTGGCGACGGATACAAAAAGTCTATCCCGTAATTCATCCAGGGGACGATAGTCTCACCGTTGGGCGTCGGCTGCGAGATCACCTGACCGGGAAGCAACAACTCTACGGTATCAAGCTTTAACCTGCGAGAGGCATTGTCAGTGGCAACTACTTCGACAGTCCGAATATCTGCGCCTGCAAGGGTTTGCACGAACGCTTTCCCCACTTTAAAGGATAAAGTAGAATTGATTTGGACTTCTTGCGTCGAAGGAAATACTTTTTCAATCTCCTGCGGGTCGATCGCCAAAAACGGCATCCTTACCGCAGCATACCCGGGAATAAGAAAACCAGACTCATCAATCGAAGCGGCTGGAACCTCTACGGGTTTGCCGATAAATTTTTGTGAAGAAGATCCTATAATTTCAGCCGGAATAGGGATTCCTTCAAACAATCGTTTTATATCTTTGAGTGCAAGATGCCCGATTTCAACTCTTCCATCCTCCATTAAGCCCTCGGTGCAAACCAAGTGCTGAAAACATCTCACCCCTTCGCTCGATAAAACCATTGCAGACTCAGATGCTCGGTACAGATTCGGAGTAGGTGTTTTGGCTGCTAGTTTTCCATCTATGTAGACGTTTGTCAGTCCAGTTTCGCTGACAACTTGAACGTAAAACTTAAAGCTGCTGGGCAATTCTTCACTTAAAACAGAAGAAGTGCCAATTTCTACATACAATTTTTTACCTTTAATCGCTATTTTAAAATCACCGCATTCGACAACATTGCCATCGCCTCTCCAATACTCAATCGCGCCCATCACCCCAAAAGTCCTCAAGCCTTGCAGCGGCGATTGGTGGTAGTAGAGGATTGTTGGCTCTACTGGTACGATAACTGATTGTTGGTAGACCGGGAAAGTCGGAAAATTTCTCTCTTCAATCTGGACGATCGTCACTTCAAGCGTCATTGAATTTTCCATGAAAAACTCAATGTGAACTAAGGTTTCGTCGATGGGGACAAACTGAATGTCAATTCGCTTGTTTGCATCGATCGCGTCGTTCAGCATTTCGCCCAAAGAAGCCTGAGCCAAAATTTTGCCCGATTGAATTACGCGAAATGTGTCGCCCGCCCCAGCACTACCGTTGGCAAGTCGCAAAATCGTCCAAGCCGTGTACGTTTTTCCCGTTTCTAGGTAGATTGATCGCCTTAGTATTTGCCGTTTTCGACTTTCTTCATCCTGCCCTTTACCAGCAATGACGGCGATCGAGTCTGCTTCCTGCCTTATCGACACCGCGCCGCGAGTTGTTTCGCGCCTCACAAAAACATTAGAACCTGCTATCCACTCCGAACTCTTTAAATCGTCAGAGTATGTCAGCAAATTGCTAATTTCTGGGGCAATCACAAAATTGCCGTTGTCGTAAATAGCCGGTTCATTGCTTGATATCGGGATTAAGTCTAAAGAGCCATTTATTTCTTTTTCAAGAAATAAAGGAGAAGATCTGCTAAATGTAGGAAATCTACCTTGGTAAAAATCCCCGAACGTACCTTTAATTCCGAAATTAATTTTTCCCATTTTTTAAACCAAGGTAAATAGATCGAATGCAGTTCCGGCAGAAGTGTCGCAAGCAGCCGCAGTCCCACCAATTCCATCGTGCGTTATAACCAGCAGTCGAATTTCTTTTTCTTTCCGAATAACGATCGCCACAACGCCTTGAAACAAAGAATCGTGAGACAGGTTTGGGAGCCTGAAACCCATCGTTTCGCCCCCGATCGTCAGCCTTCCCTCAATCGACCGATCTCCCTGAATTGGAGCAATTGAGTTTTTAACGTACTCGATTTTCTGACCCAAGAAAGGAAGTGCCAATCCCGGACTTGCCTGAATCGGCAAGACTCGCATTGTTAGCGGCCCCGGATAAGTCTCGCCGGCAAGGTGAATCGGTCCGTAAAGTTCTGGCGCTCTAGCTGCGCTAGCTTGCGGTAGGTATTTGGCGATCGGCGAAAAGCGGAACGTAGCCTCCCCCCGGTGTACGGTGTTGCCGCCGCCTTGAGAGTGTGCAACAAACAGCGGATCGGAAATAATTTCCGCACCGTCGAGCAAACCTGCATCTCCCAGACCTTCATACTTGGGATAAGCCAAAAGAAATTGCAGTTTGTCTGAAGGACGGGGGCTGCGGTAAACTAGCGCTCGGTAGGCGGTGTTTGGACGCGGGACTCTGGCGATCGGCGAATCCAGTCTTTCCGGTACTCCTTCTATGAAAGCAAAACAACCAGCGGGTTCGTCCGGAACAACTACCATCCCAAACTCATTGGACTGAACGACCACATCTTCGTATAGATAAAGAATTCCTGACCGCTCCCGCGCCATAACAGCAATTATCGACTGATCTCCGGCAGGTTCTTGATACTCTACTAAGTCGTTTTGTCCGCCTTCTCGAATGTTGCCCTCAGCCAATTCCTTTCCAGCAAACCAAACTTTTTCGCAGCGGCGGAAAGGAACTTGAAAACCGCATCCGGGCGGGTAGCAAATTGCCGGGACGCAGTAAGCAATGCCACCGGGTTTGATCGAAGAATCTTCGCTGGCAATCCAAGCCAACACCCCTGAATGTCCGAGCCTGGTAAATCGCCCCAAACTAGATTGATCTTTACCGTCGGGACTGTAAATTTTATGGAGCGCAAGATTTTCTGAAAAGTATGTACCGTAGGGAGTCGGTTGCTGCAAGACGATCGATACCAGCGCGCGGTCGGTTCCATCGTTTTCCGCTCGAACCTTTACCACCGAAATATTGTCGGTAACAGCTTGATCCAAAAAGGTCATGCGCTGCCCGTTGGCAATCATGTTTGTTCCGTTCGAGGCGATCGCCGCTTCTCCGGGAGAACTGTTTCCCTGGACAGTTCCAAGAACCAAGTTTTGGACTGTCCGGGAATAGTTGCGACTGAAACCGGAAAATAAATCGACTATTCGCTTCCACGCGATCGTGTTGACATCCTCCGTCGAAGCGGCACCATCTAAAATGATCCCGATAATGTCAATGCCGTCGCCCCCCGTGTAGCCTCCTTCTGTATAGTTGGCTTTGCGGCGAACCGTACAAATTTGCAGTACATCTATATGATCTGGGAAAACTCGATAGCTTTTTGATTCTGTCCAGTTGTCGTCGATCGCCCAGACGTGATGTTCGCCAAACGGAAACCCAGTACCGCCTTTTTTAGTTACGGTAAATCGGTGGTGCGCGTCAATGTCGCCGCTGCGGGGAATTGCCGTCAGTTGGCGAAAATCTTCTGAGGCGATCGGTTCGGGAGACAAAATGGCAATGAAAAACACCCTTTTCCTGCGGGAGTTCTCGCCTACCATCTGCTTAATCTGAATTTCCTGCGTCTGCTCGTCTTGATCGCGATACGAAAACTCTAGCTGACCCAGTTCTGGGTCTTGTTCTGCGCCAACTTCGCAACTGAATGCAATTAAGTATAAATAGTCTTCCCGGTTGACAATCGACCCGGCTGACGCCTTAATAGATGGAATTTTTAGGTTAAAGTCTAAGCTGAGTCCGTCGTTCGGGTAGATCGGCAGGTGCGCTTTACCGTGAACTTGGTAGACGTTTTGTTCGGAGGCGATCGGGGTGACTTGGGGCTGTTTCAGCCACTTCGGCTGTCCTCGGGAGCAGTAAATATATTGAACTTGAATATCGTTGTTGAGGTTAACTTCCTCCGCGAGAAGGACAGATATGTCTCCTATACCTTCTGGAGCCTTGGGATTGACCGCCAAATCGTTAACTTTTCTCTGAAATACTTCAGCCACACAAATGCTTCTCCAAAAAAAATAACCAAGACTCGTTTGAGGGAGTCCCGGCTTGGGAAAATATAACAGGGTAAGGTGCAATTAATACACTGGGTCGATTATACCGGATCGGGGGGGCGATCGCAACACAATTAATTTTGGGCGATCGGAATAAGACGTTAAAAGGAATATTACATTTTGGTAATTGCGCTTTCAATCATATTTTGACATATATCCTCTTGCTGCTGCACATTCAAAAAAATATTCATGTTCAATTTCATAAGGATGAGTACGAGTCCTTGCAGCTTTCAGTGTTTTGATGACAACATAATTGTCAAACAAGGCTTTAATTTCAATAGTTCTGTTGTTAATATTGCCATCACCGTAATTGATTCAAAAACATCGCCCACTTCTAGTTTCATTGTTTTTTGATCTCCTTATTTTGGCTGTCAAGTATTGAGATACAACAAGATTTTGTACAATTCATTGGTTACAATATAGCGAATTGGTCTGGCGATCACAATTAGTTATTGACGCATTTTCGGAAAAATATGTAATAACGCTTCAAAAACCGCATCTTCTAAAAACTGAAGACGACTTTTTCTGCAAAGATCGATGTGCGGGTTATCATGACGCGAAACAATTTTTTGCTCAGCCATATACTTGCCAACTGTATTCTTTTTAAAACCACCTGGCAGTTGTTCTGTAGCGAGTACAGCCCCTGTCGGGAAAACACATTTGTCCGACTTTGTACACACAATCGATTTTCCTGGTACGATTGCGTAAATAATCGCATAATCAATCCACGTATCTAATTCTATTATTCCTGATTGTTCAACTAAATCTATCCCATTTTCTATCCCAAAGTAAACATCGATGTGTTCTGGCTGAGATTCTTTTGCCATTTTTGCTCTTTTTCTCGCACCCTGATAAATTTCAGGATAGCCACATGGTTGCTCATTCGTGCCAGTATTACCAATCTCGATCGAGATTACACCACAATATAAATTTAGCCTATCAATTGCGTTTCTAGTTGCATCGACTTTTATTTTGCTTGTTCCTGCAACGCCGACAAGGAGAGGAGAATTCAACTTAGTATCCGGTGTTATTTCTGAAAATTTCATGTTTTTAAGTCTCGAATTAAAGGTAAATTATGCGTTCTGAAACTTTTTCAGATGGAAACTCAATTAATACGAGTTGACCTTCTGGGTGTCCCACAATCCCAAAGCTGCTTTTTGCAACGAGTCGTTGAACTTCTATCTCCTTATCTACTGGTAAATTTTTATGCCAACCCCATATTTTTTGTCCTTCAAAAATATGGTATTTTTCAATTAAACCTCCTTGGCGATCTATGAAAATTGTCTCATGAAGCTCTAAAGCGATTCCCTCAAAAGTATGTTCGTTGTTTTTTGTAACTTTTATACGCATAACTTGATAAAGTATTGTGTGACTTTTAATATTATTAAAACTCAAACAATATTAAAAGTCAAGTTAATTGTAAAATTATTCTTACGCCAAACCCACCGATTTCCCCCATAAACAGTGATTTGTCAAAGTAGCGCGCCTCAACTAACTTGCCAGCTAAGTATATTTTGATAGAATCGACCAATGTGTCAGATTCCGATCGTCCCAAAAATTCAACCAGCAAGTACGGAAAATCTCTAGAAACAGCAGTTGATCGCCTTGCTGTTTTCCAGTTCGCATTGCTCAGCGCAACTATAGAGATAGGGGGATAGACCAGCCAGCCAAGCGTCGTCGATAGTTGACACTCCCAATTCTTTGAGTCTGACGCCTGCTTCAACATTGGGAATAACTCGTGCAAGGCGATCGCCCGCTGTGGAATTGTTTTTTTCTCAACAATCGTTAAGATGCGCCGGCTGTATCGGCGAGTGAAGTGGCACAACTGAATTAACTCAGTAGTTTCAGCGCTCGATTGCCCTTGCCCGGGTTTTCTAACGAAGTAATTCCAAGGTGCACCAGAATTCCAAAAACCAGAGGCAATTATTGAGCCAATTTTTTTAATTTCCTCAATTTTGGTTGCAGCATAGGGCTGTAGAAAATTTTGTCGCAAGTCAAAAAAACGATCGCCCTGCAGCGCTGAAATATTCGTGAGCCGATTGCCCGCTGGTATTTCCGTTTCGACAGTCGTAACCTCTATCGTTAAGATTTGTTCGTTAAAACGACGCTCGCCCGCAGTTTTTTTTGAAACCTGAAGCCAGATTCCCGGGCTGCAAATTAAAGTTTCTATTTTTGCAGACTCAGTTAAAACTCCATCGCCGTAATAAAACTTGGCGGGGTGTATGCGCGATCGTCTTGACTCATTGGAAACCTTGGCGACAGTTCCGTAGATATCCCCGTAAAAAGCTAATGCCATCGGCGGGCGAGGAGGAGGAATAACAGTTGTTGGCTTCGTCCATCCAAAAGCGTCGCCGTACCAACAAGCTTTCTCCCAAAAAGTCCAGCGTTTCTGGATTCTAACAATTTCTTGTTTTTTGACAATTCGAGGTTGGTAGCGATCGCCGTAGTGGATGCCGTCGCACTCAAATTTGTACTTGTGGGCGATCGGTTTTGGAGGTAAAACTTTTGGTTCCAATGCTTTGACGGGAAAATGAAACCAGCCAATTACGGTCGGGGTTGATGTTGCCATCCAAATCTCGTGATTGAGATCGAATATGTCGGGAAATATTTTGTGCCAGTTGGTTTCGTCTAATTCGTTGAAGTGCATCCAGGGGCGGTATATCCCCATCATCGAACATTCTTTAGAAATTTCGTTGGGCTTGCGGTACAACAGTCGGCGATCGCTGTACCTGTTGCCATAAACCCAACTTCCACCGGGATCTGTAAATATTTTGTAACGAGGTCGATAAGTCCTTCCGGGAGCGTCGCCCCAGCCCATGCGCTGCAAGTCGTTGAAAGTTTGAGTGCGAAAGTGATTGTAGCGGGTTCCGCAGGTTATCCAGTTGGGAGGTTCTTCTAGCGGGAACCGACCCAGAGGCTGCCTGATTTCTAGTAGCTGGCGATCGTCGGATTTGTCCCAAAGCAGCCACAGGGCGATCGCCATCCGAATTCCTTTCTCGGTTCCCTTGATCCGCCAATACTTCCACGCGGACTTGATTAGGTTTCGCTTATGGATGGTTGACCACTCGGGATTGATGCCAATTCCCAAATAGTGATCTTCAATTTTCCCCAGACCTACAAATTGACCCAGCCAGTCCAAATGCGGGAAAGATGCGGGGTGATCTGGATCGTAGAGATACTCTTGGAGTTGGACTATCTTGTAGAGGATGTCCAGTTGTGGTTGGACTCCTACGTCGCACAAATGCTGCAATAAACCGATCTCGTCCGCCAACTGTGCGTACAGCGGAAGCATTTCAAAAAGGCGACGGGAATGTGGCATTTTTTAATGGCGAGAGCTGGATTTGAACCAGCGACCTTCGGGTTATGAGCCCGACGAGCTACCAGACTGCTCTATCCCGCTTTGCAGTTTTAATAATATCGTTGTTTCTGGATATTGTCAAGATGTTTTTATTGAGTAGTCCCTCGTTAATTGTGGCGGAAGGTCGAATGGCACGATTTGCCGTAATCAGAAAGTTAGATATTTCATTGCCAGAAAAAGTCCGGGTTACTTCACAAAACGGAACAGCTAGGGCAGGAGTTGATTTCGATCACCTCGATCGCCTATTGTTGTTCATACCCGGTCAAAGGCAGTGCGATATTGAAATTCCGATATTTGAAGACAATAGTTTGGATTTTGATCGCGAATTTACCGTGCATTTGAGTTCAAAAAGCGAACTCGGAGAGCCAAGTGTAATGAACGTAGAAATAGTTGACGTGTGTACTGACTAATACTTGTTTATTTTATTTTTCGGCTTTATAATAAAGAGGTAAACACGAATCTAAACAATTTAAACAACATGAGTCACGCAACCACGTTTCACGGAAAATTCAATCTATCCCCAAAACTAACAACGGAGCAAGTTAATTATCTAATGAAATTCGCAAGAACGAGGCGGATGAAACGAGATCAGCTAATTGCTGAAAAGCTCCCAGATCCAATAAGAAAAGCTGTCAAACTACCAATAGGTTGGGAAGCAGAATATTATGTCGGATCGATGGTACTTATGGGTCAAGATTGTGACTCTCTATCTGTCGTTCATCCCAATGAACCACCTACCAACCAACCTAGCTTGTACTGTAATTGGATACCTTCAACAGAAGGTGACTTCCTCCAATGGGATGGAAATGACTCGTTTCATTATCCCTCAGAATGGTTGGACTACCTCATTGACAATTTTTTAAGACCTTGGGGTGTCATTGTCAACGGCTGCGTCGAATGGCGTGGCGAAAAAGGTGATGAGACAAACACAGGAACAATAACTGTTGTCAACAACAGTTATGTTATTACCAAAAAAACTGAGATTAAATAAATCTCATTAACAAAAGCCTGCAATCTAAACTAATAGATTGCAGGCTTTTTGCGTTTGCTTTATTTATTTATTCGAGTTATAATAGTATTATAAACACTCTTCAGAAACACAATGAAAATGCAAATGTCTTTCAAAGATTTTTTCAGGCGCGTTAAATCTGCAAGTCCAGACAATTTCTCTAATAAAGGACTCAGGATTTTATATGACTACATTGAAGAAACTCTCGGAGAAGACTGGGAGTTTGATATCGGTGTAATAGATCAGGACTACGCAGAATCTTCTTTTAAAGATTTTGCTAAGTATCACGGTATCAAGTGTACTCGTGAGGCGATCGTAGCAAAGATAGAAGAAAGAAGTTACGTTATAGGGTTTCCCACTAAAACATCCATTCTTTACGGAAAAATAATGTAACGTCTGGTTTAGCTTAAAAAAGCCCGCAACCTATTAATTTAGGTTGCGGGCTTTTTGTTATTTATTCTATATACTAAAAGTATAATAAAGAGGTAGACACAAATCTAAACAATTTAAACGACATGGGTTATTTCATCGATTTTCAAGGGCAATTCAAGCAGTTAGTGATCAGATTTACTTGCGATTTGTCGCGAACTTCTAGCAAAATAACAACTTCTAGCCCGTAAAAAGCCCGCAACCCATTAATTAGGTTGCGGGCTTTTTTGTGTTTATTTTTGGCTACAATATCAAACTCAAACTGCTGCCTTGTACCTTGAAAATAACGATAAATACTAGCTTGTTTTATTTACCTACGTTATAATATTAATATGTACGAGCAAACACAAAAACAATGAATACTTTTCATGTAAAACAAAATCTAATGAAAGCTTTTGGAGTCGAAACTCCAGAAGACCTGAGCAAACATCTTACTAAAACTGATCTTAATAGCAGGCAGGAAATGCTATATGCTGCGGCAGTAATTCACAGCTACGCTAGTTTTTACAGAGTTAAGAACAGGAATTGCATTCGTGAAATACTTGAAAGTGAAAGCATAGAGAGTCAGCATAAGTTGGCAATAGACGCCAAGCATGGCTACGGTTATTCAGATCAGCAAGTTGCTCAGAGTCAATAAGAAATAAAAAACAAAAAGCCCGCGCCCTAAACTAACAGGGTGCGGGCTTTTTGCTGTTTAAATTTGCCTACACAATCAAGCTCAAGCTATTTCCCTGTGCTTTGAGAATAGCGATCGCCAGATCCAAATTTAACTGTACCGAATCCAGTACCGACACCCGATTTTCAAGTTCTGATATTTGCTTCGACTGAGCGATCGCCATTGCACTCAAATTACCGACCATCGCCATTAAAACATCTTGAGGTGTAGATTCTGGAGTTTTAGATTCCCAGCGAGTCCAAGTATTTGTTGCCATATTCCAATACTCAAATTCGTCGTCCACAGTCCTAAAAGTAGGGTTCGGGATGGGATGCAAAACTTGGAACGACTCTGAATCTTCGCCTGCAACTGTTTTAACCTTTAGAGTGAGGTTCCCCGGTTCAACGACGGGAATTTTGACCCGAATCTTGCCGGAATCAACTACAGCAACGTCTGTCGCCGACACATCGCCAAAAAATACAGATGTTGCTGGCGTAAATCCAGAGCCTTTAATGGTGGCGATCGCCCCAACAACAGGATAATCGACGCAAACAATCTCAATCTCAGGAGAAGGTTGCGGTTTTATTGGCGGGGGCGGTGGAGTAATTGCAGAGTTGTTGTCGATCGCCACCCGTACCGCATTAGATTTTACCCCGGCGCGATCAACAACAATAAAATAACTTCCCGGAGAGACGACCGGGACAATCGCCGAAATTTGAGTCGGACTGTGGAATGTTACCGTTAAACTTACAGATTCTCCTAGTTTAACGGCAACATCCTTTGTAAATCCGCTACCGTTAATTACGATTTTTTGATTTGGCAGCGCCAACCAAGGGGCGATCGATACAATGCGAGGAGTTTTAAGTACCATATTAAAAACTGTTTCCAAACGCTCTGAAATCGCCAATCGGTTCAACGTCGTCGTAAGAAAGCGTCATAGACAGAGTACACAAATCTTCGCCGTCCATATCGTAATCCGGAAATTCGCATGACGACGGAAATACGCCAATTAATTTACAAACAATTGGCGGTTCTTGTATGTACAATCTTTGATAAATAATTGACGCCAATTTTTTGTATTTAGGATCGATACCCGGAACCCCCCCGTAAGTTCTAGATGCAACATCGCCACCAGCTCCAATCAATTCCCTAGTGCGAGCGTTAGTAGCTCGCAAAGCAGAACCTCGATCGATGCACATTTCAAACCATCCCAAATATTCATTTCTGGCTTTGTCGTCAGCAAAGTCTAAAGTGATGCCAAAATCACCGGGATTGACTCGACCAATTGGAACCTTAGTTTTATCCGGGCGATCGGCAGTTGTAATCTCAAGATTGATTGCATCTCTAGTAATAATTCGGTCGCATTCTGGCAATCCTTCAACAATAAATCGCTGTTTGTTTTGCGGAATCGGATTTGGAGATAATGTTGCTTTACGCATTGTAAAAAAGTCTCAAGAATGAAAAAACTATAGAAAGTTAGCATTTACACTGCTATTTCCAACGCGAGAAACAATTGTTTCTGGGGCTACAAAAATTTGCAACCTTTCTAATACACCTGTTGGAATGTACCCGTAATAAATATTCAATTCTCCATTGAGAATTGAAACTACTACGTCAAAATCGCCAGACTCCCCACCGGAAGAATCAATTCTTACGGCTTGATCGAAAGAAAGATATCGAGTGTAAACTCCTTTCTGGTATTCCCGTCGCGCAAAACTTTCGAGAATTAGTACAATTTGCTGCGCTAATTCAGGTTGATTTGGCTGAAACAGTGTTTGCAAGAAGCTTCTAGCTTCCATAAACACTCGCAGGTAATTCGACTGAATTCGCCTGACATGGAGAAAGGTATAAATATCGTCAACAGACGGACACCTAGCACCCCAAACAATAACTTTGCCGGCATAAACTTTAATCGGTTGAATGCCGACTAAATTCAAAATTGCTTCATCGCTGGGAGTGGGCGTAAACGGTAGTTTTGTTACTCTTGACAAACGAGCGTCAAGCCCAGCAGCGGGATGGTGATAGCCTTCTGCTAAACTTGCTTTGGCACTTTCTAGTCCCATAATGTCGCCCGAAAGTGAAACAAACCGATCGCCAGTTCCCCTCGGGTTGGAAACATATCCATAAGAAGGAAACGCAACAGACATATAATTGTTGCGCTCCAAATCTTGCTCGATAAAAACTTCCGCTACTGCTGAATTGTTGATATTGGAAGGTATTTCTGCTCGATACTCAAAAGCGTTTTGATACGCATACTCAATGCCAGCTTTTTGAGTTGATATGTCGGAAACACCGGGAACAGCCATTCTTACGAGTCCAACATTTCTCCCAAAAACTGCTGTTACTAAATAGTTGCGATCAAGATCGAAATATTTGGTAAAGTTGTAGGAAGTTAAACGAGCCGTGTCGCCATCATACCCAAATTTTAAATATTCAGGGTAAGACACCAAAAACCGATCACCAACTTTACAGTAGTTCGTAAGATCGTTACCTTGATCTACAAGCAGATATCCAGAGCGCAGTGCTTTTGTCCCTGACCGAACATTCTTTAGAAACATGGTTTCAAGAATTAATTCGGTGTCGCTCGGAATCAACCTAATTTTGCGAACGGTTCCCGATGCCGGATCGTAAAGGTAATCGCCGCGCTTCAACTGCTTGCGGAAAATTGTTCCCGTACCCCTAACATCTACGCCGCTGGAACTTATCGTTCCTTCTAAGGTCAAAGGAGCGCTGGCATTTTTTATTCTCAGCGCGTTGCGGGAATATTTGTAAGGATTTGGGGCAAACAGGCGACCGATGACCGCGTTGTAATCAAATTGACCGACTGTATAAAGTTTTTGAGCTGCCAACTCCAAAACTTGGCCAGTACCGTTGCAGGGGCGAACGTCAGACTGTATTCCCGTCGTGTAAGTCGAACTCCACAACGACTCAACCACAATCCACGTTTGATAATTTTGTCCGGAGGTGCGGTAGCCGATATTGCCGTCATTGACGATAGTCTCGACAAAATAAGGATCTTCCCTCTCTAGAGAAGCATCTGGAACCGAAATCATCAAAGTTCCATTGAAATAACATTTCAATGAAAAATGAGTTTCGGGATATTTAGTTCCTTGTCCAATTTCGATTGCCAGCCCAACGTTTTCTGGTTGTTCCAGCTTGACCTGCACTTTTTGAGACTGTTTCGTCAATTGGGCGTCGGTAAAGCTTGAAGAAAAACGGGGGAATACCTTAAACCTCTGATTGGCTGCATCAATTTCAACTACAGTAGCAGCTTCGCCCCGGCGATTTGGATCGATAATTGCATCGCCAGTCTTGATATCAATTTCGTATTCCGAGTTTTGTCCTGTCACCCACAGATTGTCTGCGTAAGCAGATGAGCCAGCTAAAATTGGAAAATCAAAACCCGATACAAGGGTCAAAGAAGTTGCAGAGGCGATCGCAGCAATTTCTCTGCTATATTCTTCGCCATCGTGTGAGTAATAAATTGAATCTCCTGGTTTTAATTCCGAAACAAATTCCGTACCTACTCCTGTTACAACGAGATTGTCGCGCTGCATTACTAAATCTCGACCATCGCTGCTAAAGGGTTCTGAGATAGTTAAAGTAGTGTCTGAAGTAATGCTTTCGATCCTTCTCGCTTCGCCGTTTAAATAGATGTTTGCACCTACTTTCAACTCGGAAACAAACAAGGTTGAGAATCCAGTAATTGTAGTCAGGTTAGCCGTACACTGACCCGATAAATTAACCAAAAGCGGAAAAGAAATTGTACCGGAGAGCGATCTCGTTGTTGCGTAACTGGCTGTTCCGTCGATGGAAATTGGACCCGAAATTCCATCAGCTACAAGATCGTACTGAGCTCCTACTGTGAAGACTACTTCACCAGAATCTGTTGCTGCCGTGTTTGCAACTATTTCGTAGGTTTTGCCGGAGTTGGACGTAAAACGAACCTTAGCTCCAATGAATTCATTGGATTTTACCGAAGGTGCGACGAGCGTAAACGTCCGTGAAGTAGCCACGACAACGGTAGAAATCGGAATTTCATTTCTGTATCCGCCCCAGCGACCTGGGTTGGCGGCGGTGATTCTGAGTGCGTCCGCACCTTGACGGTTCTTGATAATTATTTCGGCCGGTCTAGCATTATCTATTTCGAGGCGCGACAGGAATAGAATTCCTTTACCCCTTGAAGTTGCAAAAAAACCGTCAATTGCATCCGGGCAAAGGTGGGCGCTGTTTTCGTACAAGTGCCACGCCGGGTTTTTGGGATCGCCGAACAGTTCTAGGTACTGCTTTTTCGATGAAATAGCTACGGGCAAACCGACTGGACCCCGACGCAAATTTCCCCAAAGGGCGATCGCGCCAAATTGAGGATCGCCGAGCATACTTACTGACCGCTGCTCGATTACAGACACACCGGGTGCGCCTTCTGGGGGTCCGTAAATTTTGATTGATTGTTGCAAAGCGCTGGGCATTATTCTTTAGCTCCTGGTAATCCTTTAAACCCCGTACCTCTGTAGCCGTATTCCCTGATCAGCAAAACCCGCTCGAACAACTGGCGAGTTCCACCGCCGATCGGTTTGCGAGTTTGAGGCAACGACTGATCTTGTTCGAGAGCATCTAATTGGTCGTGATCGAATTCAAGGAGCGGATCGTCTTCGTCGATCATGATGCAGCCCGTCTCAATCAACTCTTGCGAATAAAGAAGGGTTTTTAGGTACTCTTGAACAACTTCGATCTCGTCAGGGGTAAAAAATCTCGGTTCAGTAGAAATGTAAATTTCAGCATCGTCAAAGTCTGTATTTCCACCGTCGTATTTATCCCCTTCAAAATCTTCGGGATATGGAATCTGTAAGGGTTCGCGACCAAATCTGAGGTGAGCTTGTACGAGTGTCATTTTTTCTCCAATTTAAAAAGCCGGACTAATTTGGTTAGCCCGGCTTGGGTGAGTATTGAATTTTGCATCGCGTCTAATTCACAGTTACTTTAGTTTCTGGTTTGTTGAACTTGGCAGATGGAGTTTCGTAAACCCACAATCCTGGAACCTTGATTGCAAGTTCTGGAATTGTCTGAGTCGCGTACATTTTTTTGAAAAAATTGACGTGCTGTTCTTGAAGTCCGTCTACAAAAATCAGGTAGTGACCCGATGTATAAGCGTCGCAAAGAATTCCGGGATCGACAGCGGTGTTGTTGACAAAATTTAACTTTGTAACGTCGATTCCCAGTTGACCTAGAATTTCTTTTTGATCGGCGGTGAGAGTTAGAGAAGCTGGAGTCGCTGTAGGCATATTAGGCGCTGTAGTTGATGGGGCTGATCGGCGCTGATTGTAAATTGACTAAATTTGCAGGGATAACGTACTTCTCTGTCGGACTTCCGTAAATAGTGATATTTCGGAAGCGCGTAGGCATTACAATGCTGTAGCTTTCTCCGTACAGATACTTCAAAAACATGGCGTGGTCGCGGGCATCACCTTCCAGAAAAAAAACATAATGCCCGTTGGTGTAGCCATCAACTCTTACTGCCGTTTGGTGGAGGGTTTCAGCTTTGATAATGTAGACAGATGTTGGTGCAATACCCATTTCGGATAGCACTTCAAGTTGATCAGCACTTAGCGATAAATTATGAGGAACTTTTGACAACATGGGTTGAGATCGCCTTAAACGACGAAAGGGGCCCTAGGAGCCCCTGCATGGGTTTAGATTGAAAGCTGGTAGTTACTGAATCGCCAGCGACAACATGGGTTGAGATCGCCTTAAACGACAAAAGGGGCTTTTAGACCCGTTGCATAGGTTGAAGTATTTTTAGTATTTAGCGTATGCTAGCACTAGAAACGATTGGAATCAAGTTGTGCGAAAACTTTATCTTACACCTGACGAAGCTTCAAGTAGATTGCTGGCAGCTCGACTTTGTTCTCTAGAGACTTTACCAGATTTGCCGGAACTGGAAAACTGGTTGACGATCGCCCAGGAAGAAATGGACAACTGGCTTCACCAATCTTTGCTGGTCAAGGAGTACGTGGAAGTCTTGCCGGCTAACTATCGAGGAATGCTGAGCATTTCCCGATCGCCCGTAATCGAAATCAAAGGGATAACCACAACTTTGCCCTCACTTGTGGGACATCCGCAGCCAGACATTGAAGTTCAAGCTATATGGCGCGGCGGTCAGAGCGTTGAAGTAGGCGGATTTTGCTGTTCGCCTGTCGGTCAGCGGTATAAAGTAACTTATACCGCTGGTTACGACCCTTTGCCGAAGATCGTCCCTCAAGTTATGTTCAACATATTAAGACGACTGATGGCAGGAGTTGTGTTGGGTGATCGCACCCGCCATTTAATAAACGTTGGGCTGCAAGGCGGAATTTCTCAAACTTTCGCGGTGGGGAAAGAAGCCAAAAACCAGCGATCCTCAACCAACCTCGACGATTTGATGTCGCCGCTGGAACGCTACCGGAAAAAACTATGGTTCTAGACATGAACTCGCCTTGGTTTGACATGGAGGCATTTAGACAATGTTCTCTAGAGCAGGGGACTCCACTGTTTCTATGTCAAAAAGGAATTGTGGAACCAGCAAATCCTGAATACGCGGTAAAAGCACAAGTTGGATTTACTAGGCGATCTGTTCAGGGTCATATCGAGCGGAAACAGTCAAGAATTCCAACAGACGCAGGCTGGGTAACGACAGAAAAAATTTTTGCCTATATACTGGCGATCGAGGGGTTTACGAATAAAGATGTTTTGCCCAATTCTAGATTGCTGGTAGGAAGCATTTATTATCAAATGGAACTGGTTGATGAAATTTACAGTCGCGGCGTCGTGTTGCAGTACAAGTATAGTCTAGTTAAAACAGATGGAAATTAAAGGAATATTAATATGGAATGGTATGAGGTTTTAGTAGTAATTTGTTTGACGGGTCTAACAATGGCTGTATTGTTATTTTCTTGTTTAGATAGAAACACCAAGTGGTAAATAAAGTGAAAAACACGCCCGAACATTATTACGCGCTCGCCGAAATAGTTAGATCGTTCACACCGTTAGCGCTTACGGCTTCTGGAGCGGTGGTTGCTATTTACGTTATTACTGCAACAAACTTGTCCTCCGAAAAATTTGCGATTGCCCTTGGTGTTGCAGGTTCAGCATTAACAGGTGCTTGCGGTACTTACAATCCCCAGTCAAAAGAAAGAAGGCAAGAGCAGACACGAGTAGGGCATATCGATCGGGTAGATATTGAGCAAACTGTTGAAGATGATGGAGGCGAAAGTAGGGGCGATCGGTTATAAATACTCAGTAAAATTCTCAAATAAACTAATCGTTAACCTGGTTGGGAAAAATTGATGTAATTGCAGCTCTCCATTTCTTTTAAATCTTAAAACGTGTATTGTAGGATTGTAAATACAATCCGTTATATAAACAAATTCAGTTATTTCATTTGTGCTTAATATAGGATTTAAAAGTGTCAGTGTAGAGCTTGTTATTAGTTCTCTCAAAATTAAATTGATAAATCCAACCAACCTTGGAGTGATTGCGAAAAAAATTCATTTGCACCTCCCAAGCATTGAAAATAGTTGCAAACTAAATGATTGTAAAAATGACCAGACATACTAGAATTACTTTGTGACGATTGAATAACTATCTCTATACAAATATTAAGTTGCGTAAAACCAGAAAAAAGTGCAGAGGAAAGTTCAGTGTCAACAAAAAAATAATCTTGTTCGTTAAGACCTTCTAAAGCAATAACGCAATCAAAAGCTTGTTTATCAAATTTAGAAAATGTCAGCTCATTTTCCTCTTTTATAACGTCGTACAAATGTGCTTGAACTTTTTTTGCCATCTGTTGTGCGGTTTCAGGCGACTCGGGCGATCGAAATCTTACTATTTTCATTTTCTAATTCTTAGGGTAACAAGGGGCTGTAACACAATAACCATTTTTGATTAGTCAGAAAGCAACGTACTCATCTTTACAGAAATATACACATTCTTTATTATCGTCAAATTTCACAACAACAGACAATTGACGTTCTGGTATTCGCAATGAAAGTGAGCTGGATCGCCACTTTTCAGTAATAAGCAAAGGAATATTTGACATAATTAGCAATTTATGTTACAAAAGGCGTATTCAGACGTTTTTGCTATTATAGCTGTAACTTACCGTTACATTAATTCAATTTTAAAAACATGAGCAATCGCGCAACAGCAGAAGCACTTTGTTTCTATCGTGTAATAACCGTAAACCAAGCGCGAGAAATGATAGGTCTTGAGCCTTTGCTTGAAAGGGGCGATCGGACTGGAGTTTGGGATATCGGTGCCGGCGAGAAAGATCGGGCGATCAACCCATACTTAGCTCAAGCGGTGGATTGCTTATTTGACGCAAATGGCGTTTGGATACCTCCGGACGATCCCTCCCTTGTTGTAAATGATTAAATATTACCATTGATCACTCCACCGTTCAAACAACCGCAACAAAAAGCCTAAGCTCTTATCACGCGGGCGATGGGGTAAAGATTGTGGAAAATTGTGATTGCCCGGTAGAGAAGTTTGTCTCACCGATCACCAGCACTTTAGCAAAACAGCGTTAATTATCTATGGTTATTTTCAGTAACTTCGTTTGTACCACAAAGCAGTTTTAATTTATCGCTCACAAAATTGCAATAAAATATAGTGTTAAAAGTAATTGTACGCGATCGCCCGCCCTTAATCGAAAGTTATCGCGGGTTATTGTTTTTTTGCGTCCAAGGCTAGCGCAAATGGCGATCATCGATTATACTCAAAAAAATAGGAAGCGCGACCTGGACAGTCGTACTTCCTTGAAGATAAAATTTTGTGTATAACCACCATGATATCACATAATTCGCAAAACGTCGTTCGAGAAACAGAAAAACTTTCCTTCTTCTCGCCAGACGTGGCTGAGATAGTAGGCGTAGAGGCCGCAACAGTCTTTTCTAAAATTCAGTGGTGCGTCGAAAACCCAGATATGGCAGGGACGATCGCCCCCGACGGCGCAAAGTACATCCGCAATCCGATCGCCTGCACGAGCCAGCGCAAACTAGAAAAAAGTCGGGAACACGGGAAGCTGATAGATTGGCTGTCGAATTTTACTTGGGCTACTTTTGCCAAGCTCCGCAGAATCTTTAATTATCTCGAAGAAACTGGGCTCATCATTTCCGAAAAACTTCGAGCCCAATTCTGGGATCAGTGTAAATATTACACGGTAAATTACACCAAGCTAGCTGAGCTACTGAAACGTGCGCCGCTCTGCATTTGTCAAAACAGAACACATCGATCTGTCAAATCTGATCACCTCGATTTGTCGAATGGTGACAAATCATATCAAAATACCTATTCAGAAAGACTTTATCAAAACAAACCCACTCCAGTAGGGCGATCGGTAAAACCGAAGCCAGCAATAAACAAAAAAGGGGGTGGGGAAGACTTTGAAAATATAATTGACCAAGAGGATCGACTAACGACAAAGACAAATGCCGAAAAGATTTTTGACACGGTTAAAAATAAACCAGAGCTTGTCGTTACAACTGAAGTTCAAGCATTGGACGAAAGTTCCGCAAAGCTCAGTTCGGTCAACCAGACTCAACAACAGGATTTTTTCTACAAGCTACTGATATACGCTCAGCAGTGCATCAACATTAATTCCCCGGAGGGGTATACCAAGGCTACAATCCGCGAACTAAAATCGGGCGATGCAGACCCGATCGCCCAGTTGTTGTGGGAGGAATATCTTTCAGGCGAAGAACTCGGCAGCCGCCTTGTTCCCTTTGGATACAGATTGCGGGGCGTACCGGAACGGATTGTTGGGGAGGCGATCACCCAAGACCAGCGAGGGAAAGTAGGTGCTACTGGTACGGAAGCTGCTGCAAATGCTGCGAGAAGTTTGGCTAAAGCCCCCGTAGTTCGCGCTGTCGCCGATGCTGCTCGCCAACAGTTAATCCGTGCTGGCGAAGAAGCTGCCAAGCAAGAGGCGCTAGGAATATCTCCTGAACAGGCGATTGCCAACTGCCTGCCAACTTATGCTACGGCGATCGTCCCAATCAGTGCTTTGGTTGCACCAGAACCGGAAAAATTGATTGAAGCGACGATCGGGGAAGAGATAGAAGAAACCGAAGAAGTTGTGCCAACAGAGGAATCGACAGAGCTGGAACAGGTAGACGTTGATGAAAAAAAAGCTGCTTTTGCTAAGATCAAAGAAATTTTAAGCAAGTGCAAAACCGCAGTATCTCCAAGGCAGCGTATTCGAGAAGCTAGCTTGCGGGAAGCTGCATCTTTACTGTCAATAGAGCAAAATTCTGCAAAGGTTGCGGCTGTCGATACGGCAATGGAAACGGAAAATGCTAGCGATAGGGACAATGGTCTAGCTGATTATTTGCTTCAGCGTGAAACTGCAAACGAGGATGAAATATGGTAGCTGAAATTTTTGAGAAGGTAGTCCAGTTTGATTCATTGGATGTTGCACAAAAAGTTGTGTCTCACCTACATCACGTCGCAATTGACACCACTACCGATCGCCCGCTGTTGAAATTCACCAAATTTGATGGCGCAGCTTTTAATTTAGCGCGAGCTTTAGAAGGAGTGGGCTCAACAGAATGGAAGATTTTAAATATAGCTAATCTTCCTTAATTTGTTCTTTCTTCGCGAGAATGGGAGGCTATATCTAGCTCTAGAGATTACGTTCATACCAATTATGTTTGCACAATCGCTGCTGTTGAAAATATTGACATTACAACGGGTGGATTGTTAACTATTCAAGATACAACACTATGTACTGGCGATCGCGTACTACTTACGGCGCAAACAGATCGAACTGAAAACGGTTTGTATTTAGCAGATCAAGAATCGTGGGTTCGAGCTGAAAATGCTGACGCTGATACTAGGATCGCGCAAGGTACGACATTTCTTGTTTTGGGTGGTAGTATGAATAGCGGTACTGTGTGGATATTGACAACTCCCGATCCGATCGTTTTAGGTGTAACCGATTTAACGTTCTGTCGCGTTTGCTCACTTTAAAGTTGAGGGCGATCGAATATATCAAAAAATTCTAAAAACTTAAGAGGTGTTCATCAATGCTAGTTAAAGTACAAATTCTGCCACAGGAAAAACAAATAGCATGGTTAAATGAAATTGTTTTTACGGCTGAGGTAAGATCTTCAACAGAAAACTCTATACAGACTGAATGGAGTCTTGAAACAAAAGGGTTAGGCTTTGATTATTCTAATAAATTTTTGCAATTTTCGTCATTAATACTTGTGAAAAAAGAAGGTGTTTTTACATTGAAAGTGGAATGTGAAATAGACGGAGTTCGTATTCGTGAAATTCTTGATGTTGAATCGGCTGAAGAAGTTGCTAATTTCCCAGCGATTCAGCGCAGATATAAAAAATAATCTATCAATTTAGTTTTTGTTGTATTTTTGGTGAATTGAGATCGGTGATCGCCAGTTACAACAAAAACTCGCTGGTAAATAAGTCAAAGTTGTTGAGTCCTATAAATTTAAACTTTTCAAACTTGTCCCGCGAGTTAAAAATGTTGTGTACTTTGATGACGCTAAGGGATTGTTCGATGACCGACAAGCAGTCTAGCGGTACGCTGTTTACCACAAATTGATTGTTCGTAGCTAGGATAAATTGAACAGGCGATCGATTGCTATATTCCACTAAATTCTTAGCAAGAATGGGTGAAAATTCATAGTCTAGTTTGCATCCAACATCATCGACAACAACCGTTTTAGATATATCTAGCGCGGGATTGCCACAAATATTGAGACTTAAATTTGTATTCAAGACTTCCCTATATTGATAAAAATTTATTCGATCAGACCATAGAAAAAACAATTTTAAAAATGGATATTGAATATAATTTGGATATTGCGCTATTTGTTGTGCTATTACGGTTTTTGTTTTGTGAGCTTGAAATTTAACGTCTTTTTGTAGCCTTTCCGTATAAACGGTACTTTCGCCTGACTGGTTTCGATCTAGTAAAACCAGCAAAATATACTTGCTTGCGTCTCTGCATAAGAGTACCTGTTCTTTGTGTACAAAACCTTCTTGTATTTTAAGTGAGTATTCTATGTAGTAGTCTGGTTTGCCAATATCAAACAATACACGCCATTCGTGATTTTCTGTTTCAGTAATTTCGACTCCTCTAAGTAGATCTGCTAGCTTGGCAATTGCTTTTAAAAGCATAGACTTACCGCTCGCATTTTTACCTACTATTAAATTAAGTTGACCAAATTGACATTTTTCTATTCGCCATTCATTTGGCAAGCCCTGATTGGCGATATACTCAAAGGTAATTAAGTTCATGATTTTACTTGAGAGTGATTAAATCATTTGATTATAGCAGTCTGTCTGTTCAAGATCGGGAGCTGTATCAGTGGGGACAGAACCTTCCGCTGGGTATTTTTTTGAACGGCGATCGCCTCCGCGAGTACACCCTCAAACCGTACATAGGCCATCACGACGTGTTGCTCGGACGGCTTGAGGATGAAAACAGAGAAACTCCCGATCGCCTAGTTCGGATTTATTCACAGTTCTTGCCGCAAATTGTGGAGACGATCGACGGATGGCCGCTTGCCGAAGTAGCTAACAAGCTAAATACTTCTCCCCCGCGCTTGTTTCAGGGGATGTACTTGGCCGACATTTTGAGTTTGTTGTTAAACATTAGGTGCAAGGGGGCGGGGCCGGACATTGCGATTCCCTGTACCTGTCCTTACTGCGGTCACAGGATCAACCACAAAGAGTCTGGCGACATATATACTCACGATTTATCGTCCGTGGTACTCCGAGGATGTGCCGCACTTCTTGCCCCTCCACTGTTTCACGTACAGCTAACCCGTCCAGTCGATGATACCGACAAGTGTTACTGGGAACCCCCAAGATTTAAAGAAGTTTCCTCGGAAGCGAGCGACGCATTTTCCAAAGTTAAGTTGCGGGCAGCAGATGCCTTAATCTCCATGCCCGATCAAATGCTCGATAAGTTGCATTATCGAGATTACAATAAAATTCAGCGGGCGATCGGGGAGGTATGGTTCGGTCCTGAGCAAACTATTCCAATGGATTGTCCGAGCTGTGCGGGAGAGTGGATAGCAGCCGTTGATGCCGACTTTTACTTTTCAACTTTCACTCCACCGCGACCGAATCAAAAAATTGGCTCTGTCGAGAAATACTTTAATGAATTAAAATTTGCTTTTCATGACGAAGATTCTCCTCAAGTCGATGTCCTTGATATGACTCCCAGCTCTAGGGAGTTTTGGATAAAGAAATTATCCAAACTGAGAGAGGATCGGAAGAAAGAAATGGACAAAGCAGCAGCAAAATCTAAGAGCAGACGCTAAAATAGAATAACAACTTGATAAAATCCACAATTGGTGTTAAATTACCGATCGCCCGTTAACATATTAGCAAAAACAAACAAAACAGTGACAACGATGAACGATAACGAAAAATACAAGTTTTGGCCTCACCCTAAAGGAACGATCCTTTTTGAACACATTACTCCTTACGAAATAAAAAGTCACGAAGAAGCAAAAAAACATCCATTAGCTTGGAGGTTGGTAGATCAAAGAGGTAGCGTTTTAATTGCCGAAAAAGTTTCAAATCCTGACTACACAAAACGATGTGTCGTAGCCGGGTGGAGTAAATTCAGAGATTGACATTTTAGAGTTGGGCAATTATGCGATCGCCCATTTCTAAAAAATTACCTTACTCGATTACTGTTAACAAAAATTATGATTTGTGTAGACAGCTTACAAACAATCCAACCAAAAAGTAAGTCAGTATCAAGATTTGGCAACCGATGGTGTCATCTTTTTTCCGATGATGGAAATATTGAAGAGTTACACCAAATGGCACTGAAGATAGGCTTGAAAAAATCGTATTTTCAGAATCACGCTTTTTTGCCTCACTATGATTTGATTCCCAGCAAAAGGGAATTAGCCCTAAAAAATGGGGCGATCGAAAAAGAATCAACTTCAGTCGTTCGTGAAGCAATGTTAAGGGCAAAAAAAGACAGACAAATGGTTTAATTCTGTCTGCCCGATCTATCTAAAAAGGGACAATCGGATTAATATCCGATCGCCCCCTCTTTTTGTTCTTGGATTGGTATCAGCCCTAATTCAACCTTGATTGTTTCCAGTATTGATTCTTTTCATTCATATAGTTTTGTAGTTGAATTATCGCCTCTTGGAAATAAGCTTTGGGATAAATATTTTGTTAAAATTGGCGTTAAAGGCGATCGTTTGGCTCGACTCGCCCTTAACTAAACACTCAACTCTATACCGGAAAACCAAATGTCTAAAGCAATGGTATCATGGTTCGATCAATTTCCTGAGTACAACGGTCAAAAAATTGAAATTCGAGGCAAGGATGGGTATGTGTCTGTTCGAGACATCAGTAAGGCGATCGGAAAGCGGTTCAACAATTGGACTAGAACTCAGTTTGCAAAAGATGTGTTAGAAGAGCTTTCACTTTTAACGGGTCTGCCAGTCGCTAATGCTGACACAGAATTAGCCGTTAAGAGCGGGTACTCAGAAATGAGTAGTCGCTCAAAAGCTTTGATAGACTACGTTAGAGGTGATGAAGGATCTATCTTTGTTCACCCATCTGTAGCGTTTGCTTATTCTATGTCAGATGCTCGCTTTTTTGCTCGGATCAGTCTGTGGTTATCACAAATGCAGGAATTCGGAACAGTAAATCCCCATGTTCGAGATTGGACTCAAGAGGAATTTCGACGTGGGCTGCAATTTAACCGCGATGACATCGACGAACTAAATAGCTAGCCCGATCGCCCACCCGATCGCCCGCCCTACCAAAAATTAAACACACGCCCCGCCAGGTTTCTCTCTGGCGGTTTTTTTGTTTTATGAGCTTTGAATCCAAAATAACGCCAGAAAAAGTCCAGGCAACGCACATCAAAGAAGGCTTTGTTATGGGCTGGATGCCGGGAACAGTCGTAGACGTAAACGATCCAGAGAAGATCGGTCGCGCCAGAGTCAAATGTGACTTGCTTTCCGAAACTGCTTATCTACCTAACGAAGATGACGGCTGGATTCCGGTAATGGAACAATTCACGGCAAATGGCGTACCCGGAGGTTCTCACAGTCCGCTGGGATTAGGGAGTTTGGTTGTTTTAAGTCCGATGTTTGGCGACCCTACCAGACTGATAATAATGGGGTGTTTGCACAACCGAGTTGATCGCCCGCATCCAGACTTCGACCGATCGCACGGAGTCACAGGCAGCGCGTCGGCAGGCGGGACGATTGAAATCAACAACGACAAAGATGGCTCCTATTTCAAGACTTTTGCGAGTAAAGCCGTTCAGTCGGTTTCTGGAGATGGTTCTATCCTCCAAGAATCACCGGGCAAGGCTAGAGTCCATTTGATGAAAGACGGCGCTGCGAGCATCGAGAACGACAATGCCAGTTTCACTGCATCGCCGGAAGGGAATCTGAACGCGCGATCGCTCGGCGGTGCTGCCATTAATTTGAATAAAGACGGGACGCTTACCATCGCCTGCGCCGAAAAATCTCAGTTAAGTCTGAACAGCAAAAATGCACATTTAGAAGGACCCTTGCGCCGCCATTCGCGTTTGCTCTCTGAAGCTAGGGGATTTTTATCGGCAGATTTAGATCAAGGGGTCAAACTGTTAAAACAACTAGAAAAACTGACTGACGGTTTTGAAAGCGGAGCATTTGGCACGTCGCACTATATTTACGAAGCTAATGCAGTTTTGCGGAGGCTGCGAGATGGGGTAGCGGTGAACCTGCCAAAAGGAATTGGAATCTTGCAGGAACTAAAGACAGCCCCTGCTGTCGATCTGGGCGAAAGCTTAGACGGTCAACTGCGAGAAGCTTTGAGAATTGAATTAGACAAAATAGTTAACATCGCAGAAAAATCAGTCGCCAAGGATAAACCCGGCAGCGCGATCGTCGGAACAGCACTGGGGATGATACCGAAGGATCTCAAAAAACTGCTGGCACTGCTAGACGCTGAGGAAAAAAAGGCTCTGTTTGCAAGGTTGGACGCGATTGTACCCACACTGGACGCGCTGAGGTACGACGTTGTTTTGCAGAAGGAAGCACTAATAGCCGAGATAGTGCCGAACGGTTGGCATTCGATTGACGCGATCGTCAGAATGCGATTGCAGGACAAAATCAAAGGTATGGAAGATACCATCAATCCCAAGCCAGAGCGTTTAGAAAAATTTACTATCAAAGAAGAGAAAGAGTGGTGGGACGAGCTGCCGGAAAGGGTAGAAGGGGCGATCGGGCAGCTCGGGGAATATTCTGAATTTGCTAAGGGCAATATGGGCGTTTACCAGTTACACAAAGGCGACGAAACCTTGACGGAACAAGCAGTTTCTCGGGTGTTCAGCAATCAAGATTTAAAAGCTGCTAAATTTTTGACAAAAGAACAGCTAGCCGACAAAGATCGAGAAGCGAAACAAATCGAAGAAGATAAAAAAAACGTGGATAAATTGGTGGCGGGGGAATCTCCACTATCAATACTATTTGGGGAAGTAACTCAAGGATTAATTGAAAAAACCGAAAAAACTTTAAGTGCAGTATTGAAGGGGCAGAAAAGTATCAAAGGGATTGCACCGTTAGAAGCTTTGGCATTTCTATTGCTTAGAGATGACGTACTTTTTAACAAAGACATACTGGTTGAACCGCTCAAAGAAGTTGCCAAGCATTTTGCAATCACCAACAGTTCCGATGATATCCTGCAAAATGCTGTAGAAAAAGTATTGCCTAAATCTTGCAAAGAACTGGCGCAAAAATTGATTCCAATTCTAGAGTCGGCAATCGACGACTACAGCAAACTCCTTCGCGCAATACCCGACGAACCCAAAGGGGCTAGGATTACTGCCCGCGAAACTTACGTGCAGATGGAGTCAAATCGCGGTGAGAAAGGGGCGATCGCCCGCATTGGCAAAGAAGGTGCTCAGATAATGGGTCCGGAATTTGCTCCCAACCTTCGAGTGTCTATGTTTGCCGACAAAGCTGGCGGAGGTATGACCGCAGGGGATAAAGGCGGCGGCGTTCGCGTAGAGCGACGCATGGCAGAGATTCTAGGACCGGAACGCAAAGATGGGGAATTACCAGAACGCGAGGAAGATAAACCAGGTAAAGGTAAAAAAGGTGGTTACAAAATATTTTCTAAAGGGCAGCGTCGCAAACAAGGTGGGGAACAGGAAGAAGCTAAAAAGCGGCCCAAGTACGACGATCTAGAAGAAAAAGACCGGATGGTACGAACTTCCTTATTCGCGGACGGTTACGGCGGGGCTGGAACTTTATCGGGAGGACGCGGCGCGGGATCGATCGTCCACCTAGAAAAAGCCGAGACTTTCGGTCCGGAAATTGAATTAGACGGTAAAAAACTGCGGACTGGTAGTTTTGTATTCGCTCAGGAAGCAGGAAGCGAGGCTGCTGACGGTGCAATATCTTACGTTGCGCGCGATCGGGCAGAAGTTCTTGGTCCAGAAAGAGAAGAAGGCGAGTTTAAAGATGAACAAGACGATCCTCCCGCCAGCGACTATGATGGGTTTGAATTTGACCTCAAGTCGGTCAAATTTAAGAAGGGGGGCGATCGGGAAGAAGGTAAAACGGGCAAATTTGCAGATGCAGAAGCCAAGAAAAAATTGAGGACTTGTCTGTTTGCCGATCGGAAAGGATTGGTAGGCGGTAAATCTGGCGGTGACGGAGCTTGCTTTTCAGCGGATGAAACCAAAAGTGGAATGCACGGACCGGCGATTGAAATCAATGGAGAAAAGACTCGATCGGGGATGCAGGCAGCATCCGAAGAAACAGCTATGTTTGCTCCGGGCGAGGGAGCTATGACAGTTGTTGGGGCAAATCGTGCAGAAATGCTGTCTCCAATTCGCAACGATGCAACTCAGGACGACGATGATTATGAGCCGCCTAGCGATTTTGCTGGATTTAAGTTCACTCCTTTTGTTGCAAAGTCAATGGAAAAAGGAGGTGAAGCAAAGGAAAAAGAGTTAGAAAAACCAAAAAAATCTAAACTAAGAAGTTCCATGTGTGCTGAAAAAAATGGAACTGTGGCAATGAAATCTGGCGGGGATGGTGCTTGTAGCTTTGTCGATCCAGTAAAATCGGGAATCCTTGGCCCAGCCATTGAGAAAGATGGCAAAAAAGTCAGGACAGAAATGTTCGCTTGGGAAAATGACATCGGCATGAAAGGTGCGGGTGAGAAAGCTGCAATCAGCTACGTCAACGAAAAAATAGGGGAATTACTGGGTCCGCAAGTCGAGGATGCGATCGGGGAGTTGATCCGCACAAATATCTTTGCCGATGAAAAATCGGCAACTGTTTGGGCTGGCGGTAAGGAGGGGGCAATGACGGTTGTTACGCAAGAACTCGCTAAAATGCTCGGTCCGTCGGGTAAAGGACTGCTGGAAATGGTAAAAACTTACTCTCAGTTGGTAGGAGCAGATGGAGTTTCTAAATTGAAGCTTGCCGAGAAAGTTGCTGAGCTGTTGGGTCCTGACGGGAAAAAGGCGATGCAAATCGGCATGGATTTTGTGAAACTGTTAGGACCCGGTGGTTCTCAAATGGCGATGGCTGAACAAGGATTGAAACTTTTGGGTATGGACGGCAAATCGGGGCTTCAGATGTTAGGGAAGGTGACAAAGTTACTCGGGCCTGGGGGCAAGGTTTCTCTGAGCATTAGTCCTAAGAAATTACTTTCTAAAGGTCTGGGCGGAATGCTGAGCATGGGCGGATCTGGAACATCCTTGTCGTCAATCGGTACAACTGTGTTCCGCAACGGCTCTGAGGACGGTTCCAAAGGTGTGGGAGTCTTGCTCGATCCCAAGAGCGGGTTGCTGTCGCTAAGTTCATTCTTTTCTGGCGATCACAATAAGCCCCCGGTTGAGATTGACGACAATGACGATGATGATGATAAACCAGAAGAACCGATTGTCTGGGATAAACAGGCGGCAAGGTTTGCGCTTCAAGGTCGCAATGCACATATCCAATCGTTTAATGAAGATGGTTCTTTTTGTAATGAAGTTTTATGTACGCCAGAAGTTGTGTATATTCAGGGGAAAAAAGTTATTTTCCGATCTTTGTCTGACCCTAAAGAAGGAATGGAACCTGAAACGTTGCATGAAATCGAAATAAACGAGGATGGTGTTTTTGTTGATGGCGTAAATCTTTCAATAATAAGCGAGATTCAGCTATCGATAGGTTCGATACTTTCTAGACTTATCGTCTTAGAATCATCAACAAATTCTTCTAGTAGGTAAGACACTATTAATATCGAAAACAGAATAATCACTCATTACTTATTGCCAAGCGTCCTACGGCTGTAATACAGCTAATATATGACCAAAAAAGCAACACAGAACAAATGATTAACTAAAAGATTGGGTACAACCTTGCCCTTTTAGAGTGGATTTAGTTAAGAATCGTGAATAATCGGTTCAGTCCTTATTCAATGTTCTATAATTCGGAAAGGAGGGTAAGCAAATGTTAAATCTAACCTACGAATTCAAATTGAAACCAACGACTGCACAGGCAGCCATCTTTGAAGACTGGCTGGAACAGTGTCGTCGCGTCTACAACTACGCACTGGCGGAGAGAAAGCATTGGTTTCAATCTCGTAGCTGTCAGGTTAACGCTTGCTCTATCCGCTCTGAATTTATCATTTCTGCTGAAGCAAAGCGACCAACTTACCTCAGTCAGTGCAAACACTTAACTGCTGCTAGGGCAAGGATACCTGACTTGGGAGCTGTACAAGTACACGTTTTGCAGCAAACGTTGCGAAGACTTGAAAAAGCTTTCGTCAGTATGTGGGAACAGAAGCACGGCTTTCCTCGCTTCAAGAAAGCGGGAGCAATGCGGTCTTTTGTGTTCCCCCAATTGGGAGTTAACCCAATTCAGAACGGTGCAGTAAAATTGCCGAAAATTGGTTTGGTTAAATTTCACCAGTCGCGCCCTATTCCAGACGGTGCAACTATCAAGCAAGCAAGAGTAGTCCGCAAAGCTAGCGGCTGGTATGTGATGCTGACCTTACAATGGGATGTTTCCGTACCGTCAGTCATGCCGCACGGCGAAGCTCTTGGGATAGACGTTGGCCTAACAAACTTCATCGCAACATCTAACGGTCTTTTAGTCAAGCGCCAAAAGTTTTTCGTTGACGCCGAACGCAAGCTTAAATTGCTGCAAAAGCGCGTCAGTCGCAAAAAACCGGGTTCCCAAAATAGACTGAAAGCTCAAAAAAAGGTTGCTAAGTTTCACGAGTACGTTGCCAACTGCCGTAAAGATTGGCACTGGAAGTTGGCACACCAACTATGCAAAGACGCGGACACGATCTTTGTCGAAGACTTGAACCTCGTTGGGTTGGCTAAGGCGATGCTAGCGAAACATTGCTTGGACGCAGGCTGGGGTCAGTTTTTTAATATTTTAGGTCAAGCCTGTTTCAAGCATGGCGTGTACTTCCAAAAAGTAAGCGCCCACAAGACAAGTCAAATTTGCCCTAGTTGTGGAGTAGAAACCGGGAAAAAAGAATTGTCGGAGCGCGTACATTTATGTTCTAGCTGTGGTTACACAACCGATAGGGATGTAGCAGCAGCACAAGTAGTTCTAATACGAGGACTTGCAGCCGTGGGACACACGGTCAAGATGCTTGGAGAGGGTAAATTCGTTGGAATCCCTGCGAACCAAGAAGCTTAACTTGAGGCTTCCCAAACAAGACGCCGATCGTGCTAGTCTGTCAAACCCGGTAATCGTAAATATCAAACAAGTGTTGTCAAAGAGTATCTCGACGCGGTGGTTGCAGCCGTAGGACATACGGTCAAGAAGCTTTCTGAGGGTAAACGCATTGGTGTCCCTATGAAGAAAGAATCCTCGCACCTTTAGGCCGAAGAGTGTCAAGGGGTTAATCTTTCAATATCAACCGAGATTCAGTCGTCAATAAGTTCGATCCTTGGTAGGATTATTTTTTTAGAATCATCAATGGGATCTTCTAGCAGATAAAATCATTTTAAAGGTTGTAAACAAAAATAATTTAGTTAATTATTGACAGCAATTTAACTACATTCGTAGTATAATTGTTGTATTGAATAATAATCAACACACAAAACAATGTCAGCACCAACACAAAACCACGTAGTGTTTTTTTCAAGCGGCAAAGCTTCATGGTTTGCCGCTAAGATAATAGCTCAGAAGTTTGGCACAGATAACTTGTGGCTAGTCTTTGCGGACACGACTATCGAAGACCCCGACAACTACCGATTTTTAGAAGAAGCAGCGAAAAACGTTGGTGGTCAGTTGATCAAAGTTAAAGACGGTCGGAATCCGTGGGATATCTTTAATGAAAAACGATTTATTAATCATCGCGCATCTGATTGCTCGATCGAGCTTAAGGTTAAACCTTGCGAAAATTGGATCAATGCTAACTTTTCACCTGATGACACGGTTTTATACTTTGGAATTGGATTTGAAGAGTTGGAACGGATGGAGGCGATCTCCAAAAACTGGCACCCATTCCAGGTAGAAGCTCCACTCTGCTGGGGCGATCGCTGGGTAGACAAGCAAGAAATTAACCGCCAACTCAAACTGAACAACCTTAAGCAACCTAGGCTTTACGACATGGGCTTTGCTCATGCCAATTGTGGTGGCTTTTGCACGAAAGCAGGGTTAAAACACTACCGAAATTTATTAAAATATCTACCAGATGTTTACGCGCACCACGAACAACAAGAACAAGAGTTTTTGCAATCGATAAATAATGATTCAGTCGGTATCTTGCGGCGCACAAAAAATGGAGTAACTAAAGGTCTTACTCTTAAAGCGTTCAGGGAGGAAATACAGTCAGCTCCCTTGCAGCTTTCCTTTGATTTTGAGGCACTTGGTGGTTGCGGCTGTTTCATTGATAATTTTGATTAGCAATATCTAGTGATTTCGCTACTAACATCTCTCAATCGGATAATGATTGAGAGATGTTTTTTTGTGTCAAGTTAGTTGAGCATTACAAATGATCGTATATAATTTTAATAAATCAATAGAAAAAAATGAAAAAAGTCGTCATACTACAGTCTGAGCAAATTGCTGAAAAAATAGCAGCGCATCTCTACAATGTTAATCGCGTTAACAATCGTTTGATATTTTTTGATTTCGATCCAAGTGCTTTTAAATGTGCTGCTGCATTAGAGGGTTTAAACGAAAAATCGTATGAATATTTCGTTGGAACTATTCTATTAGAGGTAGAACTTTTTAATAAACTATACTCGTTGAAACTTTCTGTAAAACGCAGAGTTAGCGGTACTGTGCATTCTTCGGGTTATGCTGATTTTACTTTATTTTTAACTCCTGAAGTGCTGTCGCTGGCAGAAGCAGTACAAAAAGTGTCGCAGTGCTGTCGTTGGCGGATGAATCCGTTACACGAAAAAATTCTAGATGTTGACTATGTAGCATTCGTACAAAATTGGGATGAAAATAGTTGTAATTACTCTTTATTTGTTAGTGGCAAAACACAGTCTGGACTTTTTTCACTTTCTGGTATACAACAATTTATTTTTGAAGATGTATAAACAAGACAGGCGAAAATTGGGAAATCGCCCATTTGTTTACTTTGCAAGATGCTGAAAAAATAACAATGCACTATTATTAACTCATTGCGCTAAAAGTTGTATACATTATTGTCATATTTTTTGAGTGCATCGTAAGCCTGTTTCACCCATCGAGCATCAGCTAGTGCATTGTGAGCGTCTTTTGGTTCTGATGGTAGATCTTCTCGTTTTAACCCCAGTTGATTCATCCACTGAATTACATCATTACAATAATTGGGGTAGCCTTTGGGGAGATCGATCATACAGCCAAATATCCAGCAAAACACTACCCAGTCATAAGAGGCCCAACCTGCCCAAAACTCAATCCCATTTTCGTCTGGAACAATAAAATCCAAAAGTTCTTTTTTTATTCTTTTTCGCGATTTCCAGGCTTTTGATTCGTATCGCTGTCGAAGTGACACTTCTGTAGATTTGAACAAGCCTGGACGTGGTGGCAATTTATTCAATACATTTTCCACAACCCATTCAGAGGCTGTACTTGCATCAAATTCTTCGCTGATTGCGTAATATTCCCGTCCATCCCCTGCTACAACTCCAATCGAGATAAAGTCGATTGTTTTATTTTCGCTTAATTCAATAAACTCAGTATCTAGGTAATATTCCATATTATGAACAAAGAAGATTAGGCTTATTGTACTCTGAGTTGGACATTCGTCGTGAGCAGCGGGGTTGATATGGTGGCAAATGCAATCACAATCTGGAGTTAGCTCAACTACTTGGATTCGGTTAGCCCAAAGTACGGAACTAATCGCCCAAAACTTGGTAAGGCTAAAAATATGGTTGAGGATGTGGGCGCGACGACGAAGTGGATGCGTTCCGGGAGATCGAGCAAGCTTTTGTTAAAATCAAACTAGCAGCGAACTGGGGCAGCACCAGCGCTGGGTTCCGATCCAGTGAAATCGCGGTAGGCGATAGCTGCTTTTTGGACGTGGCTGGGCCAGTGCAGCTTAAACGCAATTTGTGATGGAAGTCATGATCCGCGATCCAATTGTTGTTGAACGCTACGCTTGATTGTTCGATTCGATCGGCGTCCCTTGCGCGATCGGTCTTTTTATTTCTAATGGTCAAATATTTGGTAAAAAAATGCCATATAATCGCGCTCGTGAAATATTGAAAAACCCTAATGCTAGCGCTGCAAACTTACTAAAAGCTTACGCTAATATGAACATGGAATTTGGGCGTTATACAGCAAATCCAAAGTCACAGAAAGTTAATGATGAAGGGGAAGAGGAGGGGGAGCTTGAAGCCGATCTGGATTTTCGGTACATGGTCGTCATTCAGGCACTAGAGATGCGAATTCACCAAAAATTCAGAAGGGGCGCTTAACACTTTGATCGCCCGTTCCACTTCCACAACAAAAAAGCGCTAACATCACAAGGATTTCAGCGCTTCTACAGTCTTAACATGGGTGTTGGCGAGGAGGCTAAGCTTCCCGAGAATAGCCTCATCACTTAGAGTTTAGCACGATCGTCTGCTTAAAATGTTGCGTCTTTTCCATATTTTTGCTTAAACCAGTCTTTGAATTCTTGCAAATTGGCATCAAAAGGGTATGGCTGCAAACCGACAGGAAGCGCTAACCATTCCAATCTGCTTCTTTCCCTGTTTGGATCGGGCAGTGGTGGTGGGGTTGTTCTGCGGGCTTCGTAACTTTTTTGAGATTCGGCATCATCAAACACTGGCATAGTTTTAGGAAATATTGTGAAAGCCTGTAGTTACCATAGATGCTAACACGGGCGATCACTAATTAAAACTTAAATTTTTGCAGCAAGCCAATAATTGAAACTTTTCCAAGTTTGCAAATTGCAGTTCATTTTTAGGTTTTCAGTTGCGATTGCCAACTGCACCTCGTTTTTAATAGCAACGCGATCGTTTTTATTTAAAAGATGCCAATTATTTTTTGTGATATGAATTATAAAATCTGACATCAAACTTGGGTACAGACTTGGCATATAGGTCAACGAAGGAATCAGGCTTTGAGGTTGATCGTGGTTACGATATCCGCTGGCATAAGCTCGTTCAACTCGTTTAGTGTTGTTTCAATATCCAAAATAGCACTATAAAGCTGAAACTCTTGCTCCAAACTGTTTTCGTCATAATTCATGGTTTTTCCGCCTTCACTTGATTTGGACTTTTTGATGTTAATTCCTGATCCACTATCAAAATAATATTTGGCTCAACAGGCGGATTAAATGTTGGTAACTGCAAGGCGTCACCAAATATTCCCGCAAATTCTTGTAGAGACAAAGTTAAAAAACCCTCTTTGTCTGTCGCCAATTTAACATTTTTTTGTTTCAAATATTTTCTTCCGGTTTTGGTGAGCTTAACTTTAACTTGATCGTTTAGGTTGAAATGGATGATATTCATATACCTAATTGCTTTCACTTGTGATATAATACCATATTACGTTGATCGCCCAAAAAATAATCTTTCAATTCGGGAACAAAACGCATCTGTAGTCTTTGAATAGGAATTGCAAAAATCGTATGCCAGAAGACAATACTGAACTCTTACGAAAGCTTGAAAAGTTATTCTCCTACCACCCGTTTAACAGCGACGCCGAACAAGAACTGCACATAGTGGTGAACGAAGCTTCGCTAGCCTACGTAAAGCGCTTAGCTGGCGTTATCAAAAACCCCGCAGAATTGACAACAATACTACGGGAGATTCAGAAAGTCAGAATGTTAGCCAACGCTGCTGTTTGCTACGAACGTGTGGGAATTTCTTACCGCGATTTGTTTCCGCCAACTACCTCAGAACGCGACAAGGATTAATGGTAGGTTGATGTAATAAAAAGAGGGGGCGATCGTAAACACGATCGCCCCTTCTTTTATTGTGAGATTGACATTTTTGTGCTGTTACTTGTTTTTGTCCGGCGGTAGAGCATTTTGATTTGCTTTTTCGCCTAAACTACGGGCTATGTCAATCTCTCGTCTTTTACATATGATCGTGGGCTACCAAGTCAAGAGTAGCGCTCAAGCGGAAAATCAGCAGTCCATCAAACTACTAATGATTTTACCCACAGACGACCAGCTACAATTTATGCGATCACGCGAGGTAGAACGGCCTGAAATCGAGAATCGCCCGATGACTCGCGAAAAAATTGAGGAAAAGTCGGGATTTGGCGAAGCTCGACGGGTGTTGCGAGTGATCGGGCAAAAATGATTAAAGTAACCTAAAATTAAGCACAGCAAAAAGCCCTTGGGATTTTTAGTTCCAAGGGCTTTTTAATGTCAGATTAACTACTAACTGTCGCTATAGTTGATGTAGTTCAATTGATGCAGTAAAATCTCCAGATTTGGGTCATCTTTTCGGATGACGATCGCGGGAATAGTCTCACCGCGTAGTGGATCAAGCTTATATGCTCTCAATGCTGCGTAGCACTGGAAATGTCCGGCTAAAACGCGGTAAGAAGGGTTTATTTCTGTCCCCTCTCTTAATAAGGTTGGAGGAATCATAAACCCACCTATTTGCAAGCTATATTCAGCCGCATACTTCAGATTGTTTTCCGAAAATTTCGATTCAGGCGTAGAATTGTCAAATACAATTCTTTTAACTGCAACAATCATCGGGAGTAAATTTTTCATGATTTTGTGCGTGATTCATTGTTTTTGTTTCTACAACAATTATATCACACAATTCACTAGAAAAACTCATATTGTACGCAATCGCCCACCATTTCACAACAGTAAGTCAATTTATCATTTCGATAAACAATAGGTTTGCAAATAGATTCTATTGCATACGTCGAATTACCGTAATCGAAATCTTGGAGCGCTGCTACAGCTACAGCAGCTACTTGAATTAGTTCAATGCGGTAGTTATCGCTATCCCCTTCAAGTATGCTTCTAGCAATTTCGCCCACTTCTTCCATCAAAACAGCCAAATAAAGCGCAGGTTTGCGCGATCTCGGCGGTGTTCCAAATTTCAAGTCTTGCCTTTTTCTTTCTTGTTCGATTTCAGATATAATCGATTGCATTTTTTATTCTTGGGTGTAAGATAGCCCGTTCATTGCACACTGGGATGCTTTTTTAAGTTGAATTCCTAAGTACAAGCAATGGGAAGCTAGTATTCCGGGGCAAGCTTTCAGGATTTGAACACCCAACTCCTGTGGGTCTTTTCCAGCAAAAAACTGAAGAGGTTCATCACCTGGACTCGGTGAAATGTGTTCGACTTCAATTAACTGGTTTTTGTTATTTACTGATATCAAAAAACTCCCAATAGGGTCTGCAAACGATCTCGCTTCTTTCTTTGCGAGGCGATCGTAGTGTTCTGTAATCAATTTATCTGCGTAGTCCCAGCAGTCACTGTAAATATGAGCGCTTTGACTGATAGTGATTAGCGGTCCCATTTTTAAGTCGTAACTTGATCGCCCAGCTATTTCGTCTCGAATGTGTTGCTGCAACGCCCGCAACCCCATAGCATTAGCCGGCCATGCACTAAACATATCGTTACTGCGGAAGATCGCTGTCATCGACATTTCATCATTGACGACTCGCACCCAAACTTGATTTAAACAAGGGCTACCGCTGTGCTGGTGATCGGAAGAACCATCAGGTCTTCTATAAAGATTCCCGCCTGAATCCCACAAGCTAATTACAGCACTTGCTGCGTCAATCTCTTTAATTAGCTTGTTGATAACTTCTTCAATCTGATCACATCCAAACCACGACCGCATCCGCTGCGCGTAGGTATATTTAACACCTTCCTCGTAGGGCGTATCTTCTAAAATTTGCGATCGATATTTTTCAACAAAAGCGCGATCGCACGACAGGTAATTCGGCTCTGGGAAATAGAATTCTTTGGGTTCGTCGGTGACGATCGCCATTAAGTCAATTAACTCTTGCCAGTGACCGTCATAACCTGTTGGTCTAACAGTTCCCGTGGTTTTAATGCGGTGGACGATCTTTACCCACGTTTCGGCAATTGTTTTGCCTTCAATCCGATGCCCGTACCGATCGCCCGGGATAACTTTTGGCACTTCTTGTTCTGGAGCCGGATAATTTTTGGGTAGCCCCCAAGGTACAGTATTCTTTGGCACACCCCACACCTCGTTAATGCAATCTTGGATTTTGCTGACAACGACCCATGACAGAGATTTTCTGAGCAAATTTAAATCCGGTTCAGGAATTTCAGCGTCTATGTAACCCTTACCCTGAAAAGATAAATTGTTGCTATCCTTATTTTCTTTGCAGTTGCAGTTAATAACCCATGCTTTTTGTCCTAAATCTGTAACTCCTCTCTCGCATCCATAGTGTAAAAACCACAAAAAAACTTCGATTGCGCCGCTGTTTCTGTCTGCTTCAGTAGCGCTGAGCAATACTAAATGCCTAATTTGAGGATTTGCCAACAAGTTCTTTACCAAAAAATTAATACCGCGAGTGGGGGAATACAGTTGCCCGATCGCCCCGTAGTCTTGCAGACTTAATTTTTCCTTTATAACTTGTGCTGGCGTCCACCCGGTAATTACCGCAACATTTCCAGTCCCGCAACTAATTTGGTTTTGTTTGGCGATCGGATTGTATTTCATTTTGTTTTGTGTTTTTAGTTCAAGTGCTGAATGGCATAAAACATTCCTTGTTCAACTCGAATCATACCGTGCAATCGCCAAAATTCTACAGCATTTTGAATTTTGCAATCGGGAATATTTAACAATCGGGCGAGTATGGCTTGATTGGGAGGAATTGGGGCGATCAACACAATTTCTAAGACTTTTTTATAGATGTGTTGATCGCCTATAGCGACTGAATCCATCAACCGTAAAGGGATGTCGCTTTTCAATTTTAGAAACCTCCCGGAATTTCTTCTGATGTTTCTATTGGTCCAATTTTTGGAGGCAACTGTCTTGGTTTCGACGAAGAGGGTTTTTGGCTTTTCGATTTGGAGTTGGCAATCGACTCAAAGTTGATTAAATTTGTGCACTTAAAACGATCAACCAATACGATGGCGTTAACTCGTTTTTGCCCTCCCCCATCGTACATAGCTTGTAACTCGTTCGCGCTAAGTACGTCGGTCAATGGAATTCCGTTTGCCTCTAAATACGCTATTCCGTTTTGGACTTGATAAGAACAAAGCCACTCTCTGATTGTCTCTATTGAGTAGCTGCTACTTGCAGGATCGTCTTTAGTCCTAGTAGTAATTTTTGCCTCTTCGCTTGCAACCTGAACTTTAGACTTGGATATCCCGGCTTCAATGGCAGCAATATCTTCTTTTGTGAGAAGGAGTTCTGCTATCACTTTCAGCCTAGTGTCAAATCTTTCTAAGGCTGAAAAATTTCCTTCCCGGTAATATCCAGCTATGTTGTCCAATTCTTGCGAGCAGTCTATCGCCCGATCTATAATCGCATCTGCTTCCTTTTGATTGGAAACAACCGTTCGGACAATCACCTGAGCATCGGCTGCGTTTTTGAAATAGTACAGACACAACCATTCTTTGCCAGAAAATGATGCCAAATAATCTGCAATTTGAGGAAATTCAATGGACACTTCCTTTAATACAGATTGAACTTTAGCTCCATCTTCGATCGCGCGATATCCCTTTAATAACAATTCGCCTGCTTTAATTACCTCTTCTTCCGAGAAGCTTGTCTCAACTCTTTGGGGTTCTGGCTCTTGGAGCGTGGTTTGAGATAGTGCCTTTAAATCGAGTCTCAATCTAAACAACTTTGTCTTGGCGTTATCTACCGCTTTTATTTCACTCTCACACTGTTTTTTTACTGCGGGATTTATTGCAACTAAGGTTGGATCTACGCCTAATTCTTTTTTCTTACGTTCAAGGGTATCTACCGCCTTCTGGTACTCAACCTCAGCTTCTTCCAAGCTTAGCGTCAACTCCACAGGTAGTGTTTCCGTCAAATCTTTTGGGGCGAACCGAGTCATGTCGAGATCGACAGGTTTTGCGTCTGGCAATATTTCTGTGATTGTTGTGTTAGTTTCGACGACTGCTTCAGCGCGGACGACCGGGCGATTAACGCACTTTGCGACTGGTATTTCAACAGGCTCTGTTTTAACCGAAGTTTCAATTTCAACAACGGGGCGATCGTTTTTTTTGAGAGGTAGCGAGCTGACGTAATTGCTCAAAATTAAATGTTGGGTTTCGTCTGGCTGAGCCTTAAAGATTTCTATTTTTTCTTCTACCGGAATTCCGAGGAACACCTCAAATGGAATTTTGGGCTGCATTTGTGCTGCGACGAATTCTTTACCATCTTTGTAAGCCTTGCCTACTTCTTTTGTCAGTTCGTCAATTTGTTTCTGAAGAGCTTCCTTTGTTTCCGCCTTAGCCTTTTCCACAGCTAGAGAAACCTTTTCTGTATTACCGGATTCGTCTAACAGGTGCAAGAGTTCAGGGATTGGGCTACCTTTTTTGCCTTTGATGATTTGCTTTTTCGGGACTTCAACGAGGTGACCGTCTAGTAACAATACTAAAGCTTTATCGTCCGCAAGAAGGGCTTTAAGTATGCCGCACCTGTTGTAGTGTTCCACTTCATCTCCCTGTATCAAACAAGGTTCGTGTAACTTCGGAGCTTTTTGTTCTTTGAGGGCGATCGTACCCCGAGGAATTTCTTTTTCTTCTCCCGAGCCGTCAACCCTTACCTTGATCGAATCGGTATCCGGACAGTAATCAACAACTTCGGCTCGGTATGTGGCGTGGTTTTCTTTGAATTCAACGCGATCGCAGTCGGGAACGGAATGAAGCTTGATTAACCTCCCTACGTCAGAAGGTTTGACACCTTTATCTATACCTTCTTTCTCCTTCAGCGTAGCCTCAACCAGTTCGGTTACAATATTTGCCGCAACATCGATTTTTTTGGCGATCGGATCTTCTAAAACTCCTGGAAATTTAACCTTCGACAGCGTATCAGGAAGTTTCCCTATAAGTGCATTTCCAGCGTCAAATCCTGTGTTAGAAAGAACGAAGCGAATATCCTCTTCTACGTCATCAAGTTGTTGAGTGTAGTCCCAAAATCTTAGACCTTTTCTTATGTCTTTCCGAAGTTCTGGACTAAAATTATGCTTGAAAAACCGCTGAACTTGCTTTTCTTCTTGAGATTCTTCTGCCAAGTTCAGTATTTTTCGATAAGCTTGTCCTATTTTTAAGAAATGGTTTTTGACTGATTCCAATAGCTGAGTGGTATCAACAGCCAAAGTTTTGAGCAATTCTTCTGCGTTGATCGTCCAGTCTTGAACTGGAGCTAAGTCAGAAACTACTTGACAATCGAGTTCGATATCCTTCATAATGATTCCTTAGTGTTCTTTTTTTTCAGCGGGGTCGCTTCTCTAAAAGCGCCCGCTTTTTTTTAGTGTATCAGAATGCTCTTAAAAAATCTACTTAACATTGCTTAATTTTTGCTACGGTTTGAGTACCCCGATCGCCGTCAAATCGTCAATCAATGCTTTCAGCCTTTCAGCTAGCCCAACTGTTGTTACGGTAGATGTCACAAAAGTCTGACGGTTGGGGTTTCCCGTGGGCGAAGCCCAGCCCATAGCCGACGGGTTGCTCCCAGAGATTACGCGCCCGTAGGAGTCAACCACAACTCTTCCGTATGTCGCTGGAGTCACTCCAGTAGTTGCCAAGTCGATCGCGTCTGGTGCAACAACGATCCGAGAACTAGAGGCAGTTACAACATCTAAGGCTTGACCGGAGTTAATTAATCCGTTACCGCCAATTAGTTGCCCCGCTGCCGAAACTTGAGTAAAAGTTAGGGGTGTGCTGTTGAGGGTGATCGTCCCAGAAGTAATTAGCGCAAATCCTTTGTTCCTGTTTGCGCTCCCTTCAGAGACAAAGCAATACATCCCTTTTAGCACTAGAGCCGAGGTGTTGGCATCAGTAGCTCTAGTTAAAGTCCAAGCAACCGTAGCAGATCCGACGTTAGTGACGGTATACAAACCGTTTTGCAGCGCAGCAGTCTGGTTCCAGACTAAGACCCGATCACCCAAAGCTAGGGAAATTGTGTCAACGGCGATCGGTGATAATGTACCTGTGTTAGTAAGTACGTTGTTTGCAAAGGATGCGGTGAGATTTCCGGTGGTGGCAACCCTAACAGAAGCCTTGATATCAAGCCCAGATAGGGCAACATCAATATTAACCTCTGTTTGCGTCAATCGTTTTTGAAGATCGACGATCGCCGCTGTATTAGCAATTACCGCTTCAGTCACAAGTTCTCTAGCTAAGCGAAATCCCCCAACTTGATTCCCATCATGAACTATAGCTGTCCCGTATTGAGTATCTACCGTAATCTGTCCCGGTAAACCTTTAAACACCTTATTTTTATCAGTGTCTCCTCGGAAGTGTTGGACGATACCCGTACTCATATTAAAGTTCTCCTCCATCAATTGTGATATCGCTCAAGTCCAAAAGATTTACAATCTGAGAACCCTGTTGAGACACTACTTGAGTCAATAGTTTTTGCACTAATTCGGTATGAACTTGAGAATTGGGCGAGATCGGTTGAACATTGGGAACAGAATTTCTTGTAAGGTCGATCGACACAATTGATGGAACTAGCAGCATATCACCCCGCTATTAAATCTGTCATCTTCTGGTTTTTTACCGCGACCATTTTTATTATTGGCATTATTAAAGAGTTCCTCCATCTAAAGTAATATCTTGAAATAGATTCTCAATATTTTGAATATCTGCTGAATCGTGAACATGGATAGCATTTGCTTTTACAGACAAACTTGTTTCAAGTTTTCCTACTGTAGCAACTGAGTTAAGGGAACTAGATTGTTGTACGTTGTCAATTGAATTTCCGTCCATATCAAGGTCGGCGACAAAAGTAATTGGCATAAAATTCAGAGGAGGTCGTTGGGTACGATCAATGAAGATTGGCAACAAAACTGCTAGTTCCATCGGTTGTATCAGTCGATGGAACTAGCGTCACATCACTCCACCATCAATAATGGACAACTCCTGCTGAACAAACGCACAACTAGCCGGTTCATTGGTGGCGGCACCTGTGGGCGCTGTTGGTACTGGTCCGAAGTCAGCTAAAGTGCTAGGGTTTCTAGCCCCAGTAGTTCTGCCGTAAGCATCAACTGTCAATATACGGTACTCTCCAGCAGTAACCCCCGTAGTTGCTAAGTCGATTGTATTTTCGCCAACAGCAATCCTTGATGCGGAAGCTGTAGCGACGTTAAGCCTGTTCCCACTTTTTGTTAGTCCTTCGCCTGCATCTATTTGACCTGCACCACTGAACTGAGTAAATTCCAGTGGAGTGGTATCGAGGGTAATCGGGTTTTTGGTCGCCAGCGAAAAGCCAATACTAGCGTTTACCGCTCCTTCGGTAACAAAAGTGTAAGTTCCCGACGGCATCTCAGAGCTAATATCTGCATCAACATCGCGAACTAAAGTCCAAGGTACTGAAGCGGAACCCGGATTTACTACCCGAAAAATTCCGTTTTGACTTGAATTGGTTTGATTTTTTACTAGGACGCGATCATTTGTTGTTAGCGCGATCGTGTCGATTGTCAGGGCTGTTAGATTGCCCGTGTTTGTCAGGGTTTTATTGGTGTAGGATGCTGTGAGGTTCCCCGTTGTTGCGACTCGACAAGCAGTTTTAGTGATCAGTCCTTGAACTGCACTTCCAACAGCCTCCGTAACAAAGTTACGGTCAGCCAGGATATTGCCGCCTACGGTAACTCCATCCTGAACTCTTAAAGTTTTTAGCCCGATATCGAGAATAACTTCGCCTTGTTGACCAGCATATGCACTAGCTTTGTCTGTAGTTCCCCTCTTGAACAAAATTTTTGGTGGCATTTATTAATCACTTCCTTGCTTCTAATGTTTCAATTCTTCCCCGCAATTCCTGGTTGGCTTGAGCTAACTCCTGAACCGCTTTAATTAAAGGTGCGATTAATTCGGTGTAGCCAATACTCAAAACATCGGCACCACCAGAATATTTATGATCTTGAAAACCCCCAAAATCTTGATTAGTCGAACGGATTAATTCTTCAACATCTTGAGCTATTAAACCGTGGTGAATTCTATTTCTTTTTTTACTGCCATCAGGTTTTAAAACGTCTGTTTTATTTTTTTCTTGCCATTCTGTTATTGCAGCGTTATAAGCTACCATCGCAGATTCGTATTTTTGCTTTTCGCTTTCAGAAGCTTCTTCTGAGATTGGAGTAGGAGCTGTAGGTGCAGGAACTCTATAGGCATCCCTCGTGTCCCAGCGGAAATCGACTGGTTTTAAAGCTTTAATAAATTCAAGACCTAAAACGGTTGGACGAATATCTGTTTTGTCTCTTCTATCAGATCTGAGCTGTATAGCGTTTTGGGAATAGACTGCCATTCCAGCGTTGCCCAATTGGATTTGGTTGTTGCCTGTAACATTAGCTGACGCTCCTATTCCAACGGCACTTGTATATTGCAATGAAGCTGTTAGAGCTTGATATCCAATGGCAAAAGTATCGCTTGCCATTGCAGAAGGCTGAGAACCTCCTATTGAAACACTATTATTGTCGAAAATAACAAAAGGAACTGCAACACCAGATGGAGCTAATGTGTTAGCATCAGTGAATCTGTAAGAATACAGCGCAAAACCATCCCAGTTTCCTCCGTTAGCCTCTCCTTTTTTCATATTGAAAAAAGCGTAGTTCCTGCAAATAGTATTTCCTATCTTGCCTGTATTTTGAACTTCTATTGGACTATAGGAATTACTAACAAGACTTACCCGACTTGCAGTAAGCCTTTGCGTATTAAAGCTAGTTGCAAGATCTGCTTTAAAATTTGCATTTTCCGTTCTGACTTTATTTAGTTCTTCACTGACAGTATTGCTTAATTGAGTTGTGGCTGCAACTAAATTTCTAACTTCGAGTTCCAATGCCATCTTTTTACTCCTAGAAACGACAACAACCGCCCAAAAGGTTTGGACGGCTGACATAGCAAATTATTTATTTTTTAGGACATTGAAAATATTGTTTTACAATATTTTCAACCCGATCGCCCGTGCGATATCGGTATTTCTACAACAAGCATACACCGATCTCCCAAAACTCGCAACTCTTTTTTTAACCTTCGTCAGGAGGCTCCCAATCTTTGAACCCTGCCTGTTCAGGTCGGATATCCCAGGTTTGATTCATCGGATTGCGAAGGGCATCGGCGATAGCAGAGGGAACTCCGTGCATACCTACTCGCCAATCTACCTTGTTTACTGACTGAGTGTTTCCCATATTCACTGCACCTTGGGGTGCTTCGGAGTTGCTGTCGCGAGTGTAAATTGCCAGGTTTCCGTCAGAGATGGCGATCGGCTCCCGACCTCGGTACAGGTATTCGCCTTTTAGATAACCTTCTTGGAAAAATACGATTCGATACTCCGCTACAGCACTCCAGCCGATAACCCTGAATTCGGTTGGGGGACGTAGTTTATGAGGATTAGGGATGATTTTGCCATCTTGTTTTATTAGTCGTTGGTAAAAGTAAGGTTCCATTTTTATTTCAAATTAAGCTCTTGCTACTTGAGGATGAGGAAGAACGTCGCGAGGATTTACATCTTGACCGTTAATATAAACTCCAAAATGTAAGTGAATTGCATATCCGCTTTCAGAACCAAATCCAGATCCACCTCTTGTAGCAATTTTTTGACCAGATTGGACAGATTGACCTTCTTTTACCAAAATTGGCATCGCTAAGTGCATGTATACAGATTCTGTATTATCTCCGTGATCGATCCGAACCATCCGCCCGGCTCCACCACTCATGTCGGTTTTGACTATTGTAACTTTTCCCGATTTAGCTGCAAAAACTGCATCTGGATCTGAACCGGAACCATGTCCACCGTAATCAATTCCTGCATGATGCCGTCCCCTAGCACTTCCATATTCACCCACGTCTATAACTGAATTTCCCTTAATATCCATAGGAGATCGCCACCCCTGCTTTGAAACTGGCATTCCGCTTACCGTGACAGTCTGAGCGATCGCGCTTTCTGGAGCGGCTTGATGTTTCTGCGGGGCATCCGGTTTGGAAGCATCACCCCGGAACATTTGAATTTTTGCATTAGGATCGGGCTTGAAAGCAGTTACTTCTGCTTCGAGGCGATCGCCAAAAAGGAACAGAACTTCTTCCACAGTATAAGTATCGTCCAGTCCTTCTCCCAGCCCCCGCGCTTCAAATGTCAATCCGGCATCTAACTTTAAAATATCGGGCTGACCGTGAAGGTCTAAATAGAATTGAGCAATATGGGTTTTGTGGGAGTCCAGGGCCATCAATCCCAGCGCCGCTTCCATCGCCCCTAATTGACTGGTTGGGTTGTGCTGACCGACCATCGTAACTGCGGGTGCTCCTCCGGTATCAAAATCGGTTGCGCCGGTGTTGCCCGGGAGGGCTGGCATCCCATCGATCCCGGATTTAAAAATTGCCATTGCGCGATCAATCGCGGGCTTGAAGGTTCTCCCGAAATCGTTGTCGTGACCGTTGGGATTTCCTTGGATTTTTCGCCTTACCTCGTGCCAATCTTGTGCCTCAGCAGATACTTGACAGTTTTGAGCGGCATTGTGCTTTCCTTGCCAATAAGTTACTGCTATCTTTGCTGCAATTTCTGGCTGTCCGGCTAATTCTGGATTTTGCAGCAGAGGCAAGTTTAACAACTTCCCAAACATCTCGTAATTGTAGGTGTGGGTCAATTGTATATATCCACGGCCCCTGAAATTTGATCCACCTTCAACGCTGGAGCTTCCCGGCCCTATTTCCGATGCTGGCGTAAAATTAAGGGTTTCCGTTCCCATTGTGGCAATGATGCCAACAAGTTGATTCTTTGATTTCAACCCAGCTTCGTTCATCGCCCTTAGAATGTAAGGCAAGTTTTTCCGGATCGAGTCAAGGTCGAACTGAGGCAAAACTTTTTTTACATCCTCCGGTGTCGGGTAGGATTGCTGCGTCGGTTGCTGCGCGGCGGGGGCGATCGGCTTAGTCGCGGGCGTTGCAGGGGCGATCGGTTTAGTTTTCGTTTCTTCCATAAATAAAAAACCCTGCTCAGGGAATCCCAGGCAGGGCGTGTGTTTTGATTTGGTGGCAGGCGACCGGGCGAGGCGGTCGAGTTTATTGTTTTAGATGTTAAATTGAAACAATCCAACCGCAAATGCTATTGTTGTAAGTATAGCCGTCTACATCGATTGACGGTATTTCTCCGACAACAAAAGAGCTAACTATATCTTCGCGATTGTTAGCTGTAGCTTTAAATTCAATTTTTGCGCCTTTTGGTAGTTCGTATTCTGCAACGCACCATTTACCGTGAGTGCCTTTGTTTCCGACAAGTTCCCATTCGGGCTTATTAATCGGTTTTAGCACTTCATAAATAGGTTTGCCGTTTATCTTTACCATTGATCCGCGACGCTCTGTAGTGTGCCATTCACTACCTGTTTTAATTTGTACTTTCATTGAATTATTTTTTATTGTTTTGCGGTTTACTTTTTTAATATAAATTATTTTAAATCAAAAATCAATACCAATAAAACTTTAATAAAATATACTGATCAAAAAAGTAAAGTAGATACATTTATCGAAAAAAATTTATGGGTCAAACTAAAAAATGCTGTCAATACTTAAGGGAGCTCTTGTTTGTAAACCGATCGCCCTTAAGAGTTGGTGGCAATATTGGGTAGCCCGGTCGCCCAACATTGCCACCAACCCCAAAAAAGAGTATAATGAGCCAAAACCTTTACAATAAACCCTTTCTGGGTATCCCAGAAGGGGTTTATGTTTTGAAAAAAATTATGCTCACGAGTAAGAACTTCTTAGGACTTCCAGCACTACCTCAAGGACGAAATTTGTCAGGTGACGAGATATGCAATGCAGCGATTGCCCTTGCAGCCAAAGTCAAAGAAATAATTGGCTGTGATGGCGTTTTGATTTGTGAATTTAACTTAATCTTGACCGATCGAGGACCAAGGATTCTTGCAGACGCTTCAAAAGACAGGTGGAATGAAATAATACATAAAGAATTTGTTGGTCGGCATTTAAGAAGTTTGTCGCAGCAAATTTACGAAAGCGTTGACATGACTAAAGATAGATCTCCTTACCACGAGGAGCTTTCTAGTCTTGGAATTGAGTCTGTTCTCAGTGGCTGCATAGAGATCAACAATTTGGAGTGGGGCGCACTTATTTGCTGGAACGAAAATAGTCGTGAATGGGTTGAAAGCGATTTATTGCTTATAATACAAACGTGTCAATATTTGGAGTACGCAATAGCCAGATCGGACATAAAATTGGTATTTATAGATCGCGGTCACACAAAAACAATAAGCAAAATCAAATCATTGTTAAATACCCCAAGCGATTGGAAAACGTTTCAAGTATTAGTAAAAGCTTCTATTCAGTCTTTGCAACAGTTGTTTCAAGCAAATAATTGTTCTATTTTATTTGGCGACGAATGTTTGTTTACATTAAAAGAAGATCGTTTATCAACAACAAGAACTCTTAGTTATCAAGATGTGATAACACCAGAATTAGTTGTAATACCAATTTTTATCAATAGCATTCACTGGGGATTTATCGAAATAGAGTCACCCTGTGTTGCATGGAATGAGGTAGAAAGTACATTTTTAAGAAAAGCTGGATTTATAATTTGTAGCGCGATCGCCAACAAAGAATCAGACTACCTTCAGGCTTACTATCTCGATCGAATCATCGAAACAGCACCTATAGTCCTATACAAGCTTGATAAATTAGGAATTTGTACATATTGCTTAGGAAACAGTCTAGTCGATTATCAAGTTTTTCACAAAGGACTATTAGGGAAAAATATCTTTGAAGAAAATGCAAATTATCCAAAAAATCAACAGTTTTTTAAGGAAGCTTTTGAACTTTCTACTCACTCAGGGTTCGTTAGCGCTAACGGAACAATTTTTCACAATCATACCGTGTTGTTAGAAAACGGAGACATTATAGGTGTAGCGATCGACTACACAGAACAATTTATGTTTCAAAAAGATCTAGAAACAGTGGTTTATTCACTGTCTCATGATTTGCAAGAACCATTAAGAGCGATTTCCAATAATCAAAAACTACTAGAAAATCGGTTAACTATTATTGGAGTCAAAGACAGTGAAATTACCAATCGTCTAGAAAAGGTATCGTCAAGCGTTAGAAAACTATCTGAACAAATTGAAGAACAGTTACAGTTAAGTCGAATAAATTCAAATAAAAAACCATTTGAGCCAAACAGCAGTGAATCTATCATTCAGGAAGCGATAGACAATTTAACAGATCTAATAACTAGAAAAAAAGCAAAAATTGAATTTTTAACGCCAAATTTTCCAACGATTAATTGCGATCGTTCTCAGTTGGTTTCGGTATTTCAAAATTTAATTAGCAATGCCATCAAGTTTAACGACCTTACTGAAACTCCTTCGGTATGGATTAGTTGCCACCTAGAAGGGTCTAGGTTTTGGAAATATGCAATTGCCGATAACGGTATTGGCATCGATCCGCAGTATCAAAAACAGATTTTTGAAATTTGGAAAAGACTGCACAGCGAATCTGATTTTCCTGGAACGGGAATGGGCTTAGCTATTTGTCGCAAAGTGATTAATAGACACAAAGGCAATATTTGGGTAGAGTCTGAAGGTGATGGTACTGGAAGTATATTTTACTTTACAATTCCAGCATCAACAGAAGGATTGTTATTTAGTGCAATTTAAAAACAATGACTAAATATAGTGTTTTATTGGTTGAAGATTCACCCGACGATGCTGAAATAGCAAAAATTGCTTTTGAAAAAACAGAACTTAACATCAACCTAGAAGTTGTCAAAACCGGGCGATCGGCTATCTTGCGATTGCAAGAGCCAAATCAGCCAGACTTAGTGATTCTTGATTGGAATTTACCGCTTGTTTCAGGGAAAGACGTTTTACGTTTCATTAAAAATACTGCGAGGATAAAACGGATTCCAGTAGTTATTTTAACTACATCAAAAAACACTCACGACATCATCGATGCTTATGACGGTCATTGCAATGCTTATACTGTAAAACCTTTGGAGTTTGACGACACAATAGATCTGTTGAATAATATATTGATGTTCTATTGCAGGCACACGCTATTACCTAAAAATTTATGACAAACGCACCAATATTGATAATAGACGATTCCCCAAACGATGGGGAATTTGCAGAAATAATTCTTCGAGAGTCTGGTTTTGAAGGAGTTACTTCTACTACAAAACTTTCTGATGCGATAGAAATTTTAAAAGCTGATAATACTATCAAGCGTGTTGTTTTGGACTTAGGAGGGTTAGTAAGAAAATCAGACAACCCCCTTGCAGCGTTAGACGCACTAGAGGCAGAAGGTTTTCCCGATCTTCAAATAGTTGTACTAACAGGAAACAAAAATCCCGCTCTCGTTCAAGAAATAAAACAAAGAGGATATCAATGCCTAACAAAAGAAAATGCGTTAGATTTAGTTCAAAAGTCTAGCGCATTGCCAGACGCGATCGCCAACCTTGAGTCAAATAATTTAAACTTGCGACAAAATATTTACGTTAACGAGCTGTTTGCAAGACTCGGTAGAGTAGAAAAACAACTTGACGGAATATTACTAATGTCGGGAGCAAGTAACTTGCAGGCGCTAGCAACCGATATTAAAGCTATAGAATCTCAACTTAACTTACTTTATGAATTGAAAGAGCAAATTACAGAAATTGAAAAAAATTACAAAACTATAGATATAAAGTTTAGCGAGTTTCAATTGGAGTTCAAAATTATAAGCACAGAAAAAAATATTAAACTTTTGAATCTATTAAGCAAAGCTATTTGGCTACTTAAGCTCAATCAAAAGTTTTGTAATTTATGTGTATTTATTTTTAGTGAAATCTATAAAATGGTTTTTGACAATCTAAAGATGATATTTGTTACTTTTATTACCACAATTGTTGTCACATCTTCGCTATGGAGTAAATGGACAAGCAAATTACCTGAAATACAAAATAAAATCAGGGTTGTTATCGAACAACTCTTCCGTTAACTCAGTATCCGAAAAGTTAGTCGCAGCTGATCGCCCTTAATATCCCAGCCAATCAACTCAACCAGCTCGTCGTTTAAATGGTGACGCGATCGGATCAGCAGTGGCGGAATCTCGAATATTTTTGTCTCCAAAATCATCAACCGCCCCGTAACCGTTTTGTCGTTGAATTTTTGCAACCCCCAATCCGATCGCATTTTTTCAGAAATCGCAAGGGCTATTTTTAGGTCGGAGATCGCGCGATCAAGTTTATCGGGCGGGGCGATTGTTACGACTTCCGCAGCTTTAACTACATCTAGCCTAACAGCCCAGGCTTTGAATTCATCGAGCTTAACAGCCAATTGTTTCAATGCAAAAATCAACTCTGATTCTGTGTTATACATGACTTGCAATCAACCGCTTTTTCTTTTACAATACATTGGCAACCAGTATAAGGCAAACTCAGATGCAACAAGTATTCCAAGAAGTACAAGAACTAATCACTGGATTGAACGTTTTTGCTCCGGCGATTGAACAAGCGATTGGTTTAATAAAATCGCAGCGAGCGGAAATTGACTCCCTGAAAGGCACAGAGCTGGCTGAAGATGCAAAGCAAGCACAAGATGAAGAGGCTTTAGTAGCTTCTCTGAGGACGTTCAGCGCTACTATTGCCACAATGAACGAAAAACTTACGGCAACTGTTGTTGAAGACCCAACAGCATCCGAGATTCCAGCCCAACCAGTTGCTAATGTAGAGCCAACCGCTACTCCAACCGCTACTGCCGACTCAATACCTAGAATCGAACCACTCCCTACGATTCAGCCAACACCTGCCTCTTAATTTCATTTTCGGCTCAAAGCAAAATGCGCCCCCAGCCTAAAAGCTGGGTGGCGCATTTTGCAATAAGTAGGCTAAATCTATGTTTTTTTATAAGGGGTGATCGTCAAGACACACATTCAAGCAACAAAAAAGCAACATCCTAAATAATGAATTTAAGATGCTGCTTTTAGTAAGCTAAACCTCACGTAATGTTAAAATTGTGCGAGGTTTAGTAATTAATCAGGATATTTTTTGCTCTAATTTGTTGCAGGACGAGCATTTTGATCCTGCAAATTTAAAGTTTCTTGGTAGCAAACATTAGGTGTTCCATTTTTCCCATTTGGGTACGTTGCGTTTATATTGCTCCGCATCAGGATGGAATTTTCGATTGGCGTATATCGATTGATATTCATTGATAGTAACACCCACCCATTCAAAGTGCTGCTCAATACTTTCTGGACGTTTTGCTTCAAGCAAGAAATCTTCCTCCATCCGTAAGCTAACATTTTCATCTGTGATCGCATTTAGGATCTTTACGGGGATTCCCCGATTATCCACATCACATTCTTCCTGTATACAGAAAAAGATGTAGACTTCGGGCTCTGGTGGCCAACTTGTATCATCCCCCGTCCAGTCTTCTACGATAGGATTACATGGTTTTCCTGAGTCTGTGATTGTGTTGCAAAGACGACTAGCTATTTCTTCTGCCTTAGATTCAGAGTAGACAGAGATTTGGCAAGCTGCTGCTATTTGTTTTTTCATTATCGTTTGTGTTTACTTCAACTATATATTTTATTATAACACATTTCAAACCGCTGCTGCCGACTCAATACCTACAATCGAACTACCCCCTACGATTCAGCCAATACCTGCCTCTTAATTTGATTTTCGGCTCAACGCAAAATGCGCCACCCGGTTTTTAGGCTGGGGGCGCATTTTGGAATAAATTTAAATTTATAAGCGGGCGATTGTTGAGATTTATATTTAAACAAAAAACAGCACCTTAAACAATAAATTTAAAATGCTGTTTTTTTAGATCAAAACCTCACTTAAGTTTAAAATTGTGCGAGGCTTGGTAATTAATTAGGATATTTTTGTGCCTAATTTATTGCACGACGGACACTCAGGTCGTGTCAGTTCAACAAAACTTTTCGGGAGCGAGTACCATTCTCCGAATTTTTGACACCCTGACGTGCTACATTTGTATTTCTCTGCACAGGGGTGTGCTTTCCAGGCAATGTAAGTGTGCTGGTACATATCTATCGAAACACCAACCCATTGAATGTGTTGTTCGACATTCTCTGGATGTTTCGCTTCTAAAAGAACAGTACCTTCAGACGATGGGGCATCTCCCATCCACAAAAAAACATTTTCGCCCGCGATCGCATTTAGGATTTTTAGCGGGATTCCTTTATCATCTACTTCATCTTCTTCTTCCATGTCGAAGAAGATATAGACTTCTGGCTCTGGTGGCCATTCTTGGTCTACTCCTGTCCAATCTTCTACGATCGGATCGGAAGGTTTGTCTAAGTCTTTGATGGTATTGCGAATACGTTCAGCAATTTGTTCTCTTGTTTTTTCCGAGTAGGCGGAAATTTGAAAACAGGCTGCTATTTGTTTTTTCATTGTCGTTTGTGTTTAGAATTATACTTATTGTAACACATTTAACACATTATCAGTGGAAACAAGCTGGCGAAGAACTTGCTACTGAATTTAAAGATGGACGATTGACCCCAGAACAAATAGCGCGATTTAAAGAAAACTTTCCAGAAGATGAGTTTTTTGATTTGGAATACGGGCGATCGGTTCAAAATCCAGTTCAAGATGCTTTTTTAAATATCTCACAAAAGAAATAGATGATATTTTTGACGAGGTATTTGGCAAAAAAACACAAAAAACAACAAAGAAGTGTTAGAAAGGTAGGCAATTTTCAAATTCAATAGTCTAACTAAAGAAGCTGCAAAAAGCGATGCAATTATATTTTTAATTTACATCGCTTTTTGTATACGTTTTTTGATAGAGAGAGAACTGGTAGTTTTTCGGGAGGTAAAATACTTGTAATTTTTTCTATGTAAGCATTTATAGGACGTGGAGGAAAGTTGCACCTTGATTGGGCGATCGGTTTGCACGTAACAGAAATATAGAAAGGATATTCAACATTAAGTACACAAACAAAAAGCCAAACAGTTATTGGCTGTTGGGCTTTTTGTTTAAACTTTAATCCCAGTTCCACATTCCGGTGCTATCTATTATCATTCCAGCGACCAAAACCTTGGTTTCCAAAAGAATCAGAACTTGTATTGGGAAAATCTTGATCTGTTCCATCTATATGGCTAGAAGACTCAGCCTCTTCTACCATGACTTCATTTGCAGTAAAAGTAAATCTTTTCGTTTTCCAAAAAATGAACTCCATTGTTCCCGGATGGGAACCACAAACAGGCAATTTTTCGCGACGAAGAATTTCTTCTTCGTAGTAATAGCTTATTGAGCTTTGATTTTCTTTTGGTTCGACATATCCTCCCCCGTGGGAGCAAAAAATCGGCCAGTAAGTAGTGCCACCAAATTCATTTTTTGGTAGATCGAGAAACTTTTCTACAAATTCGATTCTTTCCCGCCTATTTTTGCACACAGTTTTATGTGATGAAATCAAAGTATATTGCATGATTTAACATTGCTTGATTTGTGTTTAAACCTAATTGTAGCACAGTTTGCACACGACTTTAGCAAGTTTTATCGTAATTAAACTCATTCTTTAAAACTTTGTCGAACAACTGCTAAGTCTGGAAGACTATCAGCTTTTACGACTTTCCAGTGTCTGAGGTTTCGATAAATACATTGATAATGGTATTTAACCTGTTCATCCGAAAAGCCTGCATAGTCTGGTAATTGACTTCTGATGGCAGCAATTCTAGTAGCATGAGTTCCACATCGTTTGTCAATGCCCCACAATTCTTTTTTAGGCATTAAGTGTACCGCACTTTCCGGAATGTATTCCGGGAATGCTATTTGATACTTGATTTCTTTTTTGACCGCCATAATTTTACGTTTTAATCCAAAATTTGTTTTGTGTCGTCTGTTAATAATAACACACGATTGCGTATTTTATTGCTTCGCTTTTTCAACAATATCGCGCAATTGATTGCGAATAACTCTTTGTGCTTGCGGTGATTCCAAATGCTTCATGAGTTCGCGTAATAATTCTTCTGCTGCAAAACCTGGATTTGCACCCTGTACTATAATATCTCCAAAAATTAATTGAACGTTATACTCTGTCGCCTGCGAAGATGCAACAGGGGGAAGGGGAATTGGAGTTGCGGGAACGGGCAATGCGCGGAGGTTAGAAGCTTCTACCCGATCGCCCTGATTAATCGATTCCAACAACGGTAGGTTTGATCGCGTAGCAGCAGCGTTGATAACATACTCCCCAGGTGAAGCCAAAATAGGAACGCGATCGCCTGTAGATGTTCCCGGACCCGATATCAAACCACCGACCGCATAACGCTGTACTGGCTGAACCTGTAGTGGGTGGCTCGGTAAAGGTTGACTCCGCAATGAAGGAGCAAACAATCCGCCAACGAAGGGGATATTAGCTAGAATCCCCATTGAATTAGTGACAACCCACTGAATTAAGTTCCAAATTCCTTGGAAAACTCTAGTAATAGCACCTCCAACTACAACGAAAGTTTCTTTCAAAACCCACCCGATCGCCACAACTCCAAGAATTATCGCCAAGAAAGGTGACGCTGCAACCACCGCAGCAGAAATACCTGCAATTATAGCCCCAATGCCGCCCATAATGACTGGAATGACAACTGTGACAAATACGCCTCCGATCGCCATCAAGGCACTGCCAACTCCCGATACAGCAGTACCGATCGCCCCAAGAGCTCCTGTTATCCCAGCAAGCACGACACCAAAATTTGCTATCAAGGCTAAAGTCGCGACTGTTCCGGCGATCACTGTACCGACAATTGCAACCGATTGAACAATCTTCGAGACAACCTTGAAAACAAACCCTAGCGTTTTAATTACGCCAATTAGCGTAAATGAAATTGCCTTGATGATTGTAATTAAGCCAGCAGCTAGAAGCTTAACTGGAATCAGCAACACATGGATGATTGTTGAGGCAACCCCTGATATGTTTCCATCTACCCCGCCAAAGATACTGGCGATAGCCCCAAAAGCTTGGGCGAATGGTTGGACAATTTGATCACCTAGATCCGCGAGTGCGCTCCAGACATTACTGATTTCCTGAAATAGTGTTCCAACCACTTCGGTACTCGAATTCCAAATCCCCCCGAAAACGCCACCGATAATACTGCCAACAAAGTTGAAGACTTTCCCCAGCACCCACCCGACCGTGACAATTCCTAGAATTAATGGAATCAAAGGAAGAAAGGGGGTGATTACTGCGGCTGCCGCAGCAAAGATTGCACTCAATCCACTGAGAATCACTGGAACTAATACTCCGCTAAATACTGCGGCTACACTTCCAGCGATCGTCGAAAATTCAACAATTGCTAGCCCCAATCCAGTAACAAATGCCCCAGCGCTGACAAACAGACTCCCTATTTGACCCAGGAAAGAAAATACAGCTAAAGCAGCGCCAATCTTCAGTAGTGACTCAACGAATACCCCAAATACAGTAAAAGCAAATTTGCTGACCTCAATCAATGGGCCAAGGACGCCTGCAATCATTCCAACAATTCCAGAAGCAACACTGGAAATAGACTCAAGAATCCACGATCCAAAATTACCTAGACTATTTTTTGCATTTTCCATAACCCCTTGAATGTCGCCAATGTTGTCCTTGTAAGCTCGGTACAGCAAAAATATGGCAGAGCTAATCCCTAATATCAAAGGTAAAAACGGCAGCAACGGTACAATCATTGACCTATAGGCAAGCTTGGCAGCACCCGCAACAAACCCGTAAGAAGCGGCGATCGCCCCGTTAGCACCCCCCACGATTCCAGCTTTGGTTAAAGCGGATGCGGAGATCGCGCTGTCAGCAGCTACGGAACTTGCTGCGTTCGCTGCGTAAAAAGCTCGCATCCCCGGTATTGCAGTCCGAATATCTAGGAATGCAGTCACTAAGTCATTGAACATGAATATCGGCGTCGCTAGCTGCGGGGCAATGTTCGACAGTGCGGAACCGATCGACAGCGACAAAGATCTAACGCTTTCACCAGCTTGTTTCCTAGCAGCGGTATCCTGTTCGACTGCTTGCGTTACCCGCTTGTGGGCAGATTCTAAATTCTTCAAACCTTGGGTGTAGACTTTGCTGTCGATCGTCCCTTGTTTGTAGAGTTCATTCAATCTCAACTGCCGTGCGGTAATGACATGAAGGTTACTTTGCGTGTCAACTTTCGGATTACGACCCACGTTCGACATCGCTAGTCGCGCATCAAACTTCAGTCCGCCAAGTGCTTCCCCGGCTTCGGCAATTTTAGATGGAGATAACGCGGTGAGCGATCGGTCTAAGAATTTGTAAATTGCGTTGCCTTCAATTTTTGCAGACAGCGCCAAGTCCGACAACTGACTCTGGATAGTCTCTGTAGTATTGAGCCAATTTTTGCGAATCCAGTAAGTCGGACCCGGCGACGCTTCCGACAAATCGCCCTGCAATTGTTGTCCGGTTTGCTTGGCTTTTCTACCGATACCCGCGATCGCCCCGACAATTTTGCCTCCGGTTTTTTCCCAAATTGCCCCCACCGCTTTCAGTGGTTGTTCGAGAAACTGGGTGATCGCTGCACCCAATTCTCCCAACTCTGAAATCAACCTTCCTTTTAATTCAGTGGCGTTACTGCCAAGAGCACCTATGCTAGAAATTATGTCGGGAATCCCTTTAAACACACTGAAGATGTCGAATGGTAGGGAAACATCTAAGCCGAGCTTGAAAAGCGCAACACCTACATCTTTCAGCCCGATTAATATTTCAGCTATGACACTTCCCATCTTCGAGCCGAAAGTACCGATGTCTTTAGCGAAACCGAGGAAACTGCTTGCAATTTCACTCGCAGTCAGCGCAACACCTGCTAGTTGAGTCTTAAAGCTTGCAAAACCTTCCTGTAATCCTACAAAAACTTCCTTAGATTTACGAGAGAATGACGACAACAGCGCGACAAACCTCATGACCGCATTGTATAAACCTAAAACAGCGGTCATTACCCGACTAGGCCAATCCAGTACAAAGCGAAATGCCCATACAAACTTTAGTGCGAACGCTGAAATCTCAATACCTATCTGCGTAAACACCCACAACACTTTGAACAAAGGTGGCAGGACTGTCGTAGAGAAACTAACTATGCCAGCTAACATCTTTCCTACAACTTGCCCCAACCCTTTCCCCGCAGAAGATGCGCGATCGGCATCATCACCAGCGGAAGTTAATCCTTGAGAGAACTGCCCTAAACTCCGTAGAATTACTCCTAAGAATTCACCCAAATGTCTGACGGCGGATGACACACCCGTTAATTTAGATGTCATCTCATCGGAGGCGATCGCCCCACTATTTACCGCCTTGGCAATGTCGAACAAAGTTTTGCCAAAATCAATGACTGACTTACTTGCAGAAACTACGATGCCAATCAAGTCTGTCAGTGGCTGTTGAACTTCAGAAAACAAGCTGGTTGCAAAATTAGAGATAAATCCAGTCAGGGATTTAAACCCATTTTTTACTGCATCTAAATTAAACTTCTCGATAATTTGACTTGCCACCCAACTCGCAGGCGCTATCAGTGCCAACAACGAATTCGTTATTTTGGTGACTGCTTCCTTCCAAGCTTCAGGGATCTTGACCGTCGGGCTATGGTTCAATAAGTTGATCAAGGTTTGACCCAGCCATTTAGCAAAGTCTACGATAGGAGTCAATATCGTTTGAAACTCTACGGCAAACTTTTGCCATTTCTCCTTAATCCAGTCTGCTACTTTCCCAAGGGCGATCGGAATATCTTGGATTCCCGTAAAAATCCTAGTAAACAAGCCCTTTTCATTCAGAGCTTCACTCAGTCCCGCAAACACCCGTGTAAACAGACCCTTTTTATTCAAGAATTCTGTGAGACGTTGCCATTGAACCTGGATAGATCCGATTGCACCATTCATGCTAGGAATAATTTTAGCTACCTGTCCTTTTATTTCTTCAAACAAAGAGGGAATTGATTCGCCAAAACTCTTCATCTTTGCAGATATATTCGCAAACAAATCTGCCGACGTTAAGAAGGTGATAAAATTGGGCCATTCAGATTTAATCCAAGATATTGTCTCGCCAAACTTTGTACCAAGTGCTACTAGGAAGTCTAAAGCCCCTGGAATCAGAGGAGTCTCAGCTAACCAAACAGATAATTTATTCCATTTTTCTCGAATAAATGCCGTTGTATTGCTAAGATTTTCCCCTAATAAAGCAATCTTGACAAACAAGTCTTGAATCGCTGGTATCTCGAATTTTAAGCCAATTTCGAGCGCCCAGGTAGTTAGTTTACTACCTAAATCCTTCATCCCCTCAAAGAATCCTTGGAATACTTGTCCAGATGCCAGCAACTTTTGAACATCCGACCACTTCTCTCTTAGTAAATCTCCAAACAATGTAAATTCCGATCCGACTTTGAGCAAGAGAGCGAACAACCAATCAAATAAATTAGTTGCGCTCATCCAACCAACGAACTTGCTCCATGCAGCCTCTAAGATATTGATAGTTGAAAGAAAAGCTTGAGACAGGTTTTCTGGCTTAAAAGCCTCGCGCAGCCGATCGCCCACAACTTGAAATAAGTTACTCTGCCCCAGCCAATTTTTTAGGTGTTGCCAGGAAGTTTGAACCTTGACTATCGCACGATCAAAGTATTCCTCAATGTTCAACGTCTTGAGGATTTGCCGGAACGTCGGCTCAACTGCGGAGATTGCGTCGCCAAACCCTTTCTGAATCGTCGCCACAATCTCTGGGGGTAGCTCAGCGAGAATTGTGTTGAAAAAGCTCCGCCAGAAGTCTCCAACATATCTAAGAGGTGCTGTCAGAGCTTCAGTGATTCCCGGTGCTAATCTTTTGATGCGATCGGGAACTGACTCAACAGATCCGTCTATGGAACCAAAGAGTTGACTGATACTGGTGATCGCATCTTTGAATGTAAAATTCTTGATCGCTTCCTGAACCTGAAAGATTTTGTCTTTGATCGACTGCACTCCGAGATCAAGTTGCTCTACCAAAAGCTGCTTGATTACTGGAAAATGCTTTTTAATACTGTCAATGGCAAAACCGATAGCATTGGTGAATGATTTGACCGCAGCAATCAATATAGATGCGACCATTTCTCCCGCCTGCTCACCAGACCGGAAAGCTGAAAAAAAGTTCTGGATAGATTCGGTTGTCTGTTTGATGGTAAAACCTAACGGTCGGAAAATTTGTTCAAGCGCTTCACCAAATCCCTGCAATATCTGGATTGAACCTTGGGCGATCGTCTTCAACCCGTCGCTCGCGCTACGCTGAAAATTCTCAAACGCAAACCCCAGCCGCCGGAAGCCGTCTTGGATTAGAGTGAAATCTCCTTTCAGCGCGGGCAATATACCTAGGGCGATCGTTTTAAAAGCACTCGCTGCTTCCACTAATCCCCACAGCACTCCAGCCAAAATCTTGCCAGCACCAATCCCAATTTTGATTAGCCCAGTTAAAATCGTTCGGATACCCAAGAAGTTCGCAACGATTACCGCAGCCGTAAATGCGACACCCCCCAGGACTAGAAGCAGCGGAGAAATACCGGACAGCGAAAACAGTCCGAAGGCGATCGCCGATAAACTCATGCTACTGAATCCCGACAGTACCCCTCCCACCCCATATTTGAAGTTACCGAAGAAGTCGTGAGCTGCGTCCCCTAATTCCACAAAATTTAGAGTTAGCAAGGCTCTTGCCGATCGCCCGGTAAAATCAACTAAATCTTCACCCAGTTGACTCAGGCTGCTTGTGACATACTCCATCCCAGGTGCGAACAGAATACTGGCGCTACCTATTCCGCGATCGGCTAGATACTGATAGCGATCACCCACAGCTAGCATGAAGAAACTTGCAGATCGAATCGCCTGACTTTTGAGGTCGTTTTTTGGTGGCGATAGCAATATCTTGCTAGCTGAATTTGTTAAGCTACCGCGCAGAACCGATCCGGTTTCTTGAGCGGTTGACTGGATGTCGCCCATCCACCCAGCGATCGCCCCGACAGTTTTTTCCCAGTAATGTCGAATCCAGTAAGTTGGGCCGGGAGAACCTTCAGAAACAGCTTTTTGCAGTTCGTACCCAGAATCCTCCGCTGGCTGTACCAAGGAATTAATGTTCGCCGTGATAGCTGAAGCGGTATTAGCCCATGCTGCATTTGTGCTGCTAGCACCTAAATCACCAAAGCCAATCGTTCCAGTGACACCAACCGCGTCGGGGGTTTTTGGAACTGTGCCACCAAATATACCCGCACCTGCTTTAGCTGCCAAGTACGTTTTCTTTTCGATAAAAGCTTGCTTTCGTGAAGAAATAAAATCTTTAGTTTTGTCAATCCCAGATTTAACAGTACCTTGAATAGAGTTGGTTATTTTTGGCGCATTTTCTTTTATACTTTGACTTAAAAAGCCAAAGAATTTCTGTGCAGAACTTGTTTCTTTAACCTCTAATGGTAGAAGTTTTTCACGGGGCGGTTCAGCAATTACCTGTTTACTGGGTATTTGAACTGATGCTGGTTGCAGCCCAATTATAACTGTTAAAATTTCAGCTAATATGCTGTTTATTGATTCCAGTTGTAGGATTTGTTGCGACTTTCCAGGTTGCCCCGGTGCAATTTTTATGGCATCATTCAATGAATCTTGCCCAATTAAAGCTTTATCTAACAGCGATTGATCGGGAATCTTGGCTCCCACAGATGCAGCCGTAGCACTCAACCTAGCATTAGAAAACATCCCTTCTTGATTTTTGGCAGATGCTGCCAATTGCTCTTCTATATATTTTTGACCGGCTTGATTAATTTTGTAGACATCTTCTGTTTGACCCAGCAGTCCGCCAAGACCTTTTTTCTGTACAGTAATCTTCGTTGCCAAACCTGCATATTCTGCTTGAGAGGACAATGATTTTGAATTCAGTCCTTGGAGAATCGTGTCTGCAATCTTAAGTTCTTCTTTCTGCATCTGAGCTTGAATTTGCGTTCTAAACGCAGATTCTTTGTCAAATACATTTCTAATTTCTATAAAATCGGGAATGTGTACTCTATCAAATAGATTCCATCCTCTTTTTTGTTGACCTAAATCATTGGAAATATCTTTTTGTCTTGATTGTTCGGTTCTTTTTTTCCATCCTTCACCTTTTAAGCCAAACCCGATTTGATATTTGCGCTGCGCCAACACAGAACTTTTTCCTAGATCGGGAGCTTGAGCGACTGCCGACGACCTTGTTTCTTCTTGAGTCTTGTCGAGTAGAGAAAGCAAAGATTTAGTATAAGAAGCAATGTTATTGAGCGTAGAAACTATCGATAGAAATATCTGTCCGTGTAGATGCAACTCAGACTCGATCGCCCGAGAACCTTGGGTGAAAAAACCTTCCATTCCGGCATAAGTGTTTGTCAGTGAATTTTTGGTATTAACAACAGCTTCTTTACCTTGACTAACGACTAAGTTTGCCTGTTTTGCTTTACTACTAAAAAAGTCACTAACTGGCGAAAATACACCCGTCAATATCCCAGCAACTTCCTTAGCTGGTGTTATCAACCAATTTATCGCTCCTGATATTCTTTCTACAGCACCTTCCCATGCTGCTGGGATTTTCTCTGTGGGGTTGTGATTTAAAGCATCAATAAGACCCAATGCCATTTCTAAAGCGGTATCGACCAATGGCATATCAAGAAACCAGTGTACAAATCCCGTCCAAGCTCTTTGAATCGTTTGAACTGCACCGGAGAATAGATGACCAATCGCCGTTGTTAACTTAACCGTCTTTGTCCTAATATCCGCAAAGTCAGTAGTGAAAGCAAGCGTGAGAACAGATAGAGCGGTTGTTATCCCCCCTATACCTAGCATTAATGTGCCAACTTCTCCTAACATCCCTAACCCAAAAATCGGTTTAAGCAAACTACCGAATTTTGAAATACCTTTACCCGCTCCACTTTGCTGTAATGCCCCCAACATCGGCGGAGCAGTTGCTGTTGTACCGCTTCTAGGGACAAAACCGCCCATAGTCCGGGCAGAGTGACTTAACTGCTGCGGCGCTTCCCTTGAGAATCTTCTTTGAAGCATTCCCTCTATTCTTGTCGCTAGATTTTTATTCCTTTCTTTGTTGGTGGCGAACCTCCAAAGTGTTTGCGCCTGTGCGGTCTGCTGCTGCCTGATTTGAGCGTGGAGGAGTTGAGCTTGAATGTCTAACTTCTTACCAACAGAGTCAAGAGGCGACAGTACCGAAGTAAGTGCAGCGACAACCTTACCGAAGCCTATCTGTAGATTCTCCTGCCACGACAATTTCTGTTTTTCACCTGTAGCTCCTAATGCTATTGAATTTATAAATTCCGTTTTGCGTCGCTGCTTGGCATCATCAGCTTGGAGCACTTCGGACATTTCTTCTCCTACCCCCTTCGCTGGAGCGACCATCCCTTGTATCAAGCCTGTTATGCTTGCAACAGCTCCCTCCCATGCCGTCGGTATTTTCTCCGTAGGGTTGTGGTTGAGAGCGTTTATCAAACCTTGCGCTACGTTTAGTGCTGGCTGGATGATCGCCATCAATTTCCCGCCAAACGCATCGATAAATCTTTGCCACGCAGCGGTAATAAAGGAAATCGGGGCTGACAGGGCTTGAGAAAGCATATCTCCAGTTGATCGCGCCAAATTTCCAATTCCTAAAAAGTTATTTTTAAATGCTAAATATAGTCCCCCCGCAGCTAGCCCGATCGCCGCAACCCCTGCAATCAAAGGAGCTAGCGGTAGCGCTGCTACTCCCATCGCTCCGGCAATCGCTCCGCCAATGCCAGTTAGTCCGGCGATCGTTGCGCCCGAAATTGAGACAATCGCCCCAAAGCTAGCTCCCAACGCAGTCAGTACCGGAGCGGCCAGTCCGCCAACTGCACCTACCAACGTGAACAACTCTGTTACTTTATAAAGACTTTGACCTGTAGCTTCGTCGATAAAGCCCATGTTTTGTAGCGAGAAAAAAGCTGTCTGCGCTGCAAATCCGGCTGCTGTCACTGCACCGCCCACTGCCATTCCAGCCTTGCCAACTCCGCCCATCGCACCGACTAATTTATGGAAAAATCCAACTGATTTTGTTGTGGCTTGCTCTGCGACTTGAGGGATGTGGGCGATCGACTGCTGAGTAACTTGCGCCGCGCGCTGCATATCTTGGGCAATTTCAGCCCCTGTCCCCGCCGCCACCTGAGCCATCTGGTTCATATTTGCAGCGGTAGAATGCTCGGTATTTTCCCAGGCTGCGCTGGTTACGTCGGATGCGCGGTGGTTGAGGCTGGTCACAATCTTGACTCCCGCCCACGCAGCGCGCTTCACCATCGTCCACCAATTATTCCCAGTAATTCTGTTGGTGGCTTCTTGCCATGCTGTTTCCGTGCGGGTAGCCGCTCCTTGAAAGTAAGTAGAAATTCCTCTGGCTGCGGACGAAGCGCCCTTCAGTATTGATGCGGATATCTTCTCGGTCAAGGGGAGTATATTGCTAGCATATTCAGCCATCCCGCTGTCAATGCTAACGTCGGCCGAATCTATCAGTCCGCGACGCTCTAAACTTCTGTAGTGGCGTCGCCCTCCCCGACTGGCTTCTCTAATTGTTGTTTCGCTTTGGGGAATTGCAGCTTGGCGCGATTGCGCGTTCAGCGCATCAGCTCCCTGCCCAACTTTTTGAGAAGCAGTCTTCAGCAATTCAGCAAGTCCAAACAAAGCTGCTTTTGCCTTAGAAGCAGGAGAGTTAAACTGTTTGGTGTATTCAATCCGATCACCCAAAGTTGCTGCACGGCGTTTAGCTGCAAGACCCAATCTAGAATCCCCTTCGGACTGCGCCAGTCTTTCTGCTGCCTCTTTTTGCTTTTGCAACTTTGCAATATCTTTGTTACCAAAAACATTAGAAAAAAACTTTTTAACTCCAGAGAATAAATTGCCGATCGCCCCTAAAATTCCGCCCTGCTGCGATTTCGCTTGGTTCCCTGCTTGAACCAACACTCCAGCAACCGTCTTGAACAGTTCTCCTGCTTTATCAACTATTTTGACCGTCCAAGATTTAGCTCGTTCTGCGTCAAATCCGTTGGCACGATCAACAAAAAACTTGGACAGCGAATCGCCACTGCGAGCTAAAAATCGGGAGAAGTTATTAAGGAAATTGCTAAACGGGTTTGTCCCGATCAACCCTTCGACTTCACGGGCGATTCGGTTGGTTCCGACTGACATAGCGATTCGGGCGCGATCGATGACATTGGAAAGTCCAATTAATACTGGTTTACCTAATGCGGGAGAAATATCTGCAACTATCTTTTTAATCAATCCGCCCGCTCCGCTTTTAGCAGCAAGTAACGTCACTCCCCCGGTGAAATTTTTGATTAAATCAGGGAATGCTTTGGCTAAAAAGAATTGATAAGGTGCAACAGACTTCGCCGTGTAATCAGGATTCTCCACGATCTCACGAACTCTAGCCTCATTTACGTCTAAAGCTTTTCCTAGTGCTTTAGTAATATTTTCAATCCTATCACCCATCCCTAACTTAAGCAGCCTGTCTTTGATCGAGATGTTATTTCCTTCACTATCTTTTTGATCCTTGAGAATAGATTGCAGTATTTTGTCTTGAACTTGCCGATCCTTGATGTCAGTTTTTGTCAACTCCGCAAACATTTGACCCATAAATTGATAATGAGTTTTCGGGGCTTTCTCGCGCCCTTCTGTCATCATGTGTTGTAAACTGTTTCGCTGAGCAATTCTAAAATCTTTATTCAGTTTTTCAATTCTTTGAACAAACTTAGATCCTTTAACACTAGCTTCTGCGGCATTATACAGATCGCCAGCTAGTTTGATTGATGAATCTTTGGCAGATAAAGCAGATCTGTAAATACCAGCGTAAAAGTTACGGAGAGGACGGACAATGTTTTCTGCCATCTCTACACTCATGAACGGTATTTTAATTAATTTCGATTCTAGGGAATCTATCTGGCTAATTGTAGATCGATTGAATCGTTCAAAACCCGCGTCTATACTTTCGAGGTAAACCCGAACATTGACTTTTAGTTGCTCCAAAGGATTTTTTAATTTAATCTGATCAATATTTTTGAGTTCACGGGACGAAGATAATCCAAGAAATCCAGCAATTTGATTTTGCTGTTCTTGACTCGCTTTTAAAACAAACTTACCAGTTAACAAATATTGATCGAATACAGTAGCAAGTGACTCATCTCTGCGAAGTGCTGTTCGCAAATCCAGTAATTCATTTTCTCCTCCTATGCCAGCATTGGTTAATTGTTTCGCTAATGCTTCAAATTCATTTTCTTTAAGTTGTTTGCCACGATCCCCCGTGCCGTGCGTCAAATATCTTCGCAACTTTTGAATATCTTCTTTGTTCAGATCGGGTGCAGATTTTAATCTGTCTAAAAATGTCTTTAAATTATCTACTCCCTGAAACTCAGGTCGCTTTTCACCAAAGCTAGCTTTCAACATTTCAGTTAGTTGGGTAATTTCGTTACCAGTAGCTTCTCGCTGGTACTTTCCAGTCTCCATGAACTGATTAAAGAATTGATACAACTGTTTATTTTCTGGTTGCCTCATTTTCACTAGAAGTAAATCTAAATTTGCGTGTTCTGGATTGTTTTTAACTAAAGCATCTAGCCCTCTTTCTCGCGCCCTCTTTAACACTAAAGCGGCAGTAGCTTCAGATCGAGCTATTCTTTCGGTTCTAGCCTGAACGATTCGCGCTTGAATTGCAATTGTTTTATCGAATCGCATAGCTTCTAATATCTTGGGAATTCCAGTCCATCCAAACAAAGTACGAACCAAAGAATTCCGAGTGGAAGCAACCTGTCCTTCTAGCAAGTTAGACGACTCTTGCATTGAATGACCGAGGTTTCTTACCCCCTGTACTGCTACCTCGCCAAAACCTATAGCTACTTGCCTTGATCGCCCAGAAGATTCTTGCAACTCTCTAGCTGCCTGCTTGTTTGCTTCTTCAAAGTTATTGAACCCCGTGACCGTTTGAACGATCATCTTAGTCTGTCTTTCGTTGATCGTGTGAATGATATCTGCAAGAGTTCTCTCAAATTCTCCTTGTGGCCTTTGCTTGTCCACAGCTTTAGCGGCTTTTAGCCTATCAGCGTAGTTTTGCGTATCAGCTTCGGGGTTAAACATTTTGGAACTAGGAGATGAGTCAGTCGGTGAGGTTTTAACCTTAGCTAAAATAGCATTCAACCTTGAATAAAAGGCAGTGCTAGCATTGACGGTCGCTTTTTTTGCAGCCTCCATTTCCTTTCGGATCTCTGACGATGAAGCGACGCTATTAATACCTATATCTTTATTTCCCTTATCCTTGAATCGTTGAACTTGAATATCGAAAGCTCTCTCGCTATCTGGTTTATCTTTCGATACTTGCGGCAATTTTGATTTACTCACGTAAAGGTACTCAGCTTTAATATCCTCAACGTGCAAGTTAGCCATCGCCTTTTGAAAATTAGTCAAAAGGTCGATTGCCACGTTTTTGCCACCGGCTAACTTCACCAACTCTTCGTTGCTCGGCGCATTTCCAAATCGAGAAAACTCAGCATCTAGCCCGGATCTCTTCGCCGCCTCCCGGCGTATGTTTTCAAATTGCAAGCCCCGCCCCGCCTTGACGTTTTCGCCACCTTGACCGCTCATTTTTAGGAGTTGGCGACCGATGTCGGTAACTTGGTACTGCTCTATACCGAATCGGTTGCGGCGTTTTTCTACAGCAGCTCCGCTCACCCCCTCGGTAATGCCGTTTTTGTCCTTAAGGTAATACCGTCGCTCTGCATCTGCTAATCCCTTACCAAAATCAGTTCCCCGCTTAACTTCGGAAATTAGAGCGCGTTCCGATAACGCCTGTTCTTGTTGCTGGGCTTTGGCTAACTCCTTTTGATAGCGTAGCGCTGCTTTAGATTTGGCAACTCTTTGATCTCCGAGAAACGTTGCCTGCTGCTGGGTTTGAAAATCTTGAGAATAAGCTAGCGGGTTGGCAATTCCGGCAACTGTCGATCTGCGGCGCACTTTATTTGCAACTTCGCTCAAGCCAACCTGTATGTTGGCACTGCTAGCAACTTGTCTGACCCGATCACCCACCCCTGCAATTGCCTCGGAAACTTGCAAAATCCGTCCGATAAACAAGAGCACGTTGTTAGAAATCATCTGAAACGCACCACCGATATTCCGCGTCAGCAACAGCGCAATCGCAAACACTCCCGACCCAATTACCGGGAGGAATTTGACAAATTGCTCTGCGAGGTTGCCGATAAACCCAGTTAAATCCGGTGAGATGTACAACCCTAGGAATCCAGCTATTCCCTGCATCGCCATATTCAATGCGTCGATCGGGTGCTGGAGAGCGGTGATGATTTTATCTAAATTTTGAAATCCGGTAGCGTACTCGTAGGACAAGAATCCGCCGAGTTCGATCAGTCCCACGATCGCAAACTGGATCGGACTCAGTAAACCATAAATCCTACCTAACACGCTGGCGACTGCCAAAATTTCCGGCCAAAAATCCGCAGCAAATCGAATTAATTTATCGAGTTGCAACTGGCGGACGTAAACCATCACCCCGGCGGTTGCAGCAGCCAAACTTTTTACAGACAGTTCCGTTAATCTGGTGATTTCACCGATCGGATCTCGAATTAACCTGACAATTTCAGCGGCGCTTGCCCCGACGATCGTCCCTACTGTTTTACCCAAATAGGAGATCGCGCTTACCGCCCGCATCGCTGTCTGCTGAAACCCGAAGTTGATGACTCCAAACAAATCACTAAAAATTTGCTTGACTAGCGGTACAAAGTTACCGCGCAACAATGCCGTGATCGCGTCACCGTACTGCTGAGTTTTCAATCGAATCAGCTTAAATGTTGCCAATACTGCAATCAGTGTACCGTCTGCCACCGCTATCACCGCGAGGAGTATGCCCGCTAGCGGGTTTATGACAGAGAATTTGAAAACATTGGCAAGGATAGACGAAACTCCGACAATTTCGTGGATTGTCACCCCAATACCTGTCCCTAATTTGTCAAAGACATCCATAACGGTTGCAGCCATCCCCGGTATCGCCTTTAAGAATCGGAACAGGATTTCACCGAGATCGACTACCACAAACCGCATGACTTCCAACACCTTGGCGACGGGCATCAAACTGACACCCAAAAGTCTGGTATTGGCGATCGCGTCCAACATCTCTTTATTGACTGGTTTCAGGATGTTGTACCAAAACAGCATTGTCAGACCCAATCGACTGACAATCTGGACGATCGGGGAAACCATCATCAATCCCTGGACGAGCTTGATAAATACTTTCATCGGACCCGATGCACTTTCGAGAATTTCAACTAGCGATACCAAACGCTTCTCTCTTTCAGCTAGTCTCCTCGCTGCGGGAGTAGCTAAAACCTGGAATATTTCAGCTTGTTTTCTGGAAATAAAGTCCAGAGGAACTGCACTTCCCGATACCAACCTCGCAACTTCGTTCAAACTTTTATTCAATCCCAGTGCAATATCGATAGGGTTGATGTAGTTTGCAAGATTAAATATTTGGGACAATCCTCCAAAACCACCCTTCTTAATAATTCCCGCTAATCCTTTGGTTCGGATGTAAAAAGCCAAGAACTTGAAAGCTGCTGCCGGATTGAGCGCTTTCATCAAGATATTAGAAACTGGGTTCAACCCCTCTCTAAATGCGTAAACCACTCCCGACATTAAATCGGTAAAAATCTTTCTGTAGCTTGAGAAAAGAGCAACTAATTGTTTTGTAGGAAAAAACCTCAGCAGCAAGTTTAAGTAGCGAGGCGCAGATGCTGCAATTAACTGAAAAAATCCGCCTAGGGCTTTGGTTCCGACCAAAAATGCAGCCGACAAGTGTTTTCCGATATAGGGAATTTCGAGGATTAGCGCAGCAATACCAATTACTGCGCGATCCACCGCCAGCAGCAGCGACCTCCCAACAGCAGCAGCGACAGATTGAGCGTTAAGCGCGATCGCCCGAAGGATCTCTGTAATTGGAGTCAGCCTGCTGATAACTTCCTGCAATACCGCCAATACAGGCAAAGTAACGATCGCGTTAAAAGTAAAAATAACTAGAGAAGAAATAGCCGCGATCGTCCTGAGCGCAGCGGGTAAAACGGTTCCAGTTAAAAATCCCATAATCCCCTGAACTGAAGGAGACTTAGCTAGCGACACCAGTGCCTTTTCCATCGGCAAAATAGCAGTCACTAGCGGTATCAGGGGTGGCAGTGCCGAAAAAAGCGGGAAAAAAGTAAATGGATTGAAACTTAAAATTGGTTCGATTCCGGCGTAAATTTCCTTACCAATTTCCTTGGACAAATCTCCGACGCGGTGGAGGTAAGCAATCAGTCCTACTAGCGGACCTCGAATAAAGTCTTTAATTGCTAAGTAACTTTTGTCGATATCAACATTGATCGCGACCCCCCCTGGAAATATTGCAGGCATTGATCGCGCAAAAGATGTCAAGCCTTCGCTCAACCCTTGATTTAACTTCTGTTTCATCCCGACAGAGAGGGAATTGTAAATTTTGTCGGAAATTCTTTCCAGAAATTCCGGTATTGCATCGATTGCGCCCATGAATCCCCGTTCAATTCCCTGAATTAATCCCGTAGAAGTGGCGATCGCGACCAGCCCAGGCATTGCATACAAAAAAGCCCTAGGGATTCCTTCTCCAATAATGAACGCTAGCTCTGGAACGATTAGTGCTGCCCCTTCTTCTAATTGAGCTAGCAATGTTAGAGGCAGTGACGACAAGGTTAGCAGTGTAAAGCTGAGAAAATCGAAGTTTTCTCTAACTCCATCAATAATACTTCGCTCAAATTGCTGGATTTGAGTAATAGTTCCCCCAATAACCGAAAGCTTCTTGACAGAGTTAGTAACTAAATTGATCGCCCCTTGCAATATTTGTTGCTGAGCTTCCATCTTCGAGGATTCTGTTACACTTCCAATACCTAAAAAAGCCCGATTAACTAAACCTGCAGCGTTTCTAATTCTGGTGAACAGCTTTTCCAAAAAGGCGATCGTGTAATCCCACTTTTCCCGAATCATGTAGGTCGGACCCGGCGATGCCTCAGCTAGACCCCCTTGCAGCAATTTGCCAATCCGAGCTACGAAGCCAGCAAAAGGCGTCAGCAAGCCCTTGATATAGTTCAGTGTGAAGTTCCATGAAGTCTCGATCGCCCTGCCTGCAAGCTGAAACGGCTGCGCTACAAATTTAAAAATATCGACCCCGATCGCCCGCCCGGATTTCCGCCAAGTTTCAAAAGCCACAGTTGCATATTCTATAGCGCTGCTGACTGCTGCAAACGGAGCGGTCAACATCGAACCTGCAACAGATGTTGGAACATCTAGTGCAGCGAGCAGCGCTTCGCCAAATCCTTGAATTATTCCAACTGCAAAACCAGCGATGGAACTGACGGCGCTGAAAATAGTACCCAGCAAATTAATTTCTGGGTTAATTTGTTGCAAAATAGCATTAAGTGCAAGGAAGCTTGCAATCGCGATTCCCATTGGAGACAGAGCAAACGATACCGACATCGAAATCAGCGACCTCGAAACTACCGCAATATTTCGAGCAATCCCGTTCAATCCCAAGTTGACATCTTTGGACGTAGAGGCGATCGTGTCCGAAAAAGCTTCCGCAGCAAACGAGGCAGTCTTGAACGGGTTGGACGCCGTACCCTCAAAAGCCGCCATCGCCGCCGGGAAAAATCCGGTCAGCGGAATCACGCTAGCTTGCAGTGCAATTCCCGCAGCAGTCGCGGTTGCCGCAGCTTGCGAAAATCCAAACAGCACTACACCAACTGTTCCGACTGCAACCGATACCGCTGCAAACCCTGCGGTAAGCACCCCAACTCCGGCAATCAATCCTCGAATTGGGGAAGGAAGGTTGGCGATCGCCAGCAGCAACTTAGTTAATGTGTCGGAGATCGCCCGCACGATTGGGGCGATCGGTTCGATCAAATTGACCTGAACTGCTTCAAACGCAGAACCGAGCGATCGGAAAGAACCGGCCAGGTTGTTTTCCATCACCTGCGCCATCGTTTTCGCTGCGCCGGATTTTCCCTTAAATTCAATCCCTAATTCGCCCATCGCTGAGGTTAGCTTGCTGACTGCCGCATTCGCGTCGGGAGCAGTCGCCAAAATCGCATCAAATAAATTCTCACCTTCGGGTATTTGGAAATATCCTGACAATTGACTTAGCTGGGTGCTCGAAAGATTTCCTAAATATTCATTGGATTTAACTAAGGCGATCGTAGCAGCATCTAATTTTTGTAGCGCATCTTGATAGCTGCCCGCTTCTCGCAGCAGCGAAGCGAAAACATCTTTATCTGTGGCTAATTTATCAATACCCTGAGATTTAAATAATTTTTCGTAGTCTTCAATAGCAAAAGAGCTGCCCCTACCCGCCAAACTCAGACGAGTAAATTCTTGCATTTGGCTGATTGCGGCCGATGCCCCCGAAATTCCAGTTGTGCCAAAAATATCTTTTAATGCAGAAATTTGCTTTGACTGGGCAAGTTGTCCCAGTTTTTCTACGTCATCGCCAGCTTGAATTATCGAGTCTAAAGAAGCTGGATCTAATTGCAGGTTTGTACCGATATCCTGCATCACATCAACGATATTCCGCATTTTACCGCTGGTGTCGGTCAGCGAAATTCCATATTGAATTAAAGCCATTCGACCTCTGACCGTAGGTGCGGCCAACTTTAAAAAAGCTCCTCTTGCAGCCGTTCCTGCCTTGTCGGACTGAATCCCCGCATTTGACATCACCCCAATTAAAGCAGAGGTTTCTTCTATTCCCGCACCAAACAGTGCAGCATTGGGAGCAGCGTAGCTCATCGCTACACCCAACTGCTGAATGTTGGTATTTGCGCTAGCAGCCGACAACGCCATAACATCGGTAATGTGACCTAAATCGCTAACGCCCATCCGCATCCCGCTGAGCACGTTGGAAGCGATGTCAGCCGATTCCGCCAATCCCAGTTGTCCCGCCGAAGCTAAATCCAAAGTTGCAGGAACGCCTGCAAAAATCTGTTGAGCGTTAAAGCCCGCTGCCGCCAAGTATTTTTCGGCATCCGCAGCCTCTCCTGCGGTAAATCGAGTCGTCGCCCCCAATAACTTAGCCTTACCCCGCAACCGATCTAAATCCTTGCCCGTTGATCGCGAGATAGCTGCCACCGCGCTCATCTTGTCGTCAAAACCAGCAAAAACTTGAATGGCTTCTTTTCCGGCTTGCTTCAGCGGATTGAGTGCTATATTCCCAACTTGTTGCAGCGCCCCAAACTCACCCTTTCTTTGAGAGAAAAACGCAGCCTTGCGCTCAGCATCGTGCAAAGCAAGTTTGTCCTTAATAACGCGCTGCTGCCGTTTGAGGACTTCCGTAAACTCCCGCTCCGCTGCCGTTTCGCCCTGAACTTGCTTTCTTAATTCTTTGAGATTTTTAACGTAAGTGTTGACAGCAGTTGTAGCTTTTTTGAACTGGCGATCGTCCAGCACATCTCCAAAATCAATATTTGCCGCAGTAGCTTTTAACACCCTAAACTCAGCTTTTAAAGGCTGCAAGCTCTTTGCCATGTTGCCGGAGGAGGTGTCGAGCGATCGGGCTGCAGATTTAAATTGACCTGCTAGCCCGTTGCTGTCTACGGATTTGGAAGCGTCTGCAACAGCCTTCTCCATGTTGCTCAGGTGTTTGACAACAGATTTCATGGAAGAAAAACTGCCGTCTGCAACTAAGAAATTAAACTGACCGACTAAGCCGTACCGATCCAGACTCTCTTCCAAAATTCCCCCCAAACAACAAAAGCCGCCCCATTGGGTGGGGTGGCCTGCGTAGCGTGATATATTAGTTTCATTGAATTGTACCAAAAATATGGATTTAAGAGGATCGGTAGCAAAAGCCCAATTACAGCTACTCGGAATTCAATTGACGATCAAAGCTGAAGGTTGGGACAAAGACCCTGACTGGGTAAACCGAGGTGAAAATGGTAGATTTGGTGGTGGTACAGTTAAAGTAACTAAAGAGGCAAAGGATGTAATTGATTCCACAGTTAAAACAGTCGGCATCACAAAAGATGTGATTAAACTATCCCTTACAGACCCAGGATTCAGAGAAAGAGTCGGACTTTCTGCAGGAATGGGGATAGCTGAAATAATCAAGGCTACATCAAAAGCTATAGAAAAAACTCCGGAATTAGAGAAAAAAATAGATGGCTTTGTTCAACAATCTGCGGATAAATTGGCAAAAGATTATGGGGGAGACAAAGACCCGCTTGCCCAAGCTATTCGTAAATCTGATGGACTTGAGCCACTCGCAAATAGCTCGTTTGCAGAAAAAATGGAATTTGCTGTTGCCAAATATCAACTCTACACAGAAGCTTTGGCAAACCCCGAAAAATACACGCCACCGCAGCAACAGGAATTAGTTGGTAAGTCTATTAGAGCATCTATTCCACTCGTTACGAACATAGCAATCAATGTTGGTATAGGTGTTACGATAGGACTATTGTTGAAAGAATCGTTAAACCACGCAATTGCTAGTGCTGTTTTAGGAGAAGCAGTTTATAAAGGTGCAGAAAAAGGGTTAGACAAAGCCAAAGTTGACAATCCAGTCCTCAAGGTTGGTGTTCTGCTAGTAGCAGGAATTGCATCTGACCAAGTTATTAGATTAGCAGCTAAAAAAATAGCAGAATTGGGAGCAAAAAAAATTGTTGCTGAAGGGTTAAAGAAAGAAGCAAAAACTTTAACAAAATCATTAGTAGAAAATTTTAAGCAGGTAAAACAGAAAAAAATCTTAAAATCTGCACTAGGTGACATTGAAATAAATAGTACAATATCTACATTTAAGGTTGGAAAAAATAAGGTAGCGTTTACTGTAAATTCAAGTACAGAAGAAGCCGAGGAAGGTATTGAATTTTTAATGAAAACTATTGATTTTAAAGTTAACGATTCATTTGACAAAAAGCCATTGAAACCTGAAGAGAGTAAAGCTATTATGTATAAATTGCGGGCGCTTCTTAAAGAAGATGTCAAAAAATCGCCAGATGGAACAATTTTCGATTGTCATCCACACGCAGAAGATGGTTATAAAGAAAAGCGAGTTACTTTCTATAAGTTAATGGGATTTGCGGAAACAGAAAATGACAGTATGCGAGCTATCGTTAAAAACGGTAAGCTTGTACCACATCCTTAAACAAGCAGTAGGTTGTGTTACAGTTGTAATAATCTATCTACCAAAACAAAAACATGATAGCCGATAGTAAAATAATAGACGATCTATTGACGAAAATTTGTGAAATCTTTGTAGAAACTGAGGATGAGACAGAATTTGATTTATTATGTGAGGACTTACTAAAAACACACTCAACAACCACGAAAGAAGCTGTCTTTGATCTTTTTGGGAGGATGTTTAATAGCGATTCTATTTTAGAATAAATCAAACAAATAGGGGACGCATTCAGTATTTGAATGCGTCCCCTATTTGTTACCTTCGGAACGTTACCTGGAGTTCCCAGGTTTGCATATTGAGGCGTATTGACTCAATCCGGGCGATCGCGCGAACGATCGCATTTGTTATTTTTTTGACATCCTCTTTCGAGAAGGGACATCCTTTCTTTTCTGCGTCAAGCACAGCTTGTGCTTGCTCTACGAGAGTTTCCTTGATCGCCTGTTTAGCGACCTCTAGTTCCGAACCAACAGGGATGCGAGCGATCGCTTCTTTAGCTGATTCGGTTGCTTCTTCAAGTTTGTTGATCGCCTCCTGTCGAGAATTCGGTTCGACAGACTGCGAAATGTCGAGTTGTTCGACGGTTGAAACCGTCATCGTGACTTCAGATCCGTCCACTTCGACAGTGGTAGACTCGGATTCCAAAACTATTGGATCTGGGGAAATCACTTCTTTTGCTGTCAGCGCTTTAGCTGCACCGACGACTGTTGGCAACAGACATCGCACGGCAGCAGCGGAAACTGCTATATATTGCAGCCCTACAGGGAGGGCTAGCGTTATGAGCTTCGCCGTCCCAATTAGCTTGATAGCTGATTCAAGGGCTTCCGCCATCACTTGAAATGACGTGCGCGGGGGTACGTCGCAAGAGATGTCTATTTGAATTAACATCTGCTTTCCATTGGTACTTTTTAATTGAACACCTTTGTTTTTATTGATGTTAATTTTTACAGAGCCTCCTTTTTCGAGAAGGGGGTTTAAGTCTTTGCGGGCGATACCTATTTCGATCGCGCCTTCTGGAATCAACCCCGGAAAAAAGGCTGGCTCATCGATGTTGATCGTCCATATAGATGCGCGATCGCTCGACTCGATCAGTATCTTTTCTGAGCCTATTTCGATAGCAACAGATTCTGCCTCGAACAGCGCTTGTTTGGGAATACTGAAATTTATCGATTGCTCGTCCTGGAGCGGATGCTCTAGGACGACCGTATTAGTTACAATCAATCCATCAGGCGCGATCGCCGACAAAGATAAGATATTTCCAGTTACCTGGATATACACCTTGTCTTTGGCGATCGCGCCAAACTTGTTGATCGCTTTCCATTCTTTAGTAATAAGTGAAATAGTAGCGATTTCTGCAATTTGATTGTCGCTTGGATTAAAACTCGGAATTTCATACTCGTCTGACGAGTGGAACAATTCGCGATCGGTTGCTACTATTTTTGTAGCCGGATCGAAGATAAATCCACTGTCTTGACCGATCGTTTGGTTAATATGTTGAAGAATTTCTTTGCTTGCTTTTCCAGTCCAAGGGATTTCTCCTCCTTCAACTGAAACTTTGATCATCTGGGTCACGCCGCCAATTTCAGCAAAAATCTTGAGTTTGCCAAAACCGTTGTACGCGCAAATGGCGGTAGAAGAGTCAGAAAGAAGATTGGAAAATTCTTTAATTGACATGATAAAATACCTTTGTTTTTGTATTTACTCTCGTATTATATCATATATTATTTGAATAGAGTATAATAAAGAGGTAAGCATTCAAAACAATTAAAAACAATGAATAACGAAGCAATCGGACGTGCAAACCTCAAAGCAGTGCAAGTCCTAAAATCTCTGTGCGGAAAACTCCCTTCGCAAGAAGAAAGAGCAATCCTTGCAAGATTTACGGGTTGGGGCGCGATCGCCGATGTCTTTGATACATCCAAATGTGGATGGCGACAAGACATTCGCAACGAACTCCAAACGTTGCTCACAAAAAAAGAATACGCAGAGGCGCAAGCTTCCACGTTTAACGCCCATTACACTTCGTTCCCCGTGGTAAAAGCCATGTGGGACGGATTAGTCGCACTCGGCTTGAGAGGTAAAATTAACGCCCTTGAGCCGGGGTGCGGTATTGGGCGGTTTATTGAATGCGCTCCGCCCGATCTAGATATAGATTGGATTGGAATAGAGCGGGATATCATTCCCGCAGCGATCGCCCACGCGATTCACCCGCAGGCAAAAATAGTGAACGAAAAATTTCAAGATTTTAATTGCGAGGGATTGTTCGATCTGGCGATCGGCAACATCCCATTCGGAGATGTCAAGATCGGGAACTTACATATCCACAACTACTTTATTAACAGGTCAGTGGATTTAGTACGCCCAGGCGGATTCATAGTCCTGATAACTACGTCAGGCACTCTAGATGCCCGTGGCAATGGTTTCCGCGAACTTCTCAGTAATTCGGTCGAATTAGTAGGCGCAATCCGCCTACCAAATACGACTTTTCTGGAGGAGAACACGGAAATAACAACCGATATTTTGGTGTTCAAAAAAGAGCCTTGTATAAATAAGGTTTGGACTGTATCACCAGTAATCCAGACGATCGTAAAGGGAGATCCTTTTGCAAAAACATTTGCACACCTCCTGCCCGATCATCTCAAGTCTAAAAACAACGAATGGATTAAAGAAATTTTTGACAAACTAGGTGATGTAAAAAGCCTAGGAAAGGTAAGGCATTTACCTCTAAACGGGTACTATTTGTTCAATCCGTCAATGATGCTCGGCGAATCTGCTGAGTGTGAATTATACGGAGGACGCATAGCCCTCAAAGGTGACGATCGCGACTTGTCGCAAGAAATAGTCCGCTGCTTCAAAGAGTTTGACGTGCAGTACGAACCCGCAAAAACTCAAACAATTGTAATGGCAGACCCAGAGGTCACTTGCATCCCCCACAATCACTTTTTTTGGAAAAACCAGAAACTGTGGCAGAAAAGAGAATTTAAAGCCTTTGAAGTAGTCAAGGAAGTTGAAAAAATTGACTCCATGCTCAAGCTGTGGGGAGATTTGGAAAAACTTCTGAAGGCTCAACAAGGTCAAGACAAAGATCGATTGATCGAAGGTCGAAAGGATCTCAACGATTCCTACGACCGCTGGATCAAAAAATACGGCTATCTCAATAGCCCGTCAAACATCAAAATTTGCTGTAGCGACCCCCGATACTATTTATTAATGGCGCTGGAGGTTCCAACACAACAGTGTGGCTACAGCTTCAAAGATCTGTTAAAAAGCACACAGCATTTCTCGAAAGCTGACATATTCACAAAGCGTACAGCTTCACCGCAAATAACTCCTGAGTCCGCAGATTCAATCGAAGACGCGATCATTCTATCCCTAAATCAATTTGGGGCGATCGATACCGATTTTCTAATCAAACTGCGCGGCGAAGGGGTAATCGACGAACTGGAAAAAAGTTCGTCAGCTTTCTTCGACACAAATACCTCAACCTGGGTGTCTGCTGAGGAGTATCTCAGCGGCAACGTTCGAGAAAAACTGGCGATCGCCCAGTTGGCTGGCAATTTCAAAAACATAGAAGCGCTGGAATTAATTCAACCTCTATATTTTCTGCCAAAAGCCAGTACCGAAACCAGAGCGGAAGTTGCAACCCGCATTGGAGCATCCAAGTGCGAACCGGATATTTCGATCTATTACCAAGTTCTGTTCGGCTCAACTTGGGTTCCAGCCCATTACTACGGGCAATTTGCATCTCATTTGATGGATGCACCTGTAGAAATCACATACATCCCGCACCCGATCGACTACTATAGAATCACACCCTATTACTCAATCGACCGAAGCGCTGCAAACAAGCAGCAATGGGGTACTCCAAAAGCTGATTTCTTAACGTTGTTGGAAATGGGATTAAGTCAAAAAGACCCCGTTATCAAAGACATAGTTGACAAAAAAGCAGTTGTCAACGTACAAGAAACGGAAAATGCCAGAGCCAAAATGCAAGAAATCAAACAAAAATTTGCAGAATGGCTTTACCTCGATGTTGATCGCGCCGAACATATTACGCGACTCTATAACGAGCAGTTTAACTGCTTTGTAGATCGCAAATACCGAGGCGAAGTATTAACACTCGCTGATGCTAATCCAGATTTTATCTGGCGATCGCACCAGAAAAACGCCATCTGGCGAACGCTCCAAGAAGAATCTGTTTTATACAGTCACTCCGTCGGAGCAGGCAAAACCGCCGCAATGGTCGCCAGCGCTATGGAGTTACGTCGATTAGGACTCGCAAATAAACCCATGATCGTGGTTCTTAATTCTACGATTTCAGGAATAGAAGCAGAGTTTCGACGGTTGTATCCATTTGCCAAATTGAAAGTGTCAACCCAAGAATCGCTGTCGCCGGACAACCGCAAACGGTTTTGTACGGAAATAGCTATGGGAGATTGGGATTGCGTGATAATCACGCATACTCAATTCAAGACAGGTATATCTCTGTCGCCAGAATCAACTCTTGTTTTTCTAGAAAGAGAGCTAGAAATAGCCAATCAATTTTTACTAGAAACAATAGAAAGTGGCGACAAAAAATCGATCAAACAAGTTGCAAAAGCAAAAGAAAGGATCGAATCCAAGATTGCAGCAGCTATTGAAGCAGCCAACCAAAACGGAGACGGGGTAATCTACCTCGAACAAACTGGGATTGACGCTTTATTTATAGATGAAGCTCACGCCTTTAAGAACTTGCCTTATCACACGAGGCAAACCAACGTAGCAGGTCTACCAAACACGTCTTTCTACAGCAGAAAGAACGGCGGGACACTTACGTCTCGCAGTTTTGACTGCTATATGAAAGTTCAGTGGATGCTATCTACGAAAAAGAAAGTCGTCTTTGCCACAGGAACACCAGTATCGAACACGCTGGTCGAGTCTTGGACAATGATGCGCTATCTAGCGCCGTCCATGCTGAAGAAAGCAGGCATTGAATCCTTCGATTCGTGTTTGTCAACTTTCTTCAATCTGACGACGAGCGCCGAACAGACTCCTACTGGGTACAAAACTCGAACTCGGTGCAGCGGTATCGTGAATTTACAAGTATTCATGTCGCTGTGGCGATCGTTCGTAGATGTACAATCAGCCAAAATGCTGGCTCTACCAGCGCCCAACCACGAAATAATCCCTGTTGAATGTCCGGCATCGACCGAACAGGCAGCTTACATGAACTACCTGATTGAACGACTGCATTACATTCAGAAGAGGTTAGTAACACCTGACGAGGACAATGCTCTAAAGGTTTACACGGATGCCCGCGCCGCCTTCGGTATCGACATCCGGCTGCGGTGGAAGGATGGCAAGGACTTTATTTTTAACAAAATAAATACTTGCGCCCTCAACGTATACCGTATTTGGAAAATGGGAACCGCAGCAAAAGCAACACAAGCTATTTTTTGCGATTTCTCAACACCCAAAGACGGCAAAATCTTTGAAGCGTACACTTCCCTGCGCGATATTTTAATTGCGCTGGGCATTCCTGCCAAAGAAATAGCCTTTATCCACGACGCTAAAACTGATAGCGCTCGTAAAAAAATGATGGGAAAAGTTAATTCCGGTGAAATCCGAGTTATTTTGGGTTCGACTCAAAAACTGGGAACCGGAGTCAACATCCAATCTCGACTGCTGGCCGTTCACGACATGGATTGTCCTTGGAGGCCTTCAGATATCGAACAGCGATCTGGGCGCATCGTGCGTCAAGGTAACTTGTTCGACAACGTGTTTATTTTCCGCTACGCTACTCAAGGCGTGGAAGGTAAACCCGGTTTCGATTCCTACATCTGGGGGGTAATCCTTCAGAAATTAGAATCGTTCCAATTCTTGATGTCGGGAGAAGCTCCCGGTAACGCCAGCGACGACATCGACCCGTTTGTAGCTTCTGCTGCAACGATGATGGCGATCGCCAGCGGTGACGAATGCATCAAGCGCAAAATAGATGTTGATCGCCTCGTAAATTCTTTGCTGATTCAGCAAAGAGGATACGAGCAGCAACGCTATCAAAACACTGTAGCCTTAGATAGGTCCGTAAAAAGGATAGATTTTCTATGCGATTCGATCGAAAAGATGCAGGCAGATTTGGCACAAGTCAAAACTGCCGAACCGAAATTGTTCTTGGTGGGTCAAGAAATCGATAACAATAAGAAAAATGCCGAGGAAATTGGCAAGATAATCGCAGAAAAACTAAATAACCTGCGAAATATTAAAGACAATCCTGCGGCGGTCAACAAATTCAATCCTGTTATCGGCAAGTTTGCTGATTACCAACTACGCGCAGAACTAAGTCCGCGAACCCTCTCGATAAATTTAATTCTGGGCGGAAAAGGAAGCTACATTCTTCCCTCAAGTAACAGAACGAAGATTGTAGAATCTTTAAACATTGAGAGTATTTGCAATGTGATTCAAAAAGAAATCGACTCATCCACGGAGGAGTTAAGACTGGCTCGCGCCAACTATAAATCTTTGGGGGATGCACTATCGACTCCTTTCGTAGGAGCCGAAGAACTAAAGCAACTCTTAGATGAGCAAGTGGAACTCGAAGAGCAATTAAATCCTCAAGAAGTTCCCCAAGAACAAGACTCTCCAGCAGAGTCACAAAAAGAACCAGAGCCTAAAGAATCAGAACCTACTGAGACTTATGAGTTTTGGCAGACCGACTCTCCCTGCACTTATGAGGGAGTAGACAGTGACACGATAGAAGAATTAAAACTACTTCTAGAGCAATTGCCCAACTGGGTGGATCGGGTTATGTCTTCCTGTGAAGCTGTACTTCCAAAGTTGGCTTCAATAGATGTAGAAGTCTTTGCGGGCGATCGTGAAGACACAAATGACGAAATAAATCTTTGTACATTCAAGGATTTTGATGACGATAGCGATTTCTTCGACGACGATGACGACGAAGATTTTAGCAATGATTTTGACGATGACAGTGACTTTTTCGATGATGACGCCGAAGAACCTGTTAGTACCAGTCTCAATGATTTCGACGATGATAGCGACTTCTTTGGCGACTAATTAATTAAGAGTGGCGCAGATTAATACCGATCTGCGTCACTCTTTTGCGTTACAATAAAGTAACAAACGCAAGCATAACATCATGAAAAAACCTAATCCTCAACGTTTTCTAAATCCTTTTTGGGAAAAGATTAGCAATTATCAAAAAGAGTACGACTTGTTTCCAACGCATAAGACCAAAATTCTTTATCGATACGAAGAAAAAAAGAAAAAATGGATAAAAGCAGAAAATCAACGTAGGATAGATAAAGATAGTATAACTTTAGACAAACCCATGAAAGATGGTTACAATTTTTGGATGGTAAAAATAAGAGACGAAAAAATAATAATTCGTTTTCCAGATTGGGACGAACAATATTCTGGGCATACCTGCGAGAAAGCAATTCAACAAGTAGCAAATAAAAACTTTTCCATTAATTATCCAGAAATCGATACTAATGGAAAATTTGAAGCAGATTATGTTTTTTTCGATCGCGGAGAAAGCAAACCTCAAGAAATTGTAAACTGGTTTGACAACGAACTAGGAAACTTCTATTTTCTGGTCAAATACTACGAAGCAGAACATTACAAAGTAACTCCGCAGTATGTGGAAGTTACTTCTTTTATCTACGAGGATCGATCGCCCTGTCACAGCAATGGAACTTTTAAAACAGGTTGTTCTAACGATAACTTCTCTTCATTAGGAGACAGTTGGCATGACAAGTACGGACCAGCCTAAAACTTAAATAGTGACACCAACACTCTAATACACAAAAAGCCCCTCAGCTAACTACTGAAGGGCTTTTTTTGTGTATTCGGCAAAGTGTGATAATATTAAGAGCAAAATAGCTTTGCTACGGTATTAATCATGGATTACTATATCTCGCCAGACGGAATCGATTCTAACTTAGGGACGATCGCCAGTCCCCTTAAAACTCTTGACAAGGGTTTAAATAAAGCGGTTGCGGGCGATCGGGTTATCCTGCGCGGCGGAACCTACAAGAACAGAGGGGGTTGGTTCCCGGAAGGAAGGGCGACAGCTAGCAATCCGATTGTGATTGAAGCGTATCCGGGGGAAACCGTAAATATTTCAGCTTTTACGCAATTATTGGGCTGGGAGCCTTTCGACGTGACTGGCGATCGGGCTATTTACCGCGCTCCTATGCCTTTTACTTTGTGTGGAGAATCTTCAGCTATCGCAGGTGAAGATTTTCTTGTTTGTAACGGTACTGTTTTAAACGAGGCCCGCTGGCCTCCAGCCAAGATTGACGAATATCCACAATCTTGTAATGGATGGGCAACCGTAGATAACGGTGAATGGATCTCCGATCCAAGCGTAAAAAATGCTGATGTAACAGCAGAGATCACAGATAGCAAATTACTCATTTTTTCGCCTAACTCTTTGGTAGGTAGTTACATCACTATTTTACTTGGAGCTAGATGGAGTCTCCTGTCCGGGAAAGTAATTGCAAATGATGGCGACAAGCTAACGTTTATGGCTAAGTCTCCTGGTAACGAATCTTTTTACAAGCCTGACGATCGCAGTCTTTATTTTTTGTTTGGTCATCAACAATTTCTTTCTTACCCAGGTAGTTGGTGGCGAGAACCTAATTCTAATACGATTTACGCTTGGCTACCAGATAGTAGCAATCCTATTAATTCAATCGTAGAAGCAAAGCAAACACAAAAATTAATTGATTTTTGGTCTAGAAATTATTACCAGCTTAAAAATTTAAATTTTATTGGGGCTAGCGCAAATATCACTAATGCTTCCGGTATGGTTTTTGAAAATTGCACTTTTAAGTGGTACTCACATCGTATTTTTTATGCAACCACATGGGGATGGATTAACCCAGCTTTGTACAATAACAAAAGTGGGTTAAGGATTTCCGATTGTGACTTTACAGATTCAATGGGACCTTTTCTGTTTCCAGCAGGGAACGAGAGTACAATTGTTGAAAATTGCACAATAATTAATGCTGAAAATGTAAATTTTGGTGGGGCGGAGTCTCGTTTTTCACAAAATACCGTATGGTATTGTCCGTATGGAAACTTAAAACTAAGTAATGATATAACTGGACTAAAAGTATACAACAACGACATTGGATATGGAGGTTTAACTTTTACCGATGGAGGGCTTTTACTTGTTGCCAGAACAGCAGTAGGAACTTCAGCGGAAGTTTTTAATAACTATTTGCATGATGGTCTAGGATTGGGTGACAACTCTAAAGAATTCTATGGAACTGGTGGAATTTATTTTGAAGACACTACAGCTCAGATTGTTTTTCATCACAATATAATTACCAGAGTAACTTCTCTTGGGTTAAATATTTGTGGAAACCTTCAAAATATTTCATTTTTTAATAATACTTTTGACGCTTCTATTGGTTGGTGGATGCGAAATAGGTATCCCGGGTGTAAGTATATCAACAATTATGCAATTAAATTTGGTCAAGGCACTCGTCTACATCCTGACATAGAATGTCGCCAAAATGCGTTCAAAGAAATTAGTTTGCCAGACAATATTGCAGTGCAAGATTCCAAATTCAATTCTGATTATTCTTTGGAACAAGGATCTCTACTTGAGCAAGCAGGTATAGTTATTGAAGGTATCACGTCAACCATTCCTCCCAATATTGGGGCATGGGAAGGAAATCGATCGCTCGTTGGAGCTGTATTGCGAAAAAAAGATTTATTTCAGATTCAGACTGTTATTGCGGCAATTACCGCTTCTATAAAAATCACTCTTTCTAATCTTCCTCTTGGTCGGAAACCTGGTATGGAATTTTCCTTGCGTGTTGGTGAAATAGAAGCTTCGAGATTGGGAGATAAAGAATTTTTGGTTGAAAATTTTGCAAATACAGGTTCTTCTCAGCAAATTTTAGCAAGAGTAAACTCAAATGATGATTGGTTTGAAATTGGAACCACCCCCCGATCGCCCGCAGTCGATCCCGTCACACCACCGACTGCCCCTCCTAGTATTGTTTCAATTTCTCCAGCACGGGCGATCGTAGGTCAAACAATTACTTTGAACGGTAGCAACTTCGCTAGTGGTACAGTAGTTAAATTTGGGGATGTTCTTGGTGTAGGGGCGATCGTCCAAAGCGCTACTCAACTCTCAGTAGAAGTTCCGCCACTCTTGGGTTCTGTGTCTGTCTCCGTACAAAATACTAGCGGACTGATTTCAAATGCTATCAGTTTGACGATTTACGAAATTCTAACTCCCGAGCCTACTCCAAACCCGACCCCCGAGCCTGTTCCCAATCCCAATCCCGTTCCAATTCCAACACCTGCCCCAACAAATACTCAAGTTACCGAACCAAATGTACTTTGTCGGGCGATCGGCGATCGGATTGAGTGCTGGGATCTAAACAAGGACACTTGGGTTTTGTGGGTTGATCGCTCGGTAAAGTCTTCTGAAAATTCTCAAGATGTTTTGGTTGAGATAATTCGTACTCTAAGCGTGAGTTTACTTGCACAAGCCAATACAATCTCTGAATTGCAATCTAAAATAGAGGTACTGGAATCGACACGAAATAATCTTGAACTGACGATCGCTATCCTTCGAGCGCATCAAGGTAATATTGACTCCGTAAATAATCAACGTTAACTATGTGAACCGAGTTGTAAAACAGTGCAGAGAAATTAGTTTGATCTGTAGCCTTTTTGTGTTAAAATTAACTATAGATTTACAACACGAAAACAATGACATACATTCCATCAACACAAGAACAACTCAAAGCAAAACATATTCCAGTAACGACAAAGTTTAGACAACCTGATTATCCTGGAATAATTAGATGTTGTGATTGTATATATTGGACTGGAAATCCAGGAAATATGCAAGATGACTTTGTTTGTCCCGTCAATACGCCCCAAATATCAAATGTCGAACTTGAGGCAGCAGATTGTCGGACTGCATATGCACTTCACTCTTGCAAAGATTGGACAAAGAAAGCAAATTAAGCAATACGGGCAATCGCGTTTAACTCCAGCAATAATTGTAACTTGATTTTGTGTTAAAATAAACAAGTAGAAGTAACACAAAATCAAGTTACAACAAAAAAACAATGAAACTTCAAAAATCTGATATCGCAGCAATTAACAAAAAACAAATAGAAGCCATCACCTTAGCGGTTAAAAGATACAATCGGTTAAATATTGATTTAGATTTAGCGACAAGAGTATGTCGCTCAAAAGTTCCAAGAAACGACGTACATTCGCTCCCTTATTGGGAATCAGAAGAACATGAAGCTTTGTGGAAAAAAATGCAAGCTTTGTCGGTAGAGGAATTGGCTCAAGATTTTGGGAACCAAATCTCAAATCCAAGAATTTTGGAATACTATGTTCCAGAAGATGAAATGTAACCAATTACACCAATTCTTCGTCCGGCGTTAAAGTTGTTTTGACCATCTATTAGTCACGAACATCAAAAGCCCCTCAGTTAAACGCTAAGGGGCTTTTTGCTTGTAAGTTTTCAGCTGATCCGTATTACCAAAACAAACAAAGCAGCCCCACCTTTGAATTGGTGAGACTGCAATCGAAGTCGCTCGATTAGCTTGAAACACAGCGAACTACCTAGAAAAGCAAAATATTGCTATACTAGCACGACTTTTGAAAAATCAGCAGGTTTGCGGAATTTCAATGTGCGCGATCGAATTCAATCAACTCACCCCACAAATTTGTGCGTTTTTTCATGTTTTTGTATGTTTTATGTTACAATGAAGTATAGGTAAAACAACGCCAAACAAAAGCAATGATGACATTACGCCAGGACTGCCCAACACATACCCACTTCTCTCACGAGTTATCCAAAAGAAATCTAGAAATATATCCTCCAAGATTTTTCACAGAAGAAAGAGATGGAATTGTGAAAGCAAAAACTGAAGAAGAAGCGATCAAAAAAATCGTTTTAGTTCTTTATTTTCCAGACAGAAGTTTGATCGCGCTATATCCATCAACCCTACCTGATACTTGGGAGTTTAAACTCCCAAAATACGTCTGCTTAAGAGAGTTAACGCAAGCAGATATTGACAACTATCCTGTACCCGCAGAGATGATTGAGCAATAAAATACAAGTATCAGAAACAAAAAGCCTCTCAGCTAATTGCTGAGGGGCTTTTTGTTTGTGGATTCCTGGCTAACACAAATACTACCAAAACAAACAAAGCAGCCCCACCTTTGAATTAGTGAGACTGCAATCGAAGTCGCTCGATCAGCTTGAAACACAGCGAACTACCTAGAAAAGCAAGATATTGCTATAATAGCACGGCTTTGCAGAGAATCAAGTGTTTTTCTTAAAACGACAGTATTCTACAGGTTCTTGGGATTTTAGCGGGCGATCGGGTTTGATAAACTCAACCGTTACCTGGTTCGATCGCCCGCAACACCACAACATTCACATTTATTTTTCTTTGCTTGTGAATCTATAAATCGTTCAAGCATCTCTGGCGACACACGTATTGTTAAATCCATACCGCTGGATTCCATAACGTGTTGCAAAATCTCATGAGGCTCAGATTTGTCCATCGGATAATTTTCCGTCTCATAAACTTTAATCAGCGTGACTAACAACTTGTATAAAGCTCTCTCCTCTGGAGTGAGGTTTTTAGCGAACGTTAGCCGCTCTGCCACTGCCAGGAGGCGATCGTATTCCTCTTCGGTTTCGATCGCCCTAGGAGCAATTTCTGCAAGCAATTTACTGTAATTGATTTCATCAAAAGTGAGAGTTGTCATGTGGTTTACCTGTTGCTTCTTTAATATACTCATGCTCTCATTCTGAGGGTGTGATGTCAAGGGCAGTTCCGCTAGTTTCATCGCAGTGCTTCTTTGCTGTGAACTGTGGCGGCGCTGTGTAGATTTAGACAGGGAACTGCGGGCGATCGGGTTTATTTTTGCTAAATTAAGTATCATTATTGGAGATTGTTTATGACCGATTTACCTCAAAAATCAGACCCTGTAGTTTTGTCTCATGAGCAGATTACTGAAATGTATTTGGCAATTATCGAAAGAGCAAAAGAACAAACGGCGAAAAGCGGCACCCGTCAAGCGGACTTGGTAGGTATCATTGGATCGAACGGTGTGGTGTCTGAGGTTGTAAATGGGAAAAGAGCGATTAGCAAGGCACAAACTAAAGCACTAGGCGATTATTTTAAAATTTCAGCTAGCTTGTTTATTTAATTTGGCAAGGGCGATCGCCCGCAAAAAAATACGATCATCTATCAATCAAACAAGTCTTGTAGTACAATAAGCGCTAGGCAGTTTTAATATCTAATTTTACCAAAATGAATATTTACTTAGAAATTAATCCAGAAGAATTTTACGAAACACTTGACACTTTGAGGCAATCGCGGAAATTAACCTGGGCGCAGGTAGCGGCGCAATCTGGAGTGAACTCGACCACTTTAATTCGTATGGCTCAAGGAATGCGCCCTAACGAAGAAAGTGTGGCAGACCTAGTGAAATGGTCTGGATTTTCGGAATTGCAGCTTAGATGTTCTTTGACAAAATTTCGAGAGAGCACGAGTAAGTCCCAGCCACAAACTTTAATTCCAGAGTCGTATTTTTCTGAAGATCGCAAGATTGCGCCTGAATCTGTAGCAACACTTAATGCTGTGATCAAAGAAGGATTTAAGCGTTTGTATGCGAACTATATTAAAATTGCAGGAAAATGGATGCGACGATCGTCCGCTGAATTAGACAGATTGTGCGAGCAGCAACGATTAGAATCTTTATGGCATCATGACCGTTTTCATTATAGGCGATCGGCAATAACAAGTAGTTATCGTTATTGGCTTCAGCAAGGAAAATCTAGGGAAGAAGCGTATGAAAAAGCGCAACTAACGCAACTAACAGGTTTAAATCCTTGTATTATCAATCTAGATGCACGAACAACATTAACTCCTTAACTAGGAAGTGTGCTATATTTGTTTGGTGGCGAACCGAGGCAGTAACGGTGCGGGCGAAACGTCTATTATCCGTGTTACAGGATTAACCACTATGGTGCTATCTGGTGATGGAACAGCTTAAGCGCTGCCAACAGAGAGAGTGAAATACCTCTCAACGGATACAGGATCGATGGACACCTGGCTGCAAGTTCGATTCTTGCAAGTACCAATAGAGCGAGATGGTGTAGTCTGGATAACACGACCACTGCGAAGTGGTAAGCGTTGGTTCAAATCCGGCTCTTGCTGTGTTGGAAGAGTCCAAAAACTCAAAAGTAGTGCGATCACGTCGCCTGGTCACAAAAAGCGATCGGCAAATTTACTTTTTTAAAACAATAGCTCCAACTACAAAATTGTAGTTGGAGCTATTGTTTTAATCTTTTTAGAGGCGATTTAACTGATCACAAATGACTAGACTAATGAATAAATTATTCAGTTATCATCAAAATTTTATTCTTGTCAAACCCTTCAGATATTAAAATATCAAAACATTTTTGTGCTATAGTTTCTCCTGCCCAAACTTTTGAATACGGAATATAAAAGCCCAACTTACCAATATATTCGGGAATACTCTTTACTTGTAAACCTTCGTATTGGTTTAGGTCTATAATTTTATTTTTTGTTTCTGAGTTTAGTGGGCACGAAAATTCCAAAACTATTACATCTGTGGGATCGATTTTAATTAAAGCGCTGTATGTTGGGTTCATGATTTTTGGATTGCTTGATTTTCAAGATATTTGACTTTACTATTATATCGCAGCCTTAAACCATATTATGCAATTTTGTAAAAAATAAATGACATTTCCGATCGCCCTACAAAATCAAATCTAAATCTCCGCCCAGCACCGTCCCCAAGATATCCATGCCCTCAATCGTACAGATTGCTAGACTTTATTTCATTCGAGATACCGTTTGGTAGAATCAAAGTTGTAAAAATCGATAACTCTAAAAATGAAACCACACTGGACTAAACCGTTAACAACTTGGGAAACAAAATCAATCAATGCTATTGCTAGCGGACTGTTAGAATACGAAATGCAACAATTGTGCTTGGGTGAACCCGTAAAAGTTAAGAAGTGCAAAGAGTGGATATCTTCTAATAAATATCCATTTAAAGAAAAAGAAGGTGAACCTTACGAAACTTGGCTTCAAGAAATAGAATTAATAGACGCATTTCTTTCTACTGGCGTCGCAATTAAGCGTTATATTATATGGCGCTAATCGAACTGACGGTTAGTAAAAATTTTGCAGGCGGAGGCGATGAGTGAAGTCTAAAAAAACCCCTCAGTGATTAACTGACGGGCTTTTTTGGTGTACTCTAGATTAGATAAATTGTGGACAATCGCTCCTTGGAACGCACTCAAAACTAATCAGTCTCTTTTTCTTCGCCTTCTTCCCAAACTGGAGCAATACCTTTCATTTGATCGCAAAAGAGATTCCCGTTTTTAGCTCTACGTTTTGAACCGACAAGCGCGATCGTTTCGTTAAAGGTAATTAGACCCTGTTCAAAAAGTAATCCCGCATTGCGCCGACGTTCAAGTACCGCCGCTTCTTCAGGTGTAATATTATCCCAATCCATGAATAACCTCAATTTTTAATATTGCTTAACTTCGTTGATTGATAGTGTGGGCGATCGTAAAGTGCATCTAGTAAAAATCGCCCACCCACCACTTTTAAAAGTTTAAGTTAAAACTTCAACTTCGTGTTGACCGACAGCCTCAAAAATAAATTCACCACCAAAAACACCGTTTAATTTGAGTTTACAAGCAATTAAGCCATGTGTCCCACATCGTTTTTTTTCTAAACTCACGATTTCTTGCCACGGCTCTTCGCTTTCTATACGTCTAAACCGATCGCCTACTTTCAAGTCTGCTGCAATTACAACTCTATTAGCAACCATACTCTTCTCTTAAAATGTATATGCTACTCGCAACCTGCCTTAGATGACCGCTCTTCTGGCGGTAACAGCGATCGCCATTCAGTCTCAGCACCTAGACCGTAAGCCCAAGACACCGCTATAAATACACGAAATGAGTCTAACTCAAAACCTAACTCCTTATTCGTTCCCTCAAAAATACTATCAAGATTTGGAACTTGCTGACTCAAAAAATCCCAGAGTTCGTTGTCACAAAACAGTTGAGCCAACGTATTAATACTTACCTTTTCCTTGATCGGGTAGTTCGCAAGTTTTTGGGTTAGTATCGCAATAGGACGACGATATTCCAGTGTCAAAAAATGTGGTGCTAACTGAAAATTATTACAATCGTTCAATTCAGCTTCTTCTTTTAAGAATTTTAATTCTTTGCGTGATAGTCGCATTGCTTTCGTAATGTTACAACAATTCTATATTAACATCTAAAAAATAATTTAATCAAAAAAAGAATAAATTGATTTTATCGATTTAACAGTGTTTTGACCTAAACAGGGCGGTGCAACTTTCAAAAAACACTTGCGCTTAAGCCAAAATCGCGTAGAATAGGATGGTCGGTCAGAGCGCTTGGAGGCGCAAAGCCCGGTAAATAGGCAAAAAAATATCGCTGATGCCTTGGAGAGCCCGCGATACCCACAAATAACCATTGTTTACCAAAACTCAAACTGTTAAAGTTTTCATTTTATCGTTTCATTATAACGATCGATCAAACTTTATGTCAACCCCTTTTAAAAAGTTGACACGCACAGAACAGTAGAGGTGGGTATCGGGCGGTAAGGCATTAGCGAGTTTCAGAGAAACTCACAGGAGAATGCTATGACTACTTACCTCGCTCGTAGAAGCGCAGAAAACCCCTACACAATGATTAGCTCAGCCGTCGCCAGAAGTACGGAACTGAGCGGAACCGCATTTAAGATACTGCAAATTTTGACGGGAAAACCTGATGGTTGGCAACCAAATACGACCAGTCTCATGACAGAGATGAAGGAAGGTCGCTATGCTATACAGCGAGCATTGACTGAGTTGAAGCAACTTGGTCATCTCGTCTGTCGCAGCGTTCGTGACGCGCTCGGCAGGTTCTTGCGATTTGAGTGGGACATTTACGAAATTCCTGTCCACATTCCAGGCGATCGCGACGTTCACGGAAACATTGTCGAGTTCGATCACCCGCAAAAAAAATCCAGAAACCTGCGACGCGAAGCTAAAGATCGCCACCAAAAAGACCAAAACATCCAGGTCGAACGACAGTCTGAAACCCCTACTGCTTCGACTTCCGATCCATATACGGGTTTTCCGCATACGGGTTTTCAAACAGGAAGTAATATAGATACATCAAATATCTATCAAGATCTAGAGAGAGATGGCGAAGCTTTTAATATTTTGGAAGAAGAAATATTAACAACAGAAGAGTGTGCTTCAGAATCTTCTGTTGAACCACAAGTTTTTGTTGAAGATTTTGGCTGCGAACAAGATGGGCGATCGGACAAGTATTCCGCGACGGCTGAGTTCGATGAAGACGAGCTGAGCCGTTTCAAGACCCAGTTAGAAAATTTGGGCAAAAATTTAGGGCGGCACAGTCCGCTGGGATGGGCGTTCGCGATCGTCCAAAATCTGAGGGAAGGCAAAGCGAGCACTTACTGGGAAGAGTTTAAAGCCGGCGTTCCGCTGGGTACGTTCGAGCAGCGGGAGTGGGAAATTGAACCGGGTGTACCGTGCTCGATTGTCAGAGAATGCCTGAAAGATTACTACCGATCGAAGCCTGGAGCCACAGACCAAGAAGCGGCGGTGCAAGCAGGCCGATCGCTCGCTAAGCCAAAACAAATGCAAGAGTTGTGGCAGTCGATCAAGGAACGGGTGATGTTCTTAAAGCGGGAAGCAGATCGCCTGTCGGAACTCGGTGTCGAAAACTCTACCATCGTCGATCCGTGGATGAAGCCCAAACAGGAGATTACCGTTGAGGAATTTTCGGGGGCGATCGCCACCCTGCAAGGATCTGTTGCACCGGCACAAATTGAGGCAGCGGCGGAAAAAAACACAGAAAAAGAAGGGACAGCAGTTGAAGAGTTGCCAGCCCCAGGAGAAGCAGATCCGTATGCACCGACGCCCGAAAGTTTGGCGGCGAGGGAAAGGGCGCGATCGCTCCTCAACAAAAGATTTGGCAGACCGACTAAGGCGGAAGAGTTTTTAGCTGCGAATATTTCTGAAATTGAAGAATTTTTCCCAGTTAAACCTCTGAAGGCTGTTATTGTCGAGGAATCAGACGAGGAGGAGCCAATACTTTGGTAGTATTGGAGGTGCGGGCGAAACAAATACTACTAATTTACCCAAGATTTAAAACGAGGTGATTTTTATGATCAAAAAACGATCTTTTGAAGATCCATCGGAAAAGCCAACGTTTCCACTAGAATATCAATTTGCAATATTTCGAGAGTTACGAAGAAACAAAAAATTATTACGCTTCTTTGATAAAATTCTAATTTTTCAAGCGATTCTTACTGCTATAGCTTTATTGCGATGGTTTATAGTTACATATTGCAAATGATAAAGTTGTGACACAGACAATTGGTATTTTTTGTACAACAAGCGTTGGAAGCGATCAACATTGGATTTGCGGACGGATCTGTTCTACAAGGCAAAGTGGGTAACGCTTGGTTTAATAGACTTTGATGTAGCATAACGCGATCGCCCGCTGTTAATTTTTGTATTTTGAATAACAGTCGATTTTTGTTGAGAATAAAAAGTAGCAATCAGGATTATACCACGGTAAAAGTATGGAAAACAAAATGTTAGACGATAGATTGATTAGATTGGTAGGAGTAAAGAAAGCGGTAGAAATACAGAGACAAAGAGAATTAAAAGAGCAGGCAAGATTAACTGTGGCTTCGGAACAACTAGCGGCATTAATTCACGCAAATTACCACGGCAATCTTACTCTTGAAGAATTGGTGGTATGCGCTGTTAAAGCGACAGATTTATTGTTTGACGAATTAAAAAGAGTACCTTGTAACACTAAATTAACAGCAGACAATAAATTTTGATTGAGTGCAACCGATCGCCCGTTTTGAAAAATATATTGCTGTACGCGCCCCACAAGCGTTAAGATTGCAACAATGTCTCAAAAATTGGAAATGCTAACAGGACAAAAGTTGCTAGAATTAGTGGCGTCTATGCCACAAGCCACAAGACCAGAAATTGCGATCGCCGCAGGATACGCAAACAAAAAAGGTAGACCGCTGCTTGCAAAATATTACGAAGCGTTTATAGACGCGAAAGAACTAGATGCTGGCGGAATTTCTGCCAACAAGAGAGGCAAACCTACTTCTGCTGTATTACACCGCCAAAAAGCTGGGGGTGTGGTGATCGGAAAAAACTGGTGGGAGGCGATCGGTGTTGATAAGGACGATGAGATTGACATCGCGATTGATCGCGACTCAGGCGAAGCGCAAATTACTGGACCGCGAATAATTCTGAGCAAGCGCGCTGTGAAATTTGCTGCATCCCAGCATTCAGTCGAGCAAGATGAGGCTCGTGTTTTAGTAGAGAATGGTTCATACCGCTAATAAGTTGCATACAATTTGTACGCTTGGCTGTATGCCGATCGCCCGAAAGCCCCCGGATTGTTCTGGGGGCTTTTTGTGGAATATTGGTGTTGGGGGCTATCTCCCGATATACGCTATTTTTCTTATGGGCGATCGGTTTAGCGTTTTACTAGACGCAATTTTTTGGTTTTGCAAGTAAATACAAGACAAATTTTTCGGCATCTTCGCGATCGCCCTGAAAATTAATATTAATTGAACGGTTTCGCATCCAGCACCGGGCAAGTATCGTCTCTCATTATTGAACCCGAATCGATCGCGCGATCGAATGCTTCTGCCGTCGCTGCATCGGGATTTGTTAAAAATAAGCGCGATCATATTTCGTTAAAGTCTTCCATTTTAACCTCCGTTACAGATTTTTTCTACGTATTCCCAAGTAATTGGTTGAGCGAGTTCGTATCTATTTCTTTCGAGATATCGATCGCCGTCAATTTCCCCAACAATTTCCGCTCGATAGTGATTTAAAAACTTCTCGCACACTCCATCAGGGAAATCCCACCAAGCTTGACCGCCAACCTCGCGACATTGAATTAGCCCGCGATCAGTGATTCGCTGCCAACAGTTTGTATACACGTACCGGGACAGGTAATGAGCATAACCATCTAATGCGGATTTTCCTGAATATGATTTCTTTTCTGGTTGAAAATATTTAATTTCGACCAGACACTCTCTCGATATTTTGTTGTTTTTGTCGTTCATGTTGACCTCTGAGTGTTGTTTGGACATTTTGTTGTAAGTTGTGGGTGAGCGGTGTGATTTACTTATTAACTTATCTTGTGGTCACTCCGGGCAAAAAAGTCTCATCGTTGTCATGGGCTGAGAATCTTCAACTTCATCATCACTATCGTCATCGTTAACCTCTACTAGCAAGTTCTCGTAATCTTTGCAAATGCGTTGAATCCAGTCGATCAGCGCCAGATCTTCACTTTTGAACACTTCGCCATGAGCACACCGCCACTCCCAGTACCAACCCTCGTCGTCGTTGGTCGGTACGATCTCGACTTCGGTCAGTCTGTTGATGTTGAGTATTAAACGGTTGAGTCTGTCGGTAGGCATTGTTGAATCTCCTTTGTGGGCGATCACTCGAAACTTTCAGATCGACCTGATGGTTTTTTCTGAAGTATCGACATTGGGCGCGATCGCTTGTGTTATTTTAGTAAAGCACACATTACACCAAAAAACCAGTGGAAGAAAATCTCAATTTTAAAAAAATCCTTAAGCGCAGGCGACTAACTCAGCAACGCTTTACGGAGCTAACCCAGAAAGCTTGGGCTGATATATCTGGGCGATCGTTAAGCAGGCAGTCGGTTTCAGCGTGGGCTAACAATCGGGAGATTCCGACTTTTACCCCCGCCGAGATGTTTGCGGTTATCGATCTTCTTGAGTGTACATTTGCTGAGTTCGTACTGGCATTCAGTACCCGCAAAAATAAAAATTCGGAAAAGGCTTGACAGATGTAAAGTATACCTTGCATAATGAAGTCACACGAAAAAGCGCTCCGCCAAGAACGCCCAAAGGTAAATAAAACTTCCTAACAATGATAACAGTACACACGCGAGAAACTCTAAGCGCCCTTTCTTGGGACGAAATTCGCAAGCTTCACGCTTCTCTGGGTTTGAAGGCAACGGCCGATTCTCGCACCCGTCGAGATTACGAGAACCGGATTCTAGAGGTACAACCCCAGAAGGTTGAAGAACCGATCGCCCCTCAACCGATCGCCTCGCAACTAGAGCAAGAAAACGAACCCGCCACCTCTCCTGCATTGTCAACTCTCCCAAAGATATGGGATAAGGTAAGTTCAGAAGTGGCGATCGGCGAGTACATCGGAATGCCATATCACCCCCTGTGGGTGGTTGCAGGCAAAACATTAATGGACGACGGGCGTATTCGTTTGGTAGTCCGCACCCCTGCTGGCAGTCAAGTAGAAGAATGGTATTTGCCTGCACCGGCACCGTTAGTAAAACCAGTAGAAGAAGTTTGGAGTTTAGACCAAATTGAGGAGGCGATCGCCAGTTTGAAAGATGACATCCTGAACCCCAAAAAGTTACTTGATCGCCCCGTCCGCACTGAATGTGTGGATCGCGAGACAATAACCTGGAAAACCCCTTTTCAAGGGGAGATATTGGGTCGAGAAGAAAAAAGTCGCCCTTTCTTTATCGAAGGCGACTGCATCTATGTCGTGCTTCAATCGGGTACAAAAAACTTTTGTGCTTCCGAGCGCGCTCACCGCAACTACCACCACACGGTAATCCGGCAGGCGGTGGAAGCGGGCAAGAGGTTCGATCCTTTAAGTAAAATAGGTGAACTATGCCGCTTTGGACGAATCCATCAGTCGTGCGATGGCTGGTGGTGGGTGTGGCGTTACGGGCAAGCCAGAGGACACAAGTTCTTGACCAGATCGATGGCACTCAAGTATTTAGAAATGAAGAGTGTTAAGGTCGGCGCGGGTGATCGGGTAGCTTCTGTCGCGGGGTGACAAAAATGACTCCCAAGCAAATTGCAAAACTCAAGCAGAGAATTGCTGTGCTGAACAGATTAATAATCCGTTTTAGCTATTCCAGAAAGTTAATCCGACGGTGCTGCGGCGAACTGCTCGATAAAGAAGCTAAACTGCGCCAAAATACCGTTCAATACAAGATAGCTTCCAACGGTCAGCTTTGTTTGTTTTAGGCAATCGAATAACCAAACTACAACTTTGCAAAACAATGACAGCCAAAAACACAATTTTAATCCCTGATCTGCTGACAGTCGAACAAAATAATGCTGTAATTGGATGGGTTGTACCACCAGCTAACACAGGGCATCGCCCTTCTCCTTGGAGACATAATTACAAGTGGTTTCCGGTATGTACCGTAGATTACTTGTCAGATCAAAAAGATAAATATCATCCCGTTAACAAACCCCTAGGCTGTTGGGGTATCTAAAAGAACAAACCGTCAAACCGTTTTGCTCAGTGTTTGCAGGAGCTAAAAGGGCGGATAACTCACTTATCAACAACACAAAACAATGACAATCGAAAACACAGCTTCAATCCCCGGTATCCAATATTCCTTGTTGGAAGAAGCCAAAAAGATGCGCGATCGCCAACTCGAAGAATTCGATCGCCAACGTTTAGAGAAAAAAGCTCTTGAGTTCAAGCATATTGAAGAAAGCAAGCAAGCCTTTTTGGATTTTTTGGACAAATACACCTGCGCTATCCTGCGTCGATTGGATTTATCAACAGAAATTCCAGTTGTTGAGAGTGATTCTGGACTGTGGCTTTACAGTTTTAGGGTAGCTCACACGGTCATTACATTAGCAGCTCCAGAAAATCTTTGCGGTGGCAAGTGCACTGTTGGCGTCAGCGTCGTAGGTGGCTACTTCGGTTATGCAGAAAGGAAATGGATCGACAGAGACAACCTTTGCCATTACTTGTTCGCTCTCATCGGTGAGATTATCGAACAATACCAGAAATATCGTTTTTGGGCAGCAAATTCAGACCGATACAATTCCGATCTTAAAGTTGCAGCACAAAAAACTGAAAACGACATCGCGAATTACAAGCACTCTATTTGGACTTGGCCCGATCACGCAACTTTAAACCTGTACAAAATCATCTGGACAAAAGGTGGTTGCTGTAGCTCAGATACTGAGTTTGGTTGGTCACTGTCCGATCGCCCGGACGGCGACGGTTACTTCCACCTGTTAACCCCGACGAACAGTATTAACTCTCGAAAGTTGAAAGTTACACCAAGCGCGATCGAGCTTTTCACTGTAACGAAATCGGAAGATGTACCAGCCGAGCTCATGGTAGCTATTTGTCGCGAATTTGAGGTGGCGATCGCTTCAGAGATCACACTGCATGAACTCAATTGGACTGAAGAGCAAGTCCTAGATTACAAGTCTGGGCTAAAAGACTGTCCCTTGGACGAGCTTACAGAAGATGACATTCACATCGTGTCCCCGGAACACCTTCCTAAATCTCCCAGCGAAATTCCAGACTTGGTGGTGCATCGAACACAGTCTATCGAGCTAGGGCGAGTGCCTTGTCTTGAAATTAGGTTGGCTGTTGAGGCGATCGCCAGTGGAAGTGCTTCTGTAACAGACGATCTGTCCTAATTTGTCCTGCATTCCAGAAGAAACTTAATTCTGGAACGCTTGTCAACAACATTCAACACTCAACACAGGAAAAAAGCAATGCCGATCTTTGGAAAGACCGATTTGGACTCATTAGAAGTACGGGAAGTCAAAACAGCTATTCAGGTGTTTAAAGGAGATATCAAGCAAGACGATAGACCAGGGGCTAATTTAAAAGAAAAGCTCAGACTTCATATAGACACACCGTGGTTGCGGGAAAAAATCAATTACGAGAAAGATTCGTATCACGAAGAAATACCCATTTTTTTGGCATACTCTAAACCCGATCATACATTCCCAAACTTTAACAAAGCTTACTCACTGAGCGGTCTTGAAATTGTTTGCGACGGCAGGAACATTCTCAAGCACTGCATAAAAGTAACTACACAAAAAGGTGATTATCGAAAAGTTGTCGAAGCTAGGGAAGAAATTCCTTGTGCCAAGTTTGCACAAGATGGTGAAGAGTTTCCAGAATGTCCTAAAAGCTGCAAAGGTATGGGAACGCTGTATTTTTACTTACAGGAAATGCAGGCGATCGAGCCATACCAGTTAGCTAGTTTGACTACAGTACATTCCGGAGAGGTGTTCTCGATCGCCAAACAACTGCTCAACTACTACAGAGAATTTGGTTCGCTAAGTCTATCCCCATTTCCTTGGCCTGAAACTTTTGGTAAAATTCCGTTCACTTTGAAGAGATTGAGCGGAAAACGTAAAGCCCCCAATTTCGATAAAAATTCCAAAAAACGAACAGGCACTACCAACGAAACTCCAGACTGGCCTATAACTTTAACGGTGGAACCGCTATGGTATCAACGGTTCCTCTTGTGGCAGCAGTACGTGCAAGCCAAAGAACGCGGGGTTCAACTTCCGCAAGCAGTATTGCACCAACTTGGTTTTGGGGATGGTTCTTTACTGAAAAGTGCTGATGCAGGTGTGCGAGCATTGACTCCAGTTCCCGATGAAGATCAATCCCTAAAACGAGAATTGATGCGGGAACTGGGGAAGCGACTCAAGGAAACGGGGAAAGAGTCTGAATGGGCTCGCGAGATGGCGTTTCGACGCTACGGTGTCACCAGCCCAGAAGGCACAGGCGTTGCAGACAAGTTGTCGATCACCAATCTTCAGGATTTTCTCAACTGTCTAAACGCTCTAGAAAAAGTTGAGGAACAAGTTGAAAATTACCAATACGAAGAAGAGGAAGTTCAAAATGTTGCAGCAGTTGAAGTTGAAACCGGAGAAACCGAGTCAGAACCCGACACTTTCTAAAAAGTTAATAACGGCTTTTGTTGAGAACTCAAAATAATTTTTGGGCGCATTGCCGGGTCGCCTCCGGCAATTCAAGGCAATGTCAAAAACAACAATCAAGCGACTACCACCATTAGTCAAATGGCTTGGAGGAAAAACCCTGGTCGCCCCATTAATAGCAGAACACTACGATCACCGACTCAGATATGTTTCATTGTTTGTCGGCGGTCTGGGGGATGTAATGGCGATTGCCCCAAAACTATCCTAACCGCTTGTCAATCTGTACTAGGAGCCACATACTTCATCATGTACGCACTAAACAACAAAACAGATAATTTAAGATCGACTAGACATGAGTTTGACTTTTACGAGACTCCTGCATGGTTGACACTTTTAGGACTAGCTCACATTCCTTTTTCTGGCACGATCGGGGAGCCTTGCGCGGGACATGGCGCGATCGCCACAATCATGAAAGAGGCTGGCTTCAGTATTTGGCTCAACGATATCGATTCAAACAAGCCTGCCGACTATCACGGCGATGCAACCAAAGCGCAACACTGGGAAACTTTGCCGGAAGCTGACTGGATTTTTAGCAATCCGCCGTATGGCAAACTTGCCGCACCAATTGTCCAAAACGCATATTCCCACGCAAAGGTTGGTATTGCTATGATTCTCCGGTTGAACTGGCTTGAGGTCTGCGACGATCGCGCCGACTTTCTCAAGCGTCATCCACCAACGCTAATAATCAACGTCCCCAGATTCTGTTACACAAAATCAGCTAAAGGAGAATGGGCTACAGATATGTGTCCAACGAATATCTATTGCTGGCAAAAGTCAAATAATAGCGGATTAACAGAGATTCTGTCGCTATCGAAAGCAGAAATTCCGCTATTTTACAAAAACCCAGATGAAAGCCCTACGGTTGAACAAGTCAAAAGGGAAATCCCTCATCGAATCAATAAATGGGCGAATCCTTCTGGGAAACGACGAACGCTAGAAGATTTGCAGAGGTTGTTAGGTACTGACAAACCCGCTCAGATGTAATGAGATCGTGCGACCGATCGCGTCATCGAACTTTACTCTGACCTAGGATTCCAAATTACTACCTTCCACAAAACTAGAGCTATTAACTGCAAAGGGGAAGGAAGAAAGGGGCGATCGAAATTTTGGCAACTAAAAACACAAAAAAGGAAGAAGATAATGCCTAATTATAATGAATTCAAACGATTACTACAACTTCCTTTAGTTATAGTAGGCACGAAACTTACTTGGAATAATTTAACTAAACAAGAAAAAGATGAGAGACTGAGTGCTATGTGGGTTGCGATAGTTATGACTGACAATCCTTTGCTTGCTAAAGGCATGGAAAATATCTATGATTGGTGTGTAAAAAATTACGAGTAAAAACTGATTAAACTATAAGTAGTTTTTTCTGAGATTTGCGGGGCTGTGTACTAATAAATACAACTCAATTGCCATTAAACACACACAAAACAATGAAAACATCAACAGAGTTAAAACGTGAGCTAGAAGAATTGGAAAAACAGCGCGAATCTTTAGCAAGGGAAGAAAAAGAACTTGAACAAAGGATAGCTGTGGTAAGCAAATTAAAAAAAGATCTTGATGGAGATAGATTTTGTTATGGACTAATTAGAAGTAAAATTGATGAGATCGAAAAAACTGAGTCTCACGAAAAAGATGAAGCTTGTCTTCGACCAATCTGGATAAAGCCTCCTACGATGTCTCTTAGAGCAGACAAAATTTTGGTTGTTAGTAAAATAACAAAAAAGAGGATAACTTTAAAAGAAATTGGGGGGCGTGAGGTTCATTTCTCAAAAGAAACTGGAACTCCTGTTTATTACGATTCTACTTACCGTGATACATCTTTACCTATAAAGGAAACTATCGCTGCCTGGAATGCTCACGTTAAAAACTCGAAACAGGAGAGTTTAAAATGCAACAAGATAGATTAATTGAACTCTATATCAGGGATTACTGTTCACCAATTTACCCACCGGATTTAGACTCTTTGCGGTATTTTATCAAAAATCCAGAATGGAATTGTCTATCATCGAATGTATTTCAGTCAATAGAGGTAACTGGGAGCGTCATTGAGTCTGATATTATTCTTGGTTTTTGGCATGGCAGTCATTACCACCAACAGTTTGAAATTCAAATCTCCCAAGTAGATCGAAGGTTAGCCAAAATCAAGTGGGAATTGCAAGACGCAGCCAAAAGAGGTTCTCGATTTTTGCTCTTAGATCACTTGATCAATTTCTGGAAACAAGAACGTGAAGAATTTCAACTAGAACAAGGTGAGGAAATGTTGTTCAACTGGGGTATGCGCCAGATCGAAAACTTTATAGACGATCGCCCGATAGTAAATATCAATCAAACCGCGATGACCCACCCCAATCAATTAGGTTGTGTCGAGAAAGTAATTTGCGAAGTTCTTGAATCAAAAACTATCTACAAGTGAAAAGATGTTTTTAAAACACGCAGACGTTCACATTTCTAATATTAATTCGAGGGCTTTCTATATAACCACAACTCAAGAGAGTTATAAGTTGGCGCGATCGATACTTTTGATCCTCAAAAACAAATGTGCATTGCCTTTACACCTTCATTCCGAAGAAGTATCTGAAAGAGTAAAAGCAAATGCAGGTAGTTCTGCTACTCTAAAATACAGTGCTGGTACTATCTTTGAGGAAAATCTACCGCCTAGGTATGGAAACCTATTTTTGGTATCAGGTCATATACTCGTAGGTGAAGACCGAAATAAAATTATTGTTCTTGCTAACGAAGTAGCTGACAATCTAAAGTCTTTTGGTCTTTCCGTCATTGTTCACACCTAAACACAAGCACTACAAAAACATGACGTACATCGAACAACAACTTGTTGCACATAAAGACAGAATTTTACATTTTCCCGCGATCGCCCTTGAAAATTTTGCAATCGTCATCCGCCCCCGCAATGAAATATTTGAAGATTGCGAAGCCTATCAGATTTTGCACAAGGAGACAGGCAGGCACGTCACGACCTTTTCGATCGCGCAACCCGCAATTGAATGCCTCCAAAAATTAGAGACAGTTGCTGGATTTTCTGGCAAAGTAAAGTTTCCACTCTCAAAAAGGGAGACTGCCTTAATAAATCACATTGTGTGGATTGCTCAAAAAGCTGAGCTAAATCATCCTGAATACCTAGATTGGGATGAGCTTGAATATTGCTGTAAAGAGGAAGAACAATGTCATTATTAAAAGAAGTCGAGGAGATTGTCTTTCAACCCGGAACCCCCGTAGCAAAAGCTAGTGCTATCTGGTTGCATACAATGGGGGGCGATCGGGCAAACTACGAAACAGCGCTTTATCTTTTTGAGCAGCAGGTCAGTAAAGGTTTTTACAGTTCACCCCAAGAAAGATTTCGAGAACTTTTGCGACGTTCTAAATCTGGCGATAATGCGGCAAAACGAGAAGCTATCGAGATACTAACTGATTGTTTTGAAAAAATAAGTTGAGGAAAATTTATGACTGCTACGATAGTCCTCGATAACACCAACCCGCAGGAACTGGGAGAGCTTCTCCGGCAAGCACGTCAAAAATGCGGTATGAAGCAATCTGATGTTGCTAAAGCCATTTATGTTGCACGTACTACGATAGTGGCGATCGAGAAAGGAGAGCGCCCCGTCAAAGCAGCGGAATTAAATCAACTTGCTTGTCTCTACGGGCGATCGGTCAATGAATTTGTGTGCGATCACCCGGTTGTTCAACCTTTCGAGATACATTTTCAGGTAGCTTATCGGTGCAACGAGGGGGAAGAAGTACAGATCAAATCATCCGTTTTGCGTTTAGAGGACTTGTGCCGGAACTACCTAGAGCTTGAAGAGATTGTGTCTGCGTCGCTTCCCCAGAACTATCCTTCCGAACAGGATGTGACAAATTTACCTATTAAGGTTGCGGCGGAAAGCATAGCGATTTCAGAACGTCAGCAACTTGGGCTTGGTGACAGTCCGGTTTCACGACTGCACGAAATTCTAGCGCAGGATGTGGGGCTTCGCATTTTCTATCTAGATCTACCACCCAAATACTCAGGGATTTACACCTACGACGAGCGACTTGGCGGTTGCATGGCAATCAATGTTAATCATTCGGAAGAACGACAGCGCTGGTCGATCGCCCGTCAATACTTTCGCTTCCTAACAGATCGGCGAAAAGCTGTGTTGGATTTTGAGGGGAAATATCAGCGAACTCCAGAGAGCGAGCGATCGGTCGAATCATTTGCTAAATATTTCCTCATTCCCACAAGTGGCTTGCTCAAGCGGTTCAACGATATGTGCCGCGCGCATGGCAAGTTTACTCCGACCCATCTATTCACGCTAGCTCATTACTACGGCGTTTCCGCAAAAGTGCTTGCTTGTCAGCTAGAGGAAATGGAGCTTGTGCGGACTGGAACTTGGGAAAAACTGCGCGATCGCGGGCTGAAATTAAAAAAGGTACAGCAGGAGTTTAGTGCAAAGACGGTTCCGCGACGCACTGAAACGTTCCCCCTCCACTATCAATGTCTGGCGATCGAGGCGCTGGATCGGGGACTAATTACAGAGACTCGCTTTTGTGATTACCTGAATGTCGATCGCCCAGAAGCCTGTCGCATCGCAGCACTATTGCGGGAACACTCAACCAAAATAATGGAGGTTTAAAATATGGATGAGACGATCGCCCAAATTCTAAAAAATTTGGCTATCAAAGATGGCGTTTACAAGGAAGGGGATTCGCTGGAGACTATCCAGAAAAAGTTAAGCAGGAAACGCGGACAAGGACACAAGCAAAAATACACCTACCGAGATAAACTATGAACAGCGAACAAATTAATAAAGCAAAAACAATGAAAGCTCTTGCCAATATCTCAAGAATTTGTGACGATTTTTCACGGTATCTTAAGGAGATAGAAGATCGAAATAATCTACATAAAAACTTGCTTCTTCAACTATCAAAGTATCGTCAATCACTCACAAAAAATACATCTACGGAGATAAATAATGAACATCAAACAAATTGATGTAAAATTGCAGGCAGCGATCGCCCATTTTGAATCCATCCACGGCGCGATCTAAGAACAAGGAACACCATTGGTGGTTTTAAATCTATCAGTCTATCAGTGCGTGTCTACAATATTTGTAAAAGAGCGGGAATAAACTTTGTAGAAAAACTTGCTGCGCTCAGTGATGACGAAATACTGCAAATGAAAAGTATTGGATTGTGTGCATTGGGATAAATTAGAGAAAAATTAGACATTTGGCGCGACTCAATTTAATTTACAAACCCGTGCTAATTGTGGTAATATAAGTTGTCGTTTCGTTTGCAGCGGACGATACATTTCTTAAACCTTGGCACTGATCCTGCCAAGGTTTTTCTATTCCCAGATTTCTTGAATGTCTTCTGCATCGTCAAGACATAGATGACTTGGATTATCCATTCTGGATAAATCTCCGTGTTCGTCGTTGAATGATTCGTAGTAACTCAGATCTATCACAAATCCTCGAGATAACAGCGATCGCGCGCCCGGATTCCAAGAATACTGAGCATCTCTCCAGATAGCAAAGTATGCAGTCTGACAGGTAGGGCAATCCCACCTAGTACCAATATTTGGCGGGTCATTGCCATACCGTCGAAACTCGATCGCCCGTCCGCGCAAATCAGAAAGCCTGACCGTATTTTCGCAGCAACTAGAAGTGCAAAGATTTCTACTCATTTTTTAGCCTTTCAATGTAAAGTTCGGAAATTTTTTCTGATGTTAGGGCGATCGGTTCGTTTATAATTTCTTCAAAAAACTCAATTATTTCTGGTGGCAGTAGACCTTCATCTGCAAGAGTGGTAATTGCCTCCAACGCCGGCATTTTAGTTACACCCAGAGATTCTTTCTTAAGCTCGATCGCCAGTTGCAATGTTTTAACAATATCAGCGCCAGACATTTTATCGGGAGTTTTACTCAATGCTTTGATACCGGCTTTTGCTAATTCTTGGAGTTTGCACCCAATTTCCCATTGTTCTTGCCTTAACGCTTTTATTCTTTCTCTGCGAAGTTGTAAGTCCTCTCTTATTTCAGTCCTGTATTGATCGGTTCCTTCTTCTTCTTTGATTCTGCGTTTTATTTCAGCTTGGCGATCGTCATAAGCTTTGCAGCGCGATCGCCACTTATTTTGTGTAGACCATTTTTTCCAATTTCCCGGTGCTTTTTTGGTTCCTTTTTCTTCCCCTTTCTTACCTGTATCCGTCGAACTCCACCATGCAGAGTCTAAACTTCGACCGACCCCCATATCGCGGTAAATCGAAAAAGCCTCGTAAGCTTTTGCTGACTCACCCGGAATTGGTTTGTCCCAAGGTATTTTTTCCATTATTTTTTCACAAATTACCTAATAGTAACAAATGGAGTGTCGCCATACAATCCATTTAAATATTTTTGTGAAATGCTGTCGGGCTTAAGTTTATATTCTACAAGTCCCGTGAGCGTAGACGATTGTTTGTTATCTTTTTCAACAAACCATATAGCCCAAGGCGACACTTCATCTATCAACCTTGTTTGATGTGTCGAGATAATTAACTGCAAACCTGATATCGACTTTGCTATATTTATTAACTCACTCGCTAAGAGTGGATGCAGGTTTTCTCCAAAATTGTCGATCGCAAGAAGTTTGATTTTTTTTGCTTCTGCAAATAACAATAAATTCAAAAATCCAAAAGCTTCATCAAATCCTCTTGAGGTAGGTAATTCCAAAGAAGAATCTGGAATTGGCAAATCTATCCTTGACATCAGATCGGACAATCGAGATTTCAGCGTGGGGCTGTTATTTACAAAGTCAAAAATGTCCTCGTCAAGATCGTTTTTATTTGTAGAAAATGCAAAATAAATTGAATCAAAAAATTCTCGAACTAGCTTAGCCTCAAAAATTGATGTTTTGTTTAAAAATGGCTGGGTATCCAACAAGTCTTCCTGATACCGTCCCATTGCAACAAAAGCAAATCTTTCAAACAAAATAATAGGCGTATCTACGTCATCAGAAGGATGATATTTGTACAACCATTCTTCTTCTATCCGATCATCTTTAACTTTAAATCCATACTGAATACGATCGCCTGATTCTGCTAAAATAACAATCTCAAAAAATGATGACTCATTTTTAGATATGTCGTCCATTTTAAATGGCAAACAACAGAAAAGACAAAATCGCATCATTGTCATTGCTTCGATCGCCCGAATAAAATTAGTCTTGCCTGAATTGTTTGCACCAAAAAGGAAAGAAAATTTTAGGGGCTTTTTTAATTCATCGATAGAGACTAAGCTTGCCGCTTCTTTAAAAGACCTGTGGTTTTCAACACTAAATCCAATTAACATGGTAGTTTGTATGTGATTGATTAATTTTACTACACCGCCTATGACTCCCAGTTTAGGTGGCGCTTCGCGGGCGATCACCCGCCAAAAAAAGTCTAATAAAAAATTTAGAGTTGCATCCTTAGAAATAACCTGGCAATGTCAAAAGCATTTGATAAATAATATCGTGAAATTCATGACCAGCAAGAACTATATTTTTTACATCTAAAGCATGAGCGTGTGTAGTGAAACGTTGCGAAGCTCCCCTGATACCATCACCAATCAATTCTACTTGAGCAATTGAATAACCTCCAATCTTTTTTATTTCTGCCAGTATTTCTATTGTCTGCCGATCGAACGACCCTGGATTTTTTGCCCAAGCTTCGTGAAATTTTCGCTCTAACTCTTCCGGGCTTCTGCCAATTCTTCTAGCTACATCTCGGACTAATGCAATCCTTTCGGGCGATCGAGATTCTAAATAATCGAGGCGATCGATACTGGAAGATAGTTCAGGGGTTTTGCGATCTTTACATTCAGTGTTTGTTAAATTTTGTGGAGCAACAGCACAAAATTTACTATGTAAGTGAAACCAAGTACAATCTCTGCATTTATCAAGAGGGTCTATAACTCCTGACAAAAATAAATTAGAAGTTCTTTGTGACATGATTTCATTTATCCTCTCATTTATAGTATCAAGTGCTTTTTGTCTATCAGCTATGCTTATAATATGTTCCGGTGATTTTGCCACCTCGTGAATTCCAAAAAATAATTTGACCTTTTGCATTTGCATATTGTTTCCTTAAACTTTACTAAATTTTACCATACAGCCTATGGCTCCCAGTTTAGGTCGCGCCTCGCGGGCGATCGCCCGCCAAAAAAAGTCTAACAAAAAACAGAGAGAAAAGTTTGTCGATGAGACAGCGATCGCCCGCGAAGCAGCAATCGCTAGCTGGTACGACGGGGGAGGCGACGTTTACTTGCAGTGGGTCAAAGAACACCACCGAACAAGTTCTGGAGAACCGCTTTCTTGGGACGAGGTATTTTTAGAAGAGGTTTATCTGGCAATAGGCTGTCCCTGGCTAGAAAAAGAAGTCATTAAAAAAGCTGCTCAAGTAGGTTACTCTGAAGGATTGGTCGCCACAGCCGAATTCTATGCCGGCTACCTGCGATCACCCATCGGTTTTGGATTTGAGGAACAACAAAAACTTCGGGACATGGTTGGCTCCCGGATTCAGCCAGCGCTAGACTACTGCGAGCCAATTCAGAAATTGAACCGTGATCGGCACGGGGCGACAGGGCGCGAAGACATAGACAACAAAACCTCGATAACGGTTGCCGGCACAAAGATTTCGTTTTTCTATGCCTGCGTCAAATCAAAGACTGTAGCAGAACAAGCCCCAGCTACGCTCAGATCGTTTACAGCTTGCGCGATTTTAGCCGACGAATTTAGCTTGTGGCCCAAGGGCGTACTTGATATTGCCATCAGTCGGATGGCCGCGTCTCGAATGCCGACCAAACTTGTCCGAGCCGGTTCAACTCCATCCTACGAAGGATCGATTCTCGACTCTGAAATGAAACGGGCAAAATATTCCTTTCAGTGGCTGGTTAAATGCCCCCACTGCCAAACCGCTCAATTTTTAGTTCCTTTTTCTACCGAAAACCAGTCTGGCAATTTTTTGCGTCCGGCTCTGTTCAAAGAGTCCGACACGGAAGAACTGCGATTTTTCGATATTGCGGGCAGACCGCTGAAGTGGTTCCACCGATCGCCCAATCCAGCAAACACTGAAGACTGGCAACTACAAGGAGACGACAAGGAGCGGGCAATCGACTCGGCTTATATAGGCTGTCAGTCCTGCACCGAGGAAATACCGAGAGATGCGATCACCGACGGAAAATTTGCTTGTACGAGATCGGGTGTTACATTGAGAGATTTAAACGATGAAGTGACGCGGGAACGCAAAATTGTTCGCGAAACAGTAGCCCTTGAATTTCCGGTGCTGGCATCTTTGCTGTTTTCTGCGCCTGAAAGATTGCGACGGTTGTTCACAACGGACAACCCTAGAGATGAAATTCAGCAGAGGCTCGGAGAATCTATTTCTCTGTCCGGCGGCAAGATTGACCTGGGCAGACTCCTGAGCTGCGTCGGGCGATCGCACCCCGATTTTGCCGAAATTCCTACTTTAACCGTCCTGGGACTAGATCAGGGGCGACCGAATTACGGAATCGTTCAAAAATGGTATCTAAATTTTCATGGTTCTAAAAATGACTGGTGGAAAACCGCCAGAGTGAACAACATTTGGTTTGGAGAACTCGGAACGATCCAAGATGCCGAGGCGATCGCCCTACAGTACGAAGTCGATTTAATCGGCATGGATTCCGAACCGGAAATTCAACTGGCCACGGAGTATGCACTCCTGCATTTGCCGACGGGAGCGAGCGTGTCCAAGAAGGGCGATCGGGTTCAAAAGAAGGGGCAAGTTTATCTTTTCGATCAAGTTTCCATGAAGGAACAGTTCAAGCGGACTACCCGGAAAGTTAAGAGTACGGCGAAAGAAACCGAGTTTACTATCTACTCGATCGACCGCACCTTTGGACTAGATAGCGTCCGCGATCGGATCTACCGAGGGTTGTTCCACCTTCCTGAAGACTTGAGCTACAATGCCAAAGACAAAGGAAATTTTTTGTATCACTTCATTACGAGCGATCGACAGTCAAACGGAAGGTGGATAGAAGCACCGGGGGCACCCGACCACTACTTCCACGCAACTAACTTCGCTGAAATGTGCGTACTGGTTAGTTTGTTTGAGCCTGGTCCGAAAGGAAAATTTGCATTTACCAGTGTGGCGATGTAACAATGAGCAATATTTTGACCGTAAGTAAAGTTTACACATTAGATATACACGCAGAATTAAGTGTCGCGCTGCCCAATTATCTTCCTCATCACCCTCAAAGACATTTTTACAAATTGCATACAAATTGAGCGTAGATGTAGGTTGCGATTTCTTAACTTTTATTACGCAGGTTCTTGTTAACACATAGTCAATATTGTATCTTTCGGCGATTGCGCTGATCGCTTTATAAAATTCTAGGGATGCGACCTTATCGAAAAGGTGTTGAACATTAACGTCAATATCATCAATTTCTAAGTATTCTTTTGGCACAAAAAAGAAGTCAAACGGTGCTTTCATAATTTTAAAATGTAGTCACAAGAGGGCAAATAACAGTTTAATTTACAGAACCGCCTAAAGAATCATCGTTTTCAAAATTTAGACGACATTTTTTGCACAAATATCCTAGCCTTATAGGCTTCCGGTTCAATGCTTCTAACCATACTGAACCTCGTAAACCAGGTTTAATTACGACTTTGTTCCAACAATTACCACAGTAATTTCCAGGCTCTTTGTTGTTTGGTTTTCCATAGAAATCCCCCGGTTTTTTATTGACCACTATTTGCTGATCCAAACACTTTTTTGTACAGTCGCCTTGCAACAATATTAGCATTACTTTTGAGGATTTCTGAAGCTTCTGCAAAAACCGTCCTGTGATTTTTTCTTTTTTCAACCCTCTTTCTTAGTTGTTCGATCAGCGAATCGTAATTGGTGTACTGATGCCGGAGCATGGCAATCAACATATTTTCGTTGACACGATCGCCCGTCACTCCCCAAAAAGCAGCAGTTTGGCGGACGATCGTCCCGGCGCTGGGAAGTTTGCCAATCGCCCGTACCTGCATTTTCTGCGCCCAGAGGACTTCTTTCCAGTGTCCTTCTCGTCGCTTAGTTCTACCCATACGTTGTTGGGCGATCGGTTTCGTATATCAATTTTCGGCAGTAGGATGTTGAAAGTTGAAACATGGTAGCAATAATCTTGATGGATATTCCAGTCTTCCACAAAGAACGCATTTCTTGGCGTTCTCGAATTCCGAACCTAGAGGGTTTTCCGGTTTTGCGCCCGTGCCGAATTCTATCGTTGGCATTGTCTTTAGCAGTTCCCCACGCCAAGTTTTCTATATTGTTGCAGGTTGGATCTCCGTTTAGGTGTCGAACTTGGTGCGAAAGACTCGGCGGAGAACCTAAAAAAGTTACCGCCATCAGTCGGTGAACCAAAACCGATCGCGATTTATTACCTTTTTTGTTCAAAATACAAACCCGACGGTATCCTCTTCGTTCTTGGTGAAACTTTAAGATATTTCCTTTTTTAGAATAAACATTACCAAACTTGTCTATACTATATCCGGGGCATCCCGGAATTTCAAAGCGATCGCCCATTACGCTTGCCCTCCGATAGCCATCCAAGATTCGGTTTGCAATTGTCTCCTCAAAGAAGTTTCTATTTCTCTAATAAGTATTGATTTCAACTCTTCAATACTAGAGTTAGCGTCAATCGTTGAACTTTTGTGCAAAGTAAATTCTTGCTCGATTGTTAGGGACGGATCTATCGACTGACCGCAGCGCCACGCACTTCGCAGATTTTCTGCTTGAGTCTCTTGTCTTCTGTTTTCAAAAATGCAAAGCTTGATTTCGGAGATCGTCAGTTGATTAATATTTGGAATGAGTAATGCAATTTTGCGTTCAATTATTCTATCCAACATTATTGAGTCCATTGTTTTATTGTTTGAGTTTGGACTATAATACATTGTTTCTCGTGACAAATCAATATGTTTAAGAAATATTCTGGACATTATCAATTAGAAGCGATCTTGGCAAAAGATCCCTCGATCCTTCCTTCGTTTCAACTCTACAATGTCAACATTGAAAAGATTCACGCTGCTTCGCTCGATATGTTGGCGCAGTCAATCGATGGGGTTGAATCACCGTTTAGCTCTAGAAATCCTTTGTCAGCGCACGGGCAAATTATGGGGGCGATCGCCTACCTCCACGCTTTAATCGGTCACGAAATCAACTTAGTCCCAGATTCCCTGTGGGTGCGCTGGTTTCGATTGCTCGGAGTTGAGATGGGCTTGGCGGAAAGACCCGTAATCAATTTGGTATTTCGACGATCGCCCGATGCAATTGTCTCCGGCATTCCGGCAAAAGTTCCGCTGGGGACAGAGGTTAAATCGATCGCCGGAGAAATTGCTACGACTATTTACGATCTATATATAGATGAAAATTCCGATATGGGCGAAGTACCCGCCAGGCTTGATCGCCCCGGCAAGGTATCCACGAATATTTGGCCCGGCGAATACTCTATTATCTCCGAAGATATAAATTGGATCGATTCGGTCGCCAATACGGAAGTGCTGTTTGAAGGGAAGGAACCGGAGACGCTTCCAGAAGCGATGCTGCGAGCTCGACAAGCAATTCAATCCGCTGGAAATCTTGTCAATCCCAGGGATTATTACAGGGCTGCCCTAGACTTAGGCGCGTCAAAGGTTGCTTTTCTCCCGAGGATTAAAAAGGGATCTAAGGTGCAATATGCAAACTTAGTGACGATCGCCGTGTACCCGCCGGGAATCACCAAATTAATTCAGCCCGAGATGACCGACAGGGAGTTGCACGGAATTAATGTTGAGGTCATTCCCGCCGAAATTATCCCGATCGCCGGCGAAATAGATGTGAGGATTATACCGACTCTCTCGAATAACGAGGCTTTTAACCTTGCAGCTACAGCAATTCAGGCAAATGTAAACCCACCTTTTGGTGTTTGGGGCGATCAGACTTTTCCTAGAACTTTGGCGATCGCCCTTGAGAATCAACCGAATTTCAGCTACTCGGTTCCGAGGGTAAGTCTGAAACACGCAGATACTGGGGTGGCGATCGAACTGCTGGCGATCGAACCCTGGAATTTGCTAGAAATACAGCAGAGCTTGATAATAAACTGGATTCGCTGATTGCCAATATCTGTAGTTGCTGCTATAGTGGATTAGTAAACGATTCGACACATTTTACTGGGCTTGCGAGTAGCTTGTTGAGTGCATGGTGTGTTTGTTGTTTTCATTGTTTTTGTTTTGTGTTTACAACTCAAAGTCGTTCAGTGGTTTCTGATATTTCCACTGAACGACTTTTTTGTGTAAATTTTTTAGTCTTCAAAAATGTCCTCGTAGTTGCAGTGCAGATCGTTTGGTGTTAAATCTCGCAATTGAGTATTTGCGGGCAACTTGAAAGCCCAACTCGGTTCTATTCCTTCTCTGACTTGCCAGATGTGAACTGAGGTTTTATCGAACTTTTGCGGTTCTTCGGTTACACTAGCAATAACCTCTAATGCCTGATTTAAGTTCCCTTTATAGATAGAGACTTTTGCGTGTGCGTAGTCGCTGTAGTATGTGCCGCCAACGGGAAAAATATTGTCGCTGCGACGCTCTAGTTCCCACGAAAAATCTTCTTGCTGTTTGTTTCGAGCCATAATTTTTGCCTGTGCTTACTGGTTTACGAGCGATTAAAAAACTGGTTGACGGTTGACTTTAGATAGGAAAAAACCACGGACTCGATTGCCTCGTTACCAGTAAATTTTTTAAATTGATAATTTCCACCCACCTGATAACCTCCACCTATAAAGGAAGAAACTGTAAAGCAAGGGCGTCCAGATTTACCATTCCGTTTAAGATCTGGTAAATCTTGATATTCTGCAATCCAGTATTCTGGAATCTTCATATCTTCGTAGTCCCAGCATTTATCAGGACAAGTTTCTTTGGAGCCTTCGTCAATAATTAAATCGACAACGAGCCGAACTGAAGATGGATTTAAAATGACGGACAATTCTTGCCACTGCAACTCGCTAGATAAAGTCGATCTCTCCAGTACAACTATATCAGGCTGATAAACAGTATCTTTTCCCGGTATCTTGAGCAAGCAGCGATCTGGTATCAAATACGGTAAATCCAATAGTGTGATTTCACGACTTATTTTGCCATGAATGTTTCTACAAATGTCGGCGCGATCGCCCGAGCCTCGCGATATTTCAACTATCTTCCCGTCATGCAGCTCGTATTTTGCCAAGAAATTTTCTGGATACCAGTTTACGAATTCGTCGAAAGTTTACTTGGTAGTAGGTATAGTCTGGATAGGCATTGTCTCTCTTTTGTTTTTGTTTTAAGTTAATTATACTACAAGTGTCAAGTGCATGACTTGCACGAATACCACTAAACAAAATCTGGTGAACAAAACTTACGACTAATTAATGATTTAGTACGTACATCGATTATTTATACGATATGTGTGTTAGACTAAACTCGGTAATATCGTTAGAGATTTGACATGGAGTTAAATGGAAAAGAAGTAAACATTGTCGTTCCACTTTCTAGCAATCGATCAACAACTAATTACCTAGAAGAGGAAGGCTACGTCTACCTAAAGCACGGCGATGTCTACGCAATCTCACTGGCAAACAAGATAAATGAAGAAAACGACGTGTCTATTAAAATAGATGGAAAAGAAGTTGGCGTTTGGCGACTGAGTGCAAATTCTTCTGGAAGGATTGAGCGTTCAATTGACGATCGCGGTTGTTTTACTTTTTACGAACTCGGTTCAAGCGAAGCCGTGCAAACAGACTTGGTTTCTGTTCCAAAAGAAGAGTTGGGACTAATTCAGGTTACTTTTATTCCCGAGAAAGTCTCGCGCCATCCAGGAGTACCTGCCGTAGATATGGATTGTAGTTACCGAGGATCTAAAGGAATTAGTGAGGGATTCAAGGGAGGCGAGCGCGGTGGTTCAACAGACCTGAGTTTTCAATCTAGTCGCGGCGGTCGCGGACAAAGTATCGATTCTGGCATGAGGCGCGGTGCTGGAGGTACGGGTCTGAGCGGGAGATCGAACCAAGAGTTTGGTCGTGCGCTACCGATGGAACTGGACTACGATCGCGCAGTAATTATCAGCCTGCGCTTAGTTGCTATAAAATTAAATGAACCCAAACCTCTGCGAGCAGTTAGCAGTGTGATTGCAAATCACGTTCCCCCACCAGTTATCTAAGAAAGATCAAACAGAAAACCGATCGCCCGTTTAATTGTGGGAGATCGGTTTTCTGTTTTGTAAATAGAATCCGTTAATCCCGTTAACGGTGAGTCAAGCATAGATTCTATCTTCCGGTGTTGAGTGCATAAATATCCAACCTATCGGGATTTTGGGGCTGCTAGCAATGTTGCTTCCATCAGTCCTCCTAATTCAACAATCCCAATTCCAACACCACGAATCAAACGTAGTAATCATCACTAGCAGACTCCTCCAGAAAATTATTAATAAATTTTATAGCATTTTCTTCTGCGTCTTCTGCACTGCATTTGTCACCAATATGCAAAAGTTTATCGCCAGAGTAACAAAACCAAGTAAACACCTCAGAAATTGCCCATCCATCTGGTAGGGCATACCGGAACTTGGATTTTAGATCCGAACGCTTTGGGAGATTCGACCTCTACTTTGGCTGGAGAAATCCTGTCTGAGCAAGTTGGATCTACAAACAAAGAATCCCCTCGCCTTTAGGCAGGGGAGTGTTAATACACTGCAAGCGTCGAGTTATATACTTGGCACTTGCAATTACTTCGATCAAGAACGATTAATTAAAAAGCTGATTGACAGTTAACTTGAGATAGGGAAAAGCCACAGATTTGATCGCCTGGTCACCAGTGAATTTTTTGACTTGATAATCTTTGCCTCGAAGAGAAGAAACCGTAAGGCAAGGAAGTCCGTCTCTACCATAGCGTTCAAGTTCTGGTTTATGTTTATAGTCTGCAACCCAGTATTCTGGAATGCCCATAGCCTCATAGTCCCAGCACTTAGTCAAAATTTTTTCTTCTGAATTTTCATCAAGTACCTCAACAATAAGACGTACCGAAATTGGATTCATAACGATGGATGATTCTCTCCATCGCAACTCGCTGTCAAAAGTTGATCGGTCTAACACAACTATATCGGGCTGGTAGCCAGTATCTTTTCCTGGAATCTTGAGCAAGCAGTAACCTGGTATCGAGTAAGGTAAATCAAGACGGTTAATCTCACAAAACAAATCGCCACGGATTTTACCCTTAGTCTCCGAGAGATCGCCCGATTTTCGTCGGATTTCAACAACCTTCCCGTCATGCAGCTCGTATTTTGCCAAGGAATTTTCTGGATACCAGTTCACAAAATCATCAAAAGTTTGCTTGGTAGTGGGTACAGTTTGAATGGTCATTGCGTCTCCTTTTTTTTGCTTTAGGTTAATTGTATCATAAGTGTCAAGTATACAACCTACCACCCAAACACGCTGAACAAGAATTGTTGAACAAAATTAATCATCTTCATCTTCGCTTGCAAGAAAAACGCGAATCCATTGCTTCGCTGTCCACCAAGAGATCGCCCCATTTTCTGCTGTGTCGCTAGTCAGCAGATTTTTGTATAAACCATCTATGACAAAGTAGGTAGAAAATTCATTTAAGTTTTCTACAAAAATATTTAACCCTCGATAAGGTTCATACTGACACCTCGTCAGTCGTTCAGCAAGCTCAGTCGCTGGAAGAGTTGAGTTTACCAACTCGGTAGCAACCTTATGGCTCTAGCTTTTCTCAACTCCATCATTTAATTTTCCTTGTTTTGATTTTGGTTGGGGGTGATCGCGAACTTTATCGAGTAACGGTTACAAATAACGCACGGACAATCTTGATCTAGAAGCCATAAATATTTGTCGTCGCTCTTTCCCCAAGTTTGACTGGCAAATTCTAAAGCGCGATCGCCCAATATGATTTTCTTCAAGTACGGCCCGTCGCCTATATCGCGAAAACCACGCAGATTCTTGAAATTTCCTACATCGACTGCTTTGAGGTACATCCTGTCGCCTGTATCGCGCAAACCATCTCCGTACATTGGTTTTAAGTGGATTGTTTGACTGGTAACGCCAAAAACAACACCCCAATTTTTTGAGTTTCGATAAATATCTAAAATGGTGTCGTACAAGCGTTGTTGATCGCTTACTAGGTTAAACAGCAGCCTCCACTCGTGAATTGCGATGAAAGTCTTGTGAGTCAAAAGACCGTCCTGATATTTTTTGTGCAGCAAGTAAATAGACTTTTCTATTTTCCGGGCTTCCTTGATCGTTTCATCTCCCATCCCTTGAGGGTGGAAAGTGTAAACCAGCAAGCAATCGTGACTTGCGGTAGCGTTATCGACAATCGATTGAAGCAATACACTTTTTCCAGCGCCAGTGTAGCCAATTATATGAATCCAGGTACTTCCTCCGAGCGCTTCAGTTACCAGTGCGGGCAATATTTTTAGCAGAGCGTCAGTCATTTACTTTTCTCCTAACGATTTTGTCGGCTAAGACCGATCACCGCAATGCAAAGTCTGCCGGAGTTACCTGCTTTGGCGGAACTACCGCTCCGATCGCCCTACCGGGTTCGACTAGGGCGAACCATTTTTCTAGAATCGTTTCCGCGATACCCGTGACAGAGGTATGCTGGATCGTTCGATCGCCCAAAGTTGCCGTGTATATTTTGGTCTTCGGGTCTTGAGCGATCGTTATACCGTATTTGTCGAACAATTTATTTGCGGTTGCCAGTCCCATACCATTTTTCCAACTCATTTGTTTTACCTCGTTTATTTGTTCAGGTGTGACGGGCGATCGTTCCCAATTCCCTAAAGGAATTTTTCCCAGACATTCTAGGAACTGACAAATTGTTTTTACAGGTAGTCCAAGCTCATCAGAAAATGAGACAATTGCTTGAACCTTTACCTCTCCAGTTGTTTCAAGCTCGCGATCGAACAAGCTAATTAAAACTGGTGCAACTTGATTGAGAAGTTTTTTGTAGTTTGACCTACATAGTCCTAATTCCGCCAAAGAAGGATCGAACATCGTTTGTATCTTCTGTTGGATACCTAAAAGTTCAGATGTTGGTATCTGCGAACTGTTGATTTTGCTGGCTTGATTAAGCTCAATATCCACTTTACATTCTTTCCTTATTCTTTGACGTATTTGTCTAATTCAGTTGGCAAGCTTTAACAGAGTATTTCCATTCAGGATACAACTTTGTTAACTCTTTTAACCCTGCCTCGATCGCCCCATCCAGTTCGCCGTAAAACGACAAAGCAAAATGTTCGCACTTGTTTCGATTTGTCGCCAAACAGGAAATAGCATACCACTTATCTAAGTCCTCGTCGATAGATTTTATTGCATTCCGCTCAGCGTGAGCTAAACTCCCCAGCGGATATTCGTCGGTTTGATCGGTTCTTGAGTCGCCCTGGCGATCAACAATCTCGTAAAAATAAGAGATTCCATCGTAATCATGAGGATTCCACTGTTCAAAAAATGAAATATTGCATCCACGATATTCGTATTCGTTGATTAGTTTCGTTGCCATCGTTAGTTACTAGTTACTCCGTTAATTTACTCTTCTTCGTTATCCGCATCCCAAGCTTTCGAGAAATGCTGTTTCAAAGTTTCTCTACCTGGTTGGTCGAGCAAGTACCTAAAACACGGAAGCCCGACGTTCCAATAACTGCGCGTCTCGTGAGTCCGCGGCTTATTGAAGCCCAAGCCAAATTTAATTACTTTGCTGTAGCTCTTTGTCCGATCGCCCGAAGTATCCAAAGACGTATCTAGGTACTTAAGGATCTTCTCAAAAAGGGCGTTTTCATCCTCTTTTGGCAGAATCTTACGAAAAGTATCAGCGTCCCATTTGCGGGGATACCCTATATCTTGCAAGGGTTCTAGGGGTATATCGTCCCCAATACCGTCTTCGGGGACTTCGGACAGACATTCTGGAGTATCTGAGATAGTCTCTGAGATATTATCCCGGCGCGATCGCCTTTCGTCTATGAGGCGATCGATCTCTTCTGTCGTTAGTTCGGACGACCATTCATCCCAAGGAGGAGCATCGTTTGGAGACTCTTTGTAAATACGTGTTAATCTGGTTCTTTGTTTTTCAATATCAGAATTTTGGTTAACATCAACATCAGCGATCGGAGTCTCTGACTCTAAGAACTCAACACTTTTGGTTATTCTTGGTCGATATTTTTCTGGCAAAAAAGTATGCTTTAATTGATTAATGGGAAGTAAATTCAAAGGTGGGTTGCCCTTTTTCTTGAACTTCACATAAGAATTGTGAGTGGGATGAATAGCCAACTTAGTCCCCACGCATCCTGCTACACAGCAGGGATAGACTTGCTCAGAAATCCACTTCACGCGATCGTCAGTGTTTTTCCACTTTTCTGAAATCGTTCTAGCACTTGCCCCCAGCAATATTAATAAAAAGTTTGCTCTGTAAGGACCGCTAATTCCAAGATCGTCTACGTTAGAAGACTGGTTGATAGCAATCAAAATAATTCCAAATTTTCTTCCTTCGCTACCCAATCTTTTTAAAGCAGTTTCAAGGCTGTCTTGATTTTCACAGTTCAACAGACAAGCATTTAATTCGTCGGTAAAGCAGATAATTGTGTCACCAATCGGTTTCCCGTCTCTCTTTCTAGCTCGGCGATCGTCGAGTTCTTTGACGAGTAAATTTATGATTTCCTCAATTTCATTAAACTCGCCGATCGCGTGAATTCCAACTTCTTTCCATATATCGTTGTAGTGCGGGTCTAGTGCAAATACTTGAGCAGGATTGTGTTCTGTTAGTTTTCCCGCTACATAACAAGCAACAGAGGTTTTACCAGCACCTGTATTGCCAGCAATAATTATGCCCGCTGCATCGTCCACTAAATCGTCAAAATCATAAAATTCTAGATTCGGATTTGCAGATTGAATAGCTCTAAGTTCTGGGTTGGTAGAAACGGAATTGTCGTTTTCAGAAAATTGCAACTGCCGATCGCCCCGCCCCATCTTTTCAAGTTGCTCTAATTCCGATCGCCTGCGAGCTTCCTCAATCTGTGCTTCCAAAAGACCTGGAAACTTTATCTGTTTCAAGGTTTGCAAATGCCGCTGGTGGTCGAGAGATTGAATTTCGACGTTGGCTTGAGCTCTACTCTTGGCGATCGCCACCTCTTCCATTTTTAAGACTTCGAGCGTAGACTGCTCAAGCATTTTCTGGTGTTGTTTCAGTTCAAAAGCTTTTAAATCAAAGGCTTCTTGGTCTTGTTCGAGTTGGCGACCTTTGACTACCCCAGCAAATCCCGCAGTGGCTCCACCAGCAAAGAGGAATGCTTGAATCCGGTTTAAGTTCTTGTAGGGAACCAGTAGCAATCCGGCGATCGTCAAAATTGCACTACCACCAATTAAAATCGACTGTTTTAATTTCATTGTCCGCCTCCTCCGATCGCCCCGACCAAGAACACGATGACAAACAACAGGGCGATCGCCCCAGCAACGTGAACGGGTTTAACTAAATAAATCAAGTTCCAGTAGGGAATTATTAATCCGACAGCAAGCGATAATCCGCTGTAAAACTGGAACGACTTATCCTCGTTGGGAAACAAGATTAGCGCTGCAACTCCCAGTCCGGCTCCCAGCCCGTACAAACCCCAGTAGGTTGGGGCGATCGCCACCATCGTTGTTGCTAGTCCGCCGACCCCAAACCATCCGAGAAAGTTGGATACCTTGGTTAAATTGCGTCGGAATTTTAGTTCTTTCGATACTTCTGGCGCTGCTTGGACGGGTTCTGGTTGCTGCTGTGGAAAATACATCTCGATCTCCTGTAAGTCTTGTCTTGTGTTTGTTTGAAATATGTGCGCCAAACAGAATTGCTAACTGTGCAAATTTGTTTAGCGCATTTTGTTCATCGATTTTTGGCAATTTTGCCAATTCTTTGGAAACCGCGCATCAAAGTACCGATCGCGCCACCAACTGCTTTTCTTGTTGCCCTCGCTGCATCCCCCCGCCACGCAAAAGCGATCTCGTCGCGAGGTCTGGCAGTTGCAGTTTGTTGGTAAGACTGAGCAAATCCAACAGGGGCGGCGGACTGACCTGACATTCCCGCTAATTCCAAAAATTTTGGGTGAGTAAAACCCGAAGTTCCATGCTTCAGCGCTAGTGTACTTTGCTCTAGAAGTATATCCATCTCGCTTTTGCCACTATGGTTCCATTGCGAGATCGCCTCAGCCATTTGCGGATCGGTCTGCATAGCTTCGATTCTTTGATCCAGATTGACTTTATATTTTCCGAGCAAACTACTGCATTCGGCTTGAAGAAAAGTCTTGTATTCAGCGGTTTGACTGGAATGTAGCTTTTTGAATTCCGCTACCCTGTCCTTGCCCTGCACCACTGCTTGTTCAAACTCGGATTCTGCTATCAGCGCCTTAGTAGCACCTTTTTCGATTTTCGCTAAACCCTTCCAGCCTTTAGCTTCAATGCGTGATTGCATTTCATCCCAAGATATTTGCCCCTCCATAATCGCAGAAAGGTCTTCTTCGAGTTCAGGAAGGAGTTTTTTGAGTGCCTCCATTTGTTTGCGACGATCGCCTATTGCTGCAAGTGTGGCTAAAGTCCATGTGGATGGATCATTGGTCTTGAACCCATAAGCGGTTTGGAGCATCTCCTGACCGTTTGGAGTGACAGTGCGGTTCTGGAGGGAACTTAGGATTAAACTACCGCTTCCATTTTTGCCTTGGGCTGCGCCCGGTGTAATGTTTCTCATTTTTATCACCTAAAAAGCCACAAAATGAGTCCGCAATCTGTTGTTGGCTGTTTTTTTGTCGCGCATACGGGTGGCGAGAACAAGTTGTGTGAATTTTTTTTCAGATTCTGAACTCGATTTGTATCGATCGCACCGACCAATTTCCTGAGTTTGGCAGCTTTAGCAGATTTCGGAGTTGGACGATCGCCCGCTGGATTTGATTGAGTTTTCATCGTATTTACTGGCTGTTGTGTTGTTTGCAGAATTCGGCGATACCCGATCGCGCTTTGAGCAATTCAATTTGTTGTTGTTGGGCTTTTTGAGCTTCCCCTGACGCACCGAGGTGGTGTCCGATCGCCCCAGAGCAAATCAATGCTCCAACCAACACGCTTCCCACCAACAAAGAATTTTTCTTGGAAGTTTCCGATACTGCGACTGGCTGGTTTTGGGGTAACGGGGCGATCGGGTAGCCAGTTGTATCGAAGCTGATGTGCATGGATTGAACTTGCTGCTGAGGCAGCGCGGTTTGCTGTTGAGCCAATCCGGTTATTTCTTGTTGCTGTTCGAGTAAATAGCTCATTAACAAAACCTCATCATTAATTCAAGTTCGGTAGCAATGTAAGGCGAGCCGCCGCCAAAACTCTGGAAAAAATTTCTCACAATTCTCATCATTAGTAGCTTGCTCCACATGGTTTCTTTCGGACTGACGAAAATAAACAAATTCACAAGTTGCCGACTCTCGTTTAAACGCTGGAGCTGGTTCGCAAGTTCTTGAGCGCGTTCAGCGTTTCCTCTACCTTGTTGCAGATTGGCGCGATCGGTCGCTCTGCGTAAGACTGCTGCGTACTCGTGAACCTGTCCAAAAAATCAGAACTCTCTAGCGTTTTGGCGATCGCATCGTCTAATTGAGCCAATCCTTCAAGTTCGCCAGCTCTAATAGCGCTAGTTACTGCCACTTCCGCATCGATCATTGAAGTGTTTTCAATAATCGCGTTCAAAGCTCCCGCGTGTTGCCCTCTCCTCTGAGCCTCTTCGAGACGCTGCACGGCAGTTTCCTGTCGAAAACTATCTCTTGCCCGAACTGCGCCACTGTAGTTTTCCTGCGCTTTTCTGAGAACTGGTTTTTGAGTTGTGGCGGGTGCGGAAGCTGCTTGCTCTGCCAAACCTTGAGATTGTTGGCTAGCAGCTAATCTCGGAGCAGATTTCGACTGATTTTCGTATGCCGATTTAATATCTCGAATCTGTTGTTGGGTTAACTCTTCGCCAGATTCGGCTGAAATATTGAGCTTCATGGCGATCGCGTACAGCGCACCTTCTGGCGCTTTGATTGCTTGGCTTAGTTGGGCGATCGTCTTGATATCATTGATGTTGTTAGACATGGGGTAATTCCTCAAAATATGCCTGAATGCTGAATTTTTCTTTGTTTTCTTTGAGAAAAGCTCGAAGCTTTTCGTATTTTGGGTTAGGGTGCGACCTCATCCACTGAGAGACTTGTTTGAGACACTTTAGTTGGTGAAGGTTTAGATCCTCACCCTTCTCCCAAAGTTGTCGCCCAGTGTAGGGACAGATAAGGTAGTCTGGGATATTTGCCTTAAGAATTCGATCCCACTTCCAGATTGTTGTTCTAGATTTTACGCCAGGTATTTTTACCTTGCTTCTCGGAATCGTGTAAAGTTCGAGAGAGTTATTTGTGCAAAAATCTCGACAAAACTCTTGCTCTGAAATTACTTCAACGTGTGCTTTTTGCGTTTGCTGCATAACTATCTTGGGTTTTGTGCTGAACAGGCGCTCCGCAAAATAAGCTTGTTCAGTGCTGCTTGTTCAGCGACTATAAAAATAAATCTACAAGATGCTTTCTGTGAACTCAATTACTTGTGGTAACGCTGCCTGTAACTCTTGACTTATTTTGTTTAACGTGTATAATTCAGCGCACAATAATAAGCATGGAAAAAAACCGGGCGCGAAACTACACCCGATCAACCTTTTGCCCCGAGGCGTAGATTGCGACTAAAATCAAGAGATGCTGGCGATCGCCATATCACCAATTACGGAAAAAATTTATGTTTTTATCTGCGACTCCGCCCCCTCCAGCGTTTAGCGCAACAGTTACTAAAATTGTCGATGGGGATACCTTCTATGGGGTGACTCCCGGAAATTCTCAAGAAATTAAAGTAAGATTTGCCTGTGGTGACGCACCAGAATTGAGTCAACCCGGAGGAAAATCAGCGCGAATGAGTTTACTGGGATTATTGCCTCCCGGCACAGTAGTTGAAATCAGACCTGTCGGACCCAACGATCGATACGGCAGAACACCCGCATTTGTTTTCAGTGGAACAGAGAATATCAACCTGCAACAGACTCTTGCAGGCCAGATGTGGTTTTACTCAGAATATAGTCGCACTTGCCCGGAATATGCCCCGGTACTAAAAGCAGCCGAAGTCGAAGCAAGGTTCAATAGGCTAGGACTTTGGGATCAACTCGATCCTTGCCGCCCTGCGGATTGGCGATCAAACAAATGCGTCGAACGTCCCGATTGCAACCCGGTAGAAAGTCAATAGCCACACAAAAAATCGAAATTTTCCAAGGGCGGGGAAATTTCGATTTAACGGGTTATTTTTAAGAATTTGGCTTGTACGGCTTAGGATTTTTGTTTAGCTCTGCTGCGTAGGCAATCGCCTGAGATTCCATGAAAAACAATCTTTCTACGCATGGTTCTCCAGAGTATTTGCCGATTCCGCTTGCATTAAACTTGTTTTCGGTTGAAAGGCTTGTGTGCTTCAAAACAGGATCGATCGCCCAAATATACGACGGTGTTTTCTTTTGTACGACACATTTATAGATTCGCGCTTGTCCCGTGGTAAGCCTCCAAACCCTCCAGACAAAAGTTTCAGGTGTCATGTATTTTACACCGCTGCAAATATTTGAGTTGCAAAAAAAACGACGCGATCGGACATTTGCGGGTGCTGCCTAATTAACAGCGCCATTCCGGTGTGAGTGAATTTGGCTGTTTCGATATTTTGCCTGTGACCCAAACTTTCGATCCATCCAAGAACAACGAACTCTATGGTTTTTTGAATTTCAGAGGGATAGCATTCTCCTCCGGCAACATTCTCTGCACCGCCAGAAAATCCTAAACCAAGGATTTGCCGATCTCTTTTTCCCTTCCAGTTGTCGTGACTCAAAACGTTTGCCTCCAGCATCGTTTGAGTGTGTCCCGATGCTATCCGATCCAACTGGGGCATCCGTAGCAGTTCTCGCAACCGTAGACTTCTTCGGTGGTCGTTCACCGAGGCAAAGATTCTATCTTCAAAGTCGGGACTGGTTAATGCTACTAAAGATCGATCACTGATGGTTGGGTTGCTGTCGGTTGAAGGAATCCCCAAAAGCAAAAGCAAGTTAAACAGGTTCATTTCAAAACTCCTACTTCTATGTACTCGTATGCTTCAATAGGGGGAGCAAATCTCGGATCTTTTAACAGTTCCACAGAAATAGGCACAGATTGCGCCTCCGGCAACTGCAACTGATATTTTTGTTTAGGAGGCGCTGCAACGCGACAATTTTTCCACGGAGCCGTTGATCGGTATTTTGCTCTCTGCTGTTCGGTTAAATTTATTCGATCAACGGCCCGTCGATGCCTTTCAACCCACACCGGAGACAAGTCTAAGATTTCTCTATCGACCTTGTTTTTGCGATCGCGACAGGACTGTTCGACGGTCAGAAATTGCAGCCAAGCTTGGTAAATTTCGTACTCGGCTTTTTTGCGTTCTCGCACCGCGACCCGATCAGCGAGTGCTAGAGATTCTCGATCTTTCAGGGCAATACCGTGAAGTTCGCTGATCGGGTGTAGATTTATCCCGATCGCCTTTTTTCTCTCGTCCTTACAAGGGTCGTAAAAATCCCAGACCCCCTTCTCCCCAATCGCCTTGTACAGTAATATCGAAGTCTTTGCCCCCGCTGCGTACATCTTGTTTGCCCATTCAATCTGTCCTAACGACAAATGATGGTTCGGGTTCTGAACTTTCTCGACCTCCTCAAGTTTTTTAATTTCTTCGAGCGAGCGGGGGAGCGGGGGAATAAACATCTTGCGAGATCCTGCATTTCCAGCTTCGCAAGAATCACAGCAATCATCTATATAACTCGCGGGTTTTTGTAGAGGACTTGAAATCCACAAAGCTTTCAAATCCTCTGGCAACTCGTCCGGATGCAGTACCACTGACGATCGACAAATTCCCCAATGATCGACAACCTCGACTTTCCCGTTTTGATGAATCCAACCGCCGCACTCGCGGTACGGATCTTTTCTAGAACGGACTAATCGCTCGACTTGGTGAGCTTCATCCTTGGTAATTTCGCGCGATCGATCCATTAGGAGTTTCCTCCTTCCATCTCTTGCAGCATTTCCGCGAGGCGCTGCTCTGTCCTAATTCGCGTTTGTTCGAGATCCACCGACACGTCGGCAGCAACTTGTGCACCAAGTTTGTCGTTACTGACCTGTTCCACAAGTGCTGCTTTCCCATCTAAGCTTTTTTTGCCAGCAACAATGGCTAGACCGATAGGACACGACAGTACGGAGGTGACAATAAATCCCAGCTTCAGGTAATCGATTTTTTTAGCTTGAGACGGAATCGCCATAAAGCCAATAATTCCTGAAACCATGACAGCACCGCACACTGTCGCCTCTAAGTTCTTTTTTCGGTGGAGTTGTTTGTGAGTGTTGGTATAAAAATCCATAAATCCCTCCTAAATTGCAATCCCGATTGCTAGTCCGAGTGAAGCAAAAAAACACGCCCAATAAGCTATGACCCTTGTTGCCGATAATTCCCAGCCCAGAACCTCCGACAAGGTTCGGACAAATATCAGGCACAGCCCGATCGCCAGAATTAGCGCAACCAGTATTATAATCGCGGGTTTGGCGATCGGGAAGAGCTGCACATTAGGGATGTACTTCGCTAGATAACTGAGTAGAGCAAAGGTACTAGCAATACCGCCTGACAAAAATAGATATTTCACAAAATAACCTCACAATACGTACAGAAGGTGTTCAGTGTTTTTGCAAAACAAGCGCGACTTAAAATACAACTTGTTCAGCGTTGCTTGTTCAGTGCTTCTGAAGATAAATTTACAAGATGTTTTCGAGAAAATTATCTGCTTGTGACAACGCTGCATACAACTCTTGACTTATTTTATTTAATGTGTATAATCTTTTATACAAAAAACACTAAAAAACCAGGCGCGAACACCTGGCTTTTTTGCAGAAAAGTAGCGGGCAAGATTACCACGGAAGTTGTTTTTGCGCTGACTGACCAATCGGGAGCCGATCGCCCCCCGCAAGTATGTGACTATATTTACTTGTCAACTCCTGCTGCGTTTGCATAACAGCAGAAAGTCTCTCTTGCGAAACTACAAAGCGTTTCTGAACAGTAACACCTGTTTCAGCAACGCCGGCATCTACTTCCATGCTGCGAACTTTTGATACTAACTGAACCTTAAAGCTTTCCCCTGCCGCTTCATGCAAGTCAGCATCGGCTTGGGCCATAGTAGCTAAAGCTTGGTATTTTGCTATTGTGGGAGCCACTGAAGCCTTCAATTGTGCTGCCTGTGCAACCAATACAGATGATTCCTCTTCAGTTGCCAACCTCACGGCTGCGCGAAATTCTCTAAACTTTTGTAAAACATCCATACCAACCTCTTCGTTTTTGTTTTGGTCTTACGCTTAAGATAGATCAATTTTGTGAAAGTGTCAAATACTCTACTTGACACTTTTAATACATCCATCTAGAATAAAAAAATCGCCCACCCGGTGAAGGTAAAGCGAAAACAGCATAAAAAGGTTTAGGTGTATATGATAACAGCGATCGCCCCGGAGATGCGGTTAACTGAGTTTTTCAGAATCTGGATACCCCGGTTGTATCCAGGGATCAAGTACGAAGATCCTTGTCTAAAACAGAAAACGAAAACACCGCAAGGAACAACCGAACATCTGACTTGGAGGCAAGCTTGCCTTCGGGAAATGGAAATTAACTGGGGGTATTCGAGAGAATACCTAATGACAATCAAGCTCACGAGGGCTTCAACCCCACTGAGGGAACAAGCTTTCCGTATGAATATCGCGTATGAGAGAGAATATTGTGGACAAAAAGCAGCCTGACAAAATTGCAATCAAGGTTTTTTTCAAAGATTTGATGGAAAGGACAAGATTAAATGTAATGGCGGCAGACGCCGGAATTTCGGCTATGGAATACGTCCGACGACTCATAGAAATGGCTGTAAAAAGCTTCCATCTCACCGGGCGACACATTATATTCTCTAACGCTCCTTCTGTAAACACAACTATTTCGAGAGCCGATCGCCCGTCGATCGCCCAACTACTGCAATCTTGCGACTTGCAGCAAATGGCAGCTGATATCCTGTATCCGGTGGAAAGATTGGAAGAGTTAAGGGGGGGCGATAGACCAACAGACAAAGACTTGACCGTTCTTTCCGTCAGCTCTTTAGGGTTGGCGATTGAGGAGCTGGAACTGCTCCGACACATTTACTTTGATTCAACCCAGGAGGCTCCATGCAAGAACTAAGTCCTTTCCACAACTGCCTAATTGAAGAAATTGACAATCAGACAATGTTGATCTCGCCTGTGGGAGGCTCGGAAATGAAGTCCGCAATCGCCCAAAGATTGCTTTACTCGATCCCCTCCATCAAAGCAGAGCTCGAAGCTAGGGGTTTGGAAAAAGCCCTAATTGCCAGAGGTGAAGGCAAACCTCCTTATCCCATTTTACGACCAACTTTCCCTATTTTTACCGAAAAAAGCTTGCAGGCGATCGGGCGATCAAATCCAACACTGGCACGGGCAATGGACCCAATCGCAGAACTTGCAGAGGGAGAAAAGTTCATAACAATCGTAGGCATGGACACAGGTCTTTGCAAGCACAGCAACGTTACCAAAGAAAGGGGTCTTCGTCCAGCTTCTGAATGGACTGGCTACGACTACCGTCAATCGTGGAAAATTGACGGGGAAAACCTGAGCAACGAGTATTTTGAATTAATCAACCGTTTGTATGACGGCGATCCAGTCGCTGGGTTTGAGTACACACTTCGTAGACCAGACGATCGCAAGCTCGTTCGTTACGTTACTGATTTCTTTTATCTACCAGATTGGTACGGTGAACCCGTGAGAGTTGGTCTTTCCAATCCTAAAGATTTTTGGGAATTGGAAGCGGTCGGAGCGATCGGATAATCAGGTAAGCGCCACACAGGAAAAGTAAAATTCAGGGTCATCAAAAATTTTTAATTATACCATACGTAACACTAGGAGGCTAAAAAATGCGTAATAAACGAACAGCAAGTTTGTACCAAGAATCGATAGAATCCCTTAAACGGTTGCCTAGACAAATTTTAAAAGCTGGCGCAGTTCTAGTGGTATTGATCGTCATATCGACAATACTGAATCTAAACAAACAACTTTTTACTGGCGCGATCGCCTTTGGCGTCGTCGCAGGAATTGCGGTAGTAGTTCACGACGAAACAAAAAAAAATGAACAGAAATGAAATCGAAAACTACGTCAAACAACTGCCATCTGTGCGAACACAACAATACTTCTATGTTTTTATTGCAACAAGAAGTAAAGGATTTTATCGTTTCCTCAAAAGGGAAAGTTTAATAAGTCTTGAAGATAACAGTTTGCTAGACGACTATGCCGTTAAAGACCTGCATGAAATGGTTTTACAAAAATACATTGAACAGGAAAGTACAGAGGAAAAACAAAACAAAGATCTATTAAGTTCATTCTTGTTAGGTCTGAAACGAGGTCTAATCAACAAAGGTAAGTCTGCAATTGTAGCTATGGCAACAGGCATAGATTTAGCAAGTATGCCTGTACTGGAAAAAGAAAAAGTTCATGACGCGATAATCTTAGCCGGTTTTTATTTTAACTGCAAAGACACGATCGCCTGACCTCAACTGTCGCCTAAAAATACAATCCGCGTTCCTCGCTTCCTGCGGGGATTTTTTATAAGATGCAGCAGATTAAAACCAAACCAACAACCCAGAGTTTTATTCTAGACAAGTTACCGCCAACTATGAACGAAATAATAGCGATGGCAAAGCCTTTTAAAAAAAGTAGAAAATGCAGCCCCTACGATTTGGCAAAAATAGAGTGGAACCAGCGAATAGGGGCGATCGTCCGAGCTAAAAAACTTAAGCCGTTCACTACTCCGGTGTGGATTCATTTGAGATTTTTCGTAAATCAAAGAATAGATCTGGACAATCTTCGTGCTTGTCAGAAATTTATCATAGACGGCATGGTCAAAAGTAAGTTTATTCCGCAAGACGGCAGGAAGAAAGTTAAAAATATCACCTACGAAGAAAATGAGCCATTAGATGGGGTAGTGTTAATTGTCACAGTTTCAGACAAGCCAATGTACAAGCAAGTGTTAATCAAGTATTGACAAGCGTTAAAAATGAAGTTTAATTGTGTTAAGATGGTAATAATCCAAATATAAACACAAAACAATTATGAGTGAGCGAAAAACAAGACGTAGACCCGCAGCAGAAGCTCCATTGAATCTAGCAGAAGGTAAAATACCATACCCGTATCCATATACACCAGAACAAATAGAGGCTATGTACCCATCAAGTAAATTAAAAGAAAAAAGCCTTGTTGTTCTGAAAATTATTCTTCTTGACAAACTTAAGGGAAAACCTCCCTACGGCAATCTAGAAGACCGTCAAAACTGGATCGACGCAATTACTGATATGAAATACCCACCTCCAGGAATCTATATTGAGCAAGAGCAGTGGTATCCGGGATTGTCAGCAAATCAGAAATAAAGTACACAAAAATTCTAAATACTTCTCAAGCCGAGCGACCGATCGCCCGGTTTTTTTATCACAAAAATTATGGATGCAGAATTCACTGGTAATGATTGGACTTTTTACTGCCCGCACAACCCGAGCAGCGGATTGAACATTGTTTCGGGAGTACGGGCGATCACCTCCCGAATTCTCCACGTCATCCTTACCCGCAAAGGTGAAGACCCGATTCACCCGTCACTGGGAATAGCGCCGGATCTGTTTCAGCCGCTCTCAACCTACGAGCCTCGCTACCTGGCGTTCCATCTAGAAGAAGAAATTATGGACTGGAATGATCGCGCAAAAATTGGAGTAGGGGCGATCGCCGTGGGGGTTGTGATTTACGAGGAACGGTATACAAACGGGATGGCGATCGAAATTCAGTTTACACCTGAAGATGAAGATTTAGTCAGTACGCTGACTTTTGGCTACTGGGAATATTTGGGCACGCAACACACGCGATCAATAGAAGAGTTTTTGGATGGAATTCAACTTGACGGACAACAATTTCGATCGCTAACGGGTTAATATTTACTGTATACTAGGAATAGCACAAAGCAAAAATTTAGGAGACAAGCAAATGGGCGCAGGTAGAGCAAATATCGATCTTTCGGATGAAGAATTCGTTGCAGAACAAAAAAGGTTACAAGAAAAACTAGAAAATCAAGTGCAATACGATCCCGCTTTTACAGCACAACTAAATCAAATCTCAGGTCAAATACCCGCTGTTGCTGAAACAATTGTTAACATATTGTTTGACAAACCCAAGGTAAAATAGCGAGGTCAAGAAGAACAAAAACTTTATTTAAATTACAACCGGGCGATCTGCTATTGCCCGATTCTAATCCAAAAACTCAACACTCTAAAAATAGTTATGATTTGGCAAACTATAGATCCAAACAATTTACCCAAACAAAAAGTTTTAGCCGCCTGTTTTATACCTAAAAGCGCTTGGTTTAAAGAGAAATTAATAGGTTATTTAGTTTTTTATCAAAAAAGTATTTTTTGTATAGAAACTTCCAATCTTATTGTTAAAACAATTGGAAGCTGTACACACTACATTGACATTGAAGCTGAAACACCTGATGATATCGATTCAAGTACATATCAACCTTCACAAATGGTAGATGCGCTTTGCGGGCAATCAACTCTCCCAATACCTCCGGGGAAAATTCTCGCTGCTGCCATTGAAGAAACAGGTGTATGTCCTAGCAAGTTTGCTGAAATGCTTGGCGTTCACCCAAAAACAGTTTTAGAATTTATTCTGGGTTATAGACCAATTTCTTCTGAAATGGGCATACTTATTGGAGATGCTCTGGGAATGGACGATCGCCAGTGGTTTGAACTTCAACAAAAAATAGTTGTTGCCCGCTGTGAAAATGAGTGTATTGGAATTAAGTTTATGGACTTACCATGAAGAGAAATAATATCACCGTCTCTTTGTCGGGAGACGCTTCCGATCTTCTAACAAAACTTGCTCAAGACCAAGGGATAAATATAGAGGAAGCAATCCGGAAAGCTATTGCTACTGAAGATTATCTTTACCGCGCTAGAAAAGAAGGAGCAAAAGTTTTAATACTTACATCCGACAAGAAAGTACGAGAAATCCTGTTTAGATGACAAGGTAAAATTTGAATCATAATTATATTCTCAAATCGATGGCTCGGTATTTTAGTGTACAATAAGAATCGTAAAAAAAGAAGAGACGTTTCTCATGTGTATTTTTTCCAGTGAAGTTGAATCCGTTTCTAAAACTGAAATATTTGCAAGACGATCGGGGACAGACAAACAGTTCTTAGTCTACAAGATGAATTACCAGGCGAATTCTGAATTAGCTATGATTTTGCCTCTACCAATACCTCCCGCATCTCCTGAAAATGCAGTACAGTTTATAGATTTGTCTGGATATCCTGAATTTTTTGAGGATATGAACGAAGGGTTTGAGATTTTTGATATTGACAGGGGATCGAAAGGAATGTCTCGCGGTATGTCTATGTCAATGCTAGTAGTAGAGCAAGTTGGCGTCTTTGAGGCGTCTTTCGTTCCGAGCTTGCAAGATTTTGATCGTCTCGATCCAAGATTTTGTCTTCCAGAAAATACATGGCGATCTCTACCGCAATACCAAGACTATGGATTTGCGGTATTTAAGTTAAAACCAGGACATTTTGGTGTCCACCCAATGGCTTTTGAGTTTCCAATCGATCCTCATCGCTTTGGATTTCCCACAGTATTTTTTCCTACAGTTCACGTTCACAGCGGACAAGTTGAACCTTTAGCAAACTTCGATCACGCATTGTATCTGCAATCTCAAAATCGCGTAACTTCAATGTCGGACGATCGTGTAAGTCCAACATGGAATGTCAGTCAGTCTTGGTCGAGGGAAGAATTCCCGGCACACAAGTTTGTTGAAATAAGCAAAACAAAGGGAATTGTTGATGGAAAAATGGCAATCCAAAGAACGTTAGTCAAAGGACAATATCCTAATCTAGATGTTTTCGTAAAAGTCAGTTAAGAGCAAAAAATTCTCAATCTCAAATATATCCTTACGCCGAGCGACCGATCGCCCGGTTTTTTTATACCAAAATCATGGACGTACCTTCATCATTCCCTTCCAGCGGTCAGCTCGCCCCCAACCCCGTAACCAAGCGAACCTATTTCCCCAGTCGCGGCTGGGCGGACGAACAGGTTTCCGCATTGCAGAATGCGACAGTCTTGGGAAAAGAGAAAGCGACGATCGCCCGCCAAGAAAGGACGCCCCGATTTGACGCAGAATACAACCCGCTCGAAATCATGTTTTTGACGGGGAAATACAAAGGTATGGTGCTGGATACTGGGTTAAACATTCAAGAGTTGGGCGAATCTCAGTCTGCCGATTGGTCTGATGCTAAGGGTACAAACATCAAAGTGGGTTCTAACTTCACCAAAATTACCCCACGAACTTTTAGTATCAAGTTTGAATATTCTCATTTGAGAGAGGACATCCGGCAGTTGACTGAAGCGGTATCGCATACCCAGGAATTGCACGAGGAAACTTGGACTCCGCCGCTGTTGCGGATGCTGATCGGAAAAACCTCGATCGCCCCCGTCGTATGTACCCAGTTTGATGTGAACTACGACGAACCACTCCCCGGAAAAAAAGGGTTCAGGCACAGTATAGTGTCTATGAGTTTGAAAGAAATTGCAGGGCAAGGGTCTAAAAGTCAACTCGGAGCGTCGTTGGTTTCTACGAAAACAGCGCTGCAACAATACGCCGCTGATACCAGCGAACGAGACAAGGCGGCGATCGGGCAGAATAAAGTAACTCAAGTTTTGCTAGCTCCGTGTTTGGGCGAAGAAGCCAGTGCTAAAATAGCTAGCCTTACCGACAACAAACAGCTAGACGACGCTACCGCGCTGCTGTCACTCCCCGCAGAAATTTTTCTCAATATGGTAGTAGCCGGGTTGATCGGAACTGAAACTTTAAAAAACCCCCAGATTGCGGAAAAACTGAAGCACGACTTGGCAGAAAAATTAGCCAAAGATTCCCCAGGGATGAACCCGGTAAACATCCGCGCTACAGCCGAAGCCCTGTACCTCGGAAATCCCAGCGGGCTTCCGACATCGCTAAATATGCCAATACCGGGAACCGGACGATCGCCCTTCGATAAAATGCTCGCCCAATACCAAGCAATATTGGATGCAATGCAAACCCAGAAGCTAGACGAAACAGACCCTATTTTTGGGAAGAGCACTTTTGACGAAAACCAGGAAAAAAGTACCGTTGAGCCGGGAGCGGCGGGGACAATGATCGATTCGTTCGGCTGTGCGATTAGCTTGAGGCGATCGGGTACTCCCGCTTTGGCAACCAAGCCAGTAGAATCAGACAGTCGGGCGATCGCGGGCATCAATCAAGCTCTAGCAAATCCCAAACTGTCAGATAAGGAAGTTGCAGCAATATTTAAATTGTCGGCAGACACGCCGGAGACGGTAATTCGACAGTTGCGAAACAGCGGCCCGTACAAATCAAGAGAAGATTTTTTGCAGAAACTAGCAAACTCTCGAAATGGAGTGACGGGGTACGTGCTGTGGCAAAATTTTGAAAAGCGGGACAAGGAAAATCTCGATAAAATAAACGAGTTTATATCCAAAGAAAATTTAACTGACGACGAGATTAAGAAGGTTTTTGGTGTTACGGACAAGGAGGTGGCGATCGTCCGCAACGGCGGGAAACCATTTAAGTCAAAACAAGAGTTTTTGGATAAAATGGCAAAAGCAGGGTCGCCACCAGATACAAGTCGCGGATATCAAGTTTGGGAGACTTTTTGGAAAAATAATTCTAAATAAGTTATGCGGGCGATCGTCCTGTGGTTTAATGATATACTTTATTCTAAGTATTTCCCACAAAGTATGAACAACTTCAACCTAAAGCCTGATACCAAAAAACAAACCATTCAGGAATTTTTTAAAGACCTGAGCGATCGAAACCCAATTTGTCGTCAGTGTTACACTCATTGGCTGAAGAAAGACTTGACATTGGAACAAAGCCTAGAACTAGCCTTAAAAGAAGTAACAGAATATTGCTACAGGTTAATTCAACCAATCCCTGCGGACTTGTTAGTTTTCAATGGACAACACCTTGATTGTGTTGAATTTGTCAACAAATCAGAGTATCCTTGTCATGTAAAACTTAAAGCTTTAGTTGAGTATTCGGCAGAATTACTTGAATTTGCTTTAAAATATGATATTTTCTGTTCACCAATTCAAATAACAGTAACAGAAGCAGAAGCAGAAAAATTCTTAAAAACAAGTTATTTGCGGTAAATTCTATTCTAGGACTATCGCATGAATCGTATCAAATAAAATTTCTCACAAACTATGAGCAATATAAAACCAATTCCTTTAATACCTTTAAATGTAAAAGAACGAATTGAAAACTCAATCATCTCCAAAGAGTCTTGCTGGCTTACTAATTATTCTAAAAACAGTAAAAAACCATCAATTTCTATTGAGGGTGTGCGATATTTACTTACTCGCGTAATCTACAAACTTTACAAAGGAAAAGATCCAGGAGAACTTTACGTATGCCATACTTGCGACAACCCGCGATGTATCAATCCAGATCATTTATGGCTTGGCACCTGTGCTGATAATATGGCAGACAAAAAAAATAAAAATCGACAAACAAAAGGGTCTATAGTACCAAGCTCTAAACTTACCGAAGAGAAAGTTATAGAAATAAAAAAATTACTAATTGAAAACAAACTCACTCTCAAAGAAATTAAAAATCGGTTTGGTGTGGGTAATCGCACGATTTCAGAAATCAATTCTGGCAAAAGATGGAGTCATGTTGAAGGGGTAGGAACTAAAATAAGAACAACACGAGGAGGAAGGAAACTAAGTTTTGAACAAGCAGAAAAAATTAAGAAATTACTTTTAGAAGGCATGACTTGCACCGAAGTTGGTCAATTATTTGGGGTTTCTCGTTGGACAGTTCAAAGTATTAGGCAAGGTAAAACGTGGAGTTTATTAGAGACAAAAGAATTAAAAAAACTGAATACTGAACAAGTAAAAGAAATAAAAAATATGCTTTCCAATAACATCAGTTGTGCTGAAATCAGTAGATTATTTGGAGTCTCTAGAAAAGCTATTGAAAATATCAAGCACGGCAAAAGCTGGAGTTATTTAAATTAAATTAAATTAAATTAATTTTAACTCAAATCATACCTACAAGCGTTATAATAAGTCAAACAAAGCAATGTCAAGATCAGACCTGTCTCATTTTAAATTAAACCTATCTCAGTTCAATATTTTCATTGGAGAAACGGGCGCAATTGACTGTTATCCAGCAAAATTGATAGCGTCATACTTTCTTTACGACTTGCCAAGACTAGATTTAGAAGGTTTAGACAAGCAAATTGATCGCGCAATTGATAAACTAAGAACAGAGCGCAAAGAAAAAGTTGAAGAAATATTGCAAGAGATCGGTTTTGACCCCAAAATCTTGGATCAAAAACTCCGCAAAAATAGAGCAGAGAGGCTAGTTTGTTTGTATTTTTTGGCAATCGCATCAGACGTTATGCCGCAAATTGTAGGCTTTAAAGATTTTGGATGTCATTTCGACCCTAGGTTGGGAAGAAAAATAACAGAAGAGTTGATTAAATTAGCAAAAGCCTACGATGTGATTGTTTGTTTATCTACCCAAAATCTTGGCTGTCTGGATGCTTTGGATTTAGACGACGAAGCTCAACGACTTTTTGTTGTCAGTTACAATATAGAAGGCAACCCGATCGCCCATCGGCAAAACAGTCCAAAGCCACTTGAAGGTCAAGAACCTGTAAAACTTTCCGAAGCATATCTTAGGGGATATTTAGGTGGGTTGTCTCAAGGATTCTAAAGCGGGCGATCGAAAGTAAAAATTAAGCAAAGGATGTGTAAAATGTTAATTTCAGAATACAAAGGTTACGAAGGAATATTCGAGTACGACCAAGACAGCGAGTCTTTTTTTGGCAATGCAGTAGCAACAAGGTATCGTTCTGCAATTACTTTTCAAGGTGAAACGCCAAAAGAAGCAGTCAAAAATTTTCAGGAAGCGGTTGATAAACACCTTGATTTATTGTCTAAACAACAAAAAAATGTTGCAGATAGTCAAGATTTAAACCCGCAAGCTATTGCAAGCATAATCGAAGATATCAAATACAAATTGGCGGGAGTCACTCAGGGACCTTGGCGGTGGGCAAACTGGGAAACTAATTTCGGATCGCGAGAAGAAGAAGGACTAGAAAACAAACGAGTTTTGGAATATTCAGCTAGCAGGGGCGACTCTCGGGGTTCTGAAATACATGAAATAGGGGATGAGGCTATCAAAGTTCTAGAAGTTGAAGAACCGCTAGACAACGAACAGGATGCTTATTTTATAGTCGATTCTAGGCGGGATATTGAAACTCTTGTGGTGATCGCAGAATTTTTGTTGAACGAAAATCAAAAGTTGAAAACTAAAGAACCGCCAGTCTAAGTTAATTGCATTCAAAAATTCAACACCTACCCTGTCTGGGATTTCCCTAGGCAGGAATTTTTATATTTATGGAAGAAGTCAAAGCCCCTACTAAACCGATCGCCCCCACGGTTCCCACCGCCCCCGCATCTCCCACTACTGCTCCATCTGTCGCAGCTCCAAAATCGGACACCGCGCTAAAAGCTATCGATCTGAAAAAGTCGCCCAAGGAAACTCCAAAATCCGACAAAAAGGAAGGGGACGATCGCCTGCGGTGGTTTTTCCGCGCCAAAATCAGCGGTGTTGCCGGAGTAAAAAGCGATGGGGCAACTGCCCCCGCTCCTCCTACCTCTGAAACAAAAAAGGAGGATTTGCAGGACAAGATTTTTGCAAAAGTCGAAGAGTTGAAAAAAGGACTCAAAAAACCCGCGCTTGCCAAACCCAAAATAGATTCTAGCAGGCAGGCATTGGAAGCATCACTGGAAAAGTCGAAGGACAAAGCGGTTGCCGAAAAAGCCGAAAAAAAAGCTGTCGGTAATTTTGTTGAAACCGAACTCGCCAAACTGATGGCTCCCGAGAACAAAGACGCTAAACCGCCAGAAACAGGAGAGATCGTAATTGATTCAACAAAGGGCGACATATTGGGAGTGCCGTTCATTCGGCTTTCGACTTATCAAACTTCAACTGCAAAATTTATCATCAATGACCCAGACGATTCGATCCGCAAGCAGTTGCTCAAACATTCCAAGATCGAGATTGAAGCCGGATTTGTCAACGGATTCAAGATCAATAAATTTGTAGGAGTGTTGTTCGCTATCGGGCGCAAGTTTCCGGACGGTACGGAGGTGGAAGCGGTAGATACTTCTCAAAAAATGGCAACGGGTGCTCCAGCCATTCAAGCCCCTGGAGGGACTGAACAGCCGCTGAAAGATGAAAAAACCGATGAACACATCACCAGCACGTTTGAAGGAGAAGCTATTTTCATGGGAGGCGGAGTCGGGATGACTGCAACTCACGCGACGCTGCCGCTGACATCGCGAGTAAGGATTACCAATACCGCAAATAACAAAACGGCAATCATCACAATTAACGATAAGTCGATTGGTCCCGGCGGATGGGTTCTAGAATTGAGCAAAGACGCGGCAAAAGCGATGGGAATGACCGGGACGGGGGCAATCCGCGTCAAAGGCGAAGTGATGGAAACCGAGTTAGAAAAAGAAGCCCGCGAGAAGAAAGAGGGGAAACCAAAAACTGCTGCACCTGTCGCAGGGAAAACTGATGTAGAAAAAACCGATGTACCTAAAGTAGACCGCAAACCGCTCGCACCCTCAGCGACCGCAGACACTGAGAAAAAAAAAGAAAAATCAACAAGTACAGCACCCGTAACTCCTACGTTTAATGCAGCCTCTGCAAATTTTGAGGCGGACATGGCTAAACTGGGCGATCGGAATCCGAAAGATCAAATATTAAATACTGAGGTTTTCACCAAGGCAACAGACCTCAAGGTTAGCGATAAATCTTTGTTCAAACTGACGGGTGCGGGGAAAGTCGCTATGTCGCAAACCATGCTCGAAGCGACGCAAAAAGATGCGGCGCTGAAAGGGCAGACGGTAATTGCCAGAGGAAATACCGTCACTCAAGCAGCACCGGGAACTGGAACTCCATCGGGTGTTGTCTTGGACTACCAGAAAAATCGAGCCGCATTCATTGATGTCAATGTCAAGCGACGCATGGGAGTACAGCTACAATCTGGCTTCGGCGCAATCACGGTCAAAGGATTCAATGTCAACGACAAAACTATGGTTTCCGCCACCGCCGTATCCACTCAGCCACCCAAGCAGCATCCCACTGGCGTTATCCAAGCACCGGAATGGGGAACTATCAAATTAGCAGACCCAATAATTCCTGGGTCGCCATATACGTGGGCGATCGCCACCCGCAACGGCGAGCGCGTCCCCACTAAAGAAGTGATGAATCAAATCATCAAAATTTGCCAGGTGATTACACCTCTAACTGCAAAATCTGTAGGTGCAGGCAAATCTTGGAACATCACTTCTTGGTATCGAGATCCGGCAGCCAATGCAGCGGCGCAAGGGGCGGCACAAAGTTATCACCTCACGGGGGGAGCTGTTGATTTCTACTATGAAACCAATGGTGGAGAAATGGCGCTCTACCGAGAATTAGAGGGATCTTACGAAGGAGGGTTAGCCGTAAAACACGGTGGTTTCGTTCATATCGATGTCGGACCGAGAGGGCGATGGGATTACTGATCGAGATCTGTAGAAACCATGTTAAAAGCAGTGTTGTGGCAACCAAAGAACAGCAACAGAAATGGAGAGAGAGGAAAAAACAGGGTGAAGTCGCCCGCTGTCCGAACTGTGGCGGGAAAAATAACAACAACCTGTGTGTCGCTTTTGACCTGTGCCTAAACAAGTGCTGGCTGAAGACACCGGAAGGACGGGCATACAATCAAGAGCGCGTCGCCCGATCGCTCGCCCGCAAGTTTGATAAAGTAGCAAAAGCCAAGCGAAGAACAATCTTGAGGTTATCGAAGGAATTGGATTTGCCCATTTCCACCACCGCCGGGACAAACAAACCACCATTTATTCCCTATAGCAGTGCTGCCCGATCGCCAAAAAGAAGGCTGGGGGCGACTGCTGTTTTACCAAGTGCTGTGCAGCGCGATAGAAAACGGGTGCGACCGCATTGTTGCCAAATGTCCGGAAAATTTACTTTCCAATACTTTTTATGATCGCCTAGGGTTCGAGCTTGTTGAAACCGAACCGGGGAAAAAGCGATGAACATTGAGCTGTTAACTGAAAGAAAACTAAAAATCATTAAAAAAACGAAAGGCTTTCTGCTAACTGGTACATTCTTTTTCGTTCTCAATGCTTTCTGGGCAATGTCTGCCGAAAGATAAATTTTAACAATGAAAGGGGCGATCGCCCGCAATCCGATCGCCCTTTCTTCAATTCGATCTATTTTCGTTCGTGCAAAACCGCCGATTCAATGTCTGAGTAAAAATGACCGCCCGATTTTGATTCTGAATTAACAAAAACACCTGAAGAAACCCAACCAGATTTGACAAAATTTTCCGCCGCCAGCGTAGAATATCCTTCGGATTCCAGCCAAGATACTAAGGATTCAGCAGAATTAAACACGGGCGAAACGGGACTTCCTTCGCTGACTGTTTCCCATACTTGCCATCCTTCCCCGACGGGTGGTTCAATTTTTACCCAATTTTCATGAAGGATCTTCAGTTGTTCTGATTGCCACAGGGTTCCTTCACCTTTGCACCAATCGCAAGTTGGATCGATTCCTAGCCTTTCGCATTTAGCTTTAATGCAGATTAAAGCATTGATTGAATCGTGTCCCAACCCTTGAATAGCCCAGCGGTTGACATCAACTGTCGAAGGAACGTGCAGGCGCACGTCGTCTGGCTCTAATAGTTCCATTTGACACTGGTGTTCTGAACAGAAGTATTGCTGTTCAGAACACCGGGGGACTACTTCTTTCCCTTTAGGACACCAGAAACCTTTAGTCTCCAGCTTTTTTTGCCAACCCACTCCGGGAATGAAGTTGCGAGTAAAATCCCATAATCGATCATTGAGCGCAAGGGCGTAAACATCGTCTTGGTCTAAATTGTAACTCCAGCAAGAATTAAAATGTGCTGCCAATCGTCTAGCTTCATAATGAACTGTCGATTCGGAAACTTCTCGATTCCTGAAATTATTTTTTGCACATTTTATTACGTCTTCATCTTCAGAAGTCCAGCGATTACTCCCTGTCATACTTGGATCAAAGCTTGATTTACCGTACCATTGCTTTTTTAACTCCCTTGCACCGGGACTGTAACCAGATCCTTCACAACAAGAACACTCGCAAGAATTGTACGGGTTAATATATCCATGCCAAGTTTTACTTAACGGCCAATCAAAATCCAAAGAAACTCGCTTGATTTCTTTGCCCATGTGACAACTCCTTGTTTTTCTGTTGTTGATTCAAATTATACTGAGCGGTTACAAATGGATTACTCGTTCTGGCGGTTTGTTGGGATCTACCAATGGAAACCGTGTTGTATCGATATTGAGAGGTTTTGGCTCTAACGGTTGGTACGGCAAGTAGCTGTAATTTAGTTGAATTTCTCCAGATTCTATTTTGTCTAGCATTTCCCTCCTGCTTGTCGTTTTTGCGGGCGGGAGCAAGGGGCGATCGGGGTTGACAGGCGTGTAATTTTTTTCAGTATTCATTTAAGATCGTCAAAAGATAAGTTAGTTGTTTGCAAGACAATTTTAGCAAAAAGTAAAACATGACTAAAACACATACCCATCCTTTCTGTCCAGACTGGGGTTCTCCGCCACCGGGAGCGACGATCGCCGATTTGATGAAAAAACGCGGTTGGAATCCATCTGAGTTGGCCGATCGCCTGCAATGCACGGAAGACTTCGTGAATTCGCTACTCAGCGGCGAAACCCTTGTCACCAGCGAGCTAGCCGTCAAACTAGAGAATGTACTGGAGAACACAGCAGAATTTTGGTTGAAACAAGAAGCACTGTACCGTTCAGATTTGGAACTGGAACGCCAAAGCATACTCTACACCTCTCAAATGCTTGCTGCGCTACAACACCAAATACGACAGTTCCACCGTCGCGAACTCGTCAATTTCAAACCAGATTACCTTCAGAAACTAACTCAAAAGATCGCCCACAAAGCGACCGCGATCCAAAACAACTGGACAACGCTCTCTCCAGACGAGAAAGAATCTTGGCGAAAACTTGCCTGCGAGATTATCGACGCAGAACCTACTAGCTTTTTCTGGCGGATGCGGGCAAGTGCTTATTTGATTTTGCTGCGGGCGATCGGGCAGAAAAAAACTTTTGATGAATGCGTGTTGGCACTGGATTGCTTGGTTGACGCAATTTTAAACGCGATCAAGCGAGAAAATCCGGGCTACGAAATGACGATCGCAATATCAGGCTATACTTATGATTTAGAAAATTTGGTAAAAAGATATTCAACTACGCTAAATAGATTGTCCACAAGAGCCAAGAAGAAACTAGAACAATGAGCACGAGCTTCTGCTGATGATTTGAAAGAAATGATTACACACCCAACAAAAATTATAAGCTTGGTTTAAATCTATTTTAGTTGTAAAAAAGCGGGCGATCGGAGTTATTCGATCGCCCGCTTTTTCATTCTAAACAATTCTTGAACCAGTCAATTACGGGTTCCCATTCGCAGTTTCGAGCGGATTCGCAGATTTTAAACGGGATGTAAACTGTCAAACCTTTACCCGTGGGTTTGGGACCCGGCTTTCTACTTTGACGCCGGGACAAGCAAAGATAAGCTAGCCCAAAGGGAGTATGGCACCAACTTTATAATTAGGTGATGTGGTGTGTACTACCACGCCGCCGGCTAGTTTGGGATCGTACACGGCGATCGCCCCAAAAATATTCTTGACAGCAAGCATAACCCGGCTAGAAGCCCAGAAAGGCATCCCCGAGACGATCGCCACAGACCCGCCAGAAAGTTCTGGAATCACCAAATCTGGCAATTCCTCAATAAACACTGGATTTTGAGCATTAACAGGATTGCCGTCTTTCAAAATCTCCAACAGCGTCACGCCATTATTTTCGGTCACTTTAACTTCCATGTGTGTCTCCTGAATTTAATTCATAAAATTATCTTAGACAATTGTATTGCAGATGTCAATATTTATGTAATATAATTTTTGAGTGGTTTCGTGTAAAATAGTAGGTACGACAAATTGACCGCATTTTGGGCAATCGGATAATTCAATTTGTAATTAATTGTCCACTACAACTAAAAAATATGGAACCAATAGATGAAATTTCAATCAAACCCGTACCTGAAGAACAAATCAATTATTTCGATCTTCCACAAAAAGGGTTTTTTATTGACGAAAGGCGACATCTTCACAAAGGACGACGTACTTGGAATAATTGTCTTATAATGGGTACTGTCCAAGACGATGTTGGTAAAACATTTTTTCTTGTCTATAGTTTTGGTGAATATCGCTTGAAAAATGTCGATCAAATATCTTTTGCGGTGGCTTACCCAACAGAGTATCTTCCAAATGGCCATGCCTTTAGGCTGGGGAGTGTCAAGTCAACTATTGGTGGCCAAAATCAAAATAGTTTTGATGATTTGTTGGTATCCATTGAAGCCAGACCAGACAGCCTCAATTTGCTCTTAGCAGTTTGCAGCGATAAGGAAATGCGCGATCGCACGATCGCCGAGTACGAAACAGAACTTGACCCGGATATCCGCCGCTACCGAGTTGGACTACCAAAAGACGAACCGAGTATGCGGCTGGCGATCGCCCGACTGGTTGAGCAAGAACCTCATTTGCAACAACGCGGGAAAGCGGTTATCACCGTGACTGGTGCGAATGAGTTGCGAGATTGCAAGCAAGTTGGGGAAGGGCGATCGGAGCAAGAAGTATTTTTTGGATACTTGCAGTGGACGCGGGAAGCGTTGCAGGAATTACCGTTCGCGATCGTCCTGTGGGTAACACCAGAACTAGAAATTTCAATCAGCAAAAGAGCACCGGATTTTTGGGCGTGGCGCAAAGGCGTGTTCAGGTTTGACTCTTGAACTTTTGACTTGTACGGGCTGCAGCACCTCAAGCAATAAATGCTCTCGTACTGTTACCGTTTGCCATAAGCTGCTTGGTAAATCTATTCCACAATATTCTAACGTATAACACGTTCCAGATCTATTTTTTTCGCTCTTGTGAATCTGGGACGTGATTGTACCATATTTTTGCAAGAACAGTTTTACTTCTTTTTGAATTGTCTAGATTGATCTGGATTTTGATAGTCGGCGCAAATATAGCAATTTGGGAGTTTACCCCGCAGCCACGCCACATCCTTGTTGGTAAGTTGCGGGCGATCGGTATGTCCTTGTTCGTTTAGTTTCGATACAACAAGATGATAGATTTGACCGGAAAAAATGCTCTTGTTACGGGCATTGCCAACAATCGCTCGATCGCCTGGGGCATCGCTCAGCAGCTTCACAAAGCTGGGGCCAATCTCGGCATAACTTTTTTGAAGGAC